GCGCAAGTTGAGTCCGCTCCAGATTCTGGTGCGTTCGAGTATCTCGACACTATTACCACCACAAGTGATGTAACTACTGTAACGTTTTCGTCAACCGGAGACGGTGTGCGGCTCGCACCTCTAGATGGCAACACTGATGAAGAATATTATTGCCGATACCACATAGTCCAGAACGATGCTACAGGACCTGGCTACAACGTAAGACCGAACGGCATCACTACCAATCAGGACTATGAGAATGTATTTAGTTCAAACGGAGCCGCGAGCGCAACTACGGGCACTGATTTACGCATAGCGGGCGCTACGAACAATGCCGAAGGTCATGCGGGTTGGTTTTCTCTTGTCGCGAAGACAGGGTTGCCGCGTTATATGGAGAGCCATTCTGCTACTTATGATACCACTCCGTCATTTACTGCTAACAGTTTTTCAAATCGTGGTGCTCTTTGGAATGACACTACTACAAATATCACCAGTTTAGCCATTGTAGCCACTTCTGCCAGTGGTATTCGTTCCGGCAGTAGATTCGAACTCTTTAGAAGAAAGTCTATGCGCAGTGCTGCAACTTCAGCAGCTACGTATGAACGACAAGTGACTGCTGCAGTCGATCCCAGCGCATTAGTAACGACAGAACAAACTACTGGTGGTGTAACATTTACTGGTTCATTAATTGGTTTTTCTGCGCGACTAGAGGAAGCAGTTACTGCTGGTACGATTACTGTCAACATTAAGGTCGGTGGTGTAACTAAGCTCACTGGAGTATTAAATACTACTAACACAACTTTTATTAGAGCAAGTGCTGGTTTGGGCGTGTATGCAGTGGTGCCTGGTGACAACGTTTCTGTAGAAATAGTTCCATCGGGATACACTAATACCGGCGCAGTGGTTTCGGGAATCACCGTCAATACTACACTAGTCAACAGTGGCATATTCCAACCTGTTGATAATAGACGCAATGTAACAGCGGTTAAGACTGCTGCATATACTGCGATTATAAACGATTATATTCCGTGTGATCCGACAGCGGGTACGTTTAGCGTAACCTTGCCGTCTGCTTCTTCTAGCGGAAGCGGTGCTGTGATTCGTGTCAAACATGATTCAACTACAGGTAACAGCTTCTCTGTAGTGAGATCTGGAACTGACACACTTGATAATCTCACTACACTCGTAGTGAATACTCAAGAACAATATGAGTTCACTAGTGATGGTGTCTCTAAATGGAGGATTGGATAATGAGTTATTCTCCTAAACGTAATAACTTACCGTGGTGGTTTCCAGCAAAGAACACGCACGCACTCACAGATTATTTCGAAACTAACACATTGGCTGATTACACACTATCATCTACGGTGTCTGGTTCTGCCATAGATCCTGATGCTACTTTCTCAAGTGGCGGGCCTCGTGTGTCCTTTACAGGTGCCGGACTTCAAGTTCAACCAGAGATTGACGTTACCTGGACTATAACCAAGCCAACTACATTTGCAACAAATGTATTTGTAATGGTGTTATTCACAGCGGGTGGACGTGAAACTCAAAATATCCAAAATCATCAGGCTGGTTTGAGTGCAATTGTGTTTAGCGAAAATGCAACACAGACCGGTCATTATGCGCACACTACAACGCAAGTTGTCACGGCCGCCACCTACTATATGCCAACGATGATCATCAATCATACAGCTGGTACGGTAAAGAAAGAGGCTGATGATAACGGCTTTACAGATTGTCGTGAGTTTGCCGCTACTCAATACGCAGCGGTGGCGATGCAAAAAATTAGCAATAACTACCATGGTTATGCGATTACCCACGCCGGCAACTGGTTCAATATGGGAGTAACAGCATATTCAGGAAATACTTTAGATAATTTTATCATTCCATTTTATTCCGTTGACGACGTTGCGGCATTCCGTCGTGGCAATCCAATACACACCATTCGAGCCATCTACACTGTAGATGCCATCGTAGTTCCAGGATCTATGAAGTAACTTATATGCATTATGTAATTTGCCTAAATAATCCAGATTTTAACGGCTCTTACGATACGCAAGAGGATGCCGAAATTGCTGCTATTGCCGCATTGGGAAAACTAGGTCCACCGATGTTGGTATCCACTTCTGAAGAACCAATGGATTGGATCGTTAGATTTGTTGCCTGTCCGTGGGATATGGAAAACAGTCCGAACAGGTTCGAAAGAGGAGAAAATGCAGAACGGGACGCTCGTATAGCTGAAAAAATAGCGGAGTTCAACGAATAACATGAAACTCTCACATCAAATAGGGCCGCCTCCATCAGGAACACTAGATGTCACTACACAGAAGTTTGTTACGGATACCGTTTCAACTCCTCTGTCTAGCGGCATGGAGCTGGTGGACAAAATTACACTGACAGCTAATGCACAGAATGTTACGTTTTCAGCCACAGGCGATGGTCAGTTTAAGCACGATGTTAATGGCAATACTGATGAAAGATACATTCTGATTTGCAGGATTTTGAATAACAGTGGAGGCGGTCCCACCTATACCTTGAAACCGAATAATCTCACCACCAATCAGCAAACGGAAAGCGTAGCCGTTAGCGGTGGCGTTGTTACAGGAACTGTAACCTCTGATATCCTATTTATTTCTACAGCATCAACTAGTTTGTTTATTAATTCAGATATTCAGGCCAAAACAGGGTTTGAGCGCCTCATACATTCTAGAACTGTAGCTTCTGCGGCAGGTGATGATTTACAAAGGATGTCCGGATCGGTCTGGAACGATACTTCTACAAATATCACTAGTTTAGTAATTAGTTCTTCATTGGCCAACGGTCTTGGTACCAACTCTGTTTTTGAACTCTATAGAATTAGAGCTTTACGACCTGTTGTTTTGACTAAAGCAATCGGTAGCCTAGAATTTTTAGACAGGATTGAAGTAACTGCAAATACCACTTCAGTAACTTTTGGCGCAACTGGGAATGGTCAATTACTGCGGGCACTAGACGGTGACGTAGATGAAGAGTATGTTTGTCGATACCGTTTTGTCAAAAATGGCAATCCTGTTTACAGTCTGCAACCGAATGGTATAGCTACCGGTCAGTCTTTTGAAGCTGTTGTAAGTGCTGGAGGTGTTGCATCAGCATCAGCTCTGACTGAGTTAAGAATTACTGGCGCGTCTGTTGGTGCAGAAGAATACCACGGTGAATTTAGATTACATGCAAAAACTGGTCGTCCACGTAGATTCAAAACAGCTGACACTGGTATAGATACTAGTTCGTTTGATGTTTCATTTTATGTAAATGGGGGTGGCGCCTGGTCTGATACTTCTACTAATGTTACGTCACTTGTTATTGCTTCAAGCCTTGCAAGTGGTATTGGTATTGGTTCTACTTTTGAATTGTATCGCGTTACCTCAAAAACTGTGCGAGCAGACTCTGCTGCGTCTTACGAGAGGTTGGTAACTGCCCTTGTTGATCCAGGAGCACTCGCCACTACAGAGCAAACTACAGGTGCTATTGCCTTTGGAGGATCTCTTCTAGGCTTTTCTGCTCGTTTAGAGGACGCAGTTACGGCAGGAACCATTGCTGTAAATGTCAAGGTGAACGGAGTAACTAAACTCACTGATACTTTGAGCACTACGCAGACTACTTTCATCCGTGCCGCAGCTGGCGTTGGAACATACCCGGTAGTGGCTGGTGACAATGTTTCCGTAGAAATTGTACCAACTAGTTATACCAACAGTGGATCAGTGGTTTCTGGCATAACTGTTAATGTAATGTTTATTAACAGTTCTCTAACCCAACCTCCTGTAATACAAACTGTTACGGCAGTCAAAACTTCTGCTTATACAGCAAATTTCTGGGAGACGGTGTTGGTGAACCCATCCGCTGGTTCGTTTGTTGTAACACTTCCAAATGTCAATCCTCATGACATTGGCTCGGCGGTTGAAGTCCATATTGATGCCAATACGTCGAACCAGATTACAGTAGATGGTGATGGCTCCGATACCATTGCTGGCGTGAGCGATTTCTCCTTTGCTGGACCATACACTACTGCTGTGTTTCGCGCGATTACAACTTCAAAATGGATAGTAATATAATATGAGTTACTTTGGCAGACCTGATAAGCCATTTACGGCCAGTAGTCACATTGGCATCTATACCATCGCTCCACTAGATGCGAGTGGTTTATATGGAACCTTTACCGCTGCGCCGACCTTAATACCACTTAATAAAGCCCTTCAACCTTGTGCGGGTGTTGCGATCAATAATGGGGGTTTACTGTTGGACAATGGCTCATACTTAATTACCACTCCAATTGGGGCCCGCTCTGTCGCTGGCGTAGCAGCCTCTATTGAAACCACTTGGGTTATCAATAGTAACTTTGCAAACTTTACACAACACACTGCATCATTTTTTGCAAATTCGGCTAATACAAATACAGTCGGCTCTTGTCGTCAAGGGGGGGTAGGTCCGACAGCTTTTGTCACCACTACGGCACAAGTCACGCTATTCTTCGTGGTTACAGCAGTTTCAGGACAGACTTGGAATATCGAGACATATTCCACACCTATCATTGTTATGAGGACAAGTTAATGGATGCAGGACTATTCAAACTTTCCGCTAATCAAACAGCCCTAGACACAAACGGTGAATTGATTGTTTTCAACAGCACGTTGAAATCTTGCAGTGGTGTATCCCTATCAGCAGGTGCGTTCACTCTCTCTGCTGGCGGTCCATATCTAGTGCTTGGAAATTTTGATTTTACACGAACTGCTGGTTCTGTAGGTTTTACTTGGGTCAATTGGTACCGTAATCCATTAAGCACGCCTGAACTATATGGCGGTCAATTTTCATGTCTGCATCCATCGCAGGACGCATCAAATGGGTATGCTGGTGGCCTTGGCCCATCTACTGTATTTGTACAAACTGGGCAAGATCTTACGCTTGGACCATGTGTGAATCCAGCCTCCGGGCTTACATATACGGCCAATTCAGCCTATACCTCATGCTGTATCATCAATTTTGATCGTCAACTTGCAAGTTCCGGGCTTTACGATCTAAGTGCGACCCAAACCAATGTCGATACAGTCGGGGAACAAATCATATGGAATCGCACTCTTCGCGCGTGTAGCGGCGTGACCCTTTCGAGTGGTGCTTTTACTTTCGCTAGTGGCGGCCTCTATATTGCCATTGCGAATTTTGGATATAATCGTACAAGCGGAACTGGTAACTCCATTGGTACTCAATGGACAACGGATTCCACCGGAGCTGGGACAACGGCCTACGCAACTGCTGTTGCTTCACGATGTTCTACCGGAGATGGAACGGCAAATACCGGAAGTAACAGCGGACCGATTGCCGTTGTGGATACAACGGGTGGGGCGGTCACCATTGGCACCAATGTGGAATCCGTTCCTGCAAGTACGGTCTTTCAAGCAAATACGGGTAATGGTAATGGCGTCATGATCATGAGGCTTACCTAGAGGTCTGTGGAGTTTTGCCATAGTGGAGGTTTTTAAATGAGAGTAGCTAATCAAATACCACCAATATCCGGCGTATTCATACAAACAAGTACCAAGACTACGACATACACTGCTCAAGTTGGTGAGTTAGTGCCTGTGGACCCTTCTGGTGCTGGGTTCACAGTGAACCTTGCTGCAATTACTGCGGCAAATAAAGATGGTATGATCTGTATAAAAAACATCACAAGTAGCACAAATGTCGTAACACTAGACGGTAACGGAGCCCAAACTATTGATGGTTCAGCGACGTTTTCTATGAACATCGGTTTCCAATCTATTTGGCTAGTGTCTGACGGTTCGTCAAACTGGATGGTCATCTAATATGTCATATGCTCCAGCAGATAGTAGAAGTTTGATCATTATCAGCAATAGTGCGCCTGAGACTTACACCTCAGAAACAGATATTACATTCGATACGACTGATCGACAGCGGGGCGATCTCACGCGTTCTGGAAGCCAGATTTTAGGGTTGAAGGCAAACAAGACTTATTTGGTGATGGGCGTTCTTTCCGGCAGTGGTTCATTGGCTGATGATGCACTTTCTGCCCAAATTTATGATGTAACAGGTACTGCGTACCTTGGTTCGTTAATCGCAACCAGTGTGTACTTAGTCGCTGCGACTACTACCAACACCATTCAACCGCTTTCCTACTTCCTGTTCACACCCACCGTCAACACTACAGTGTCATTTCGCATGAAAGCAGGAGGCAGCGGCACAGCGACAGTAAAAGCTAAAACCAGCCTCATGGTAATTGAGCTGTAAATCCGAGCGTTTAGACCAAGACAGGAACCCTTTTGAATTGGAACTCCGTGATACTAACCTAATATTGCTATAATGTACGATAAATGATTACTTCTCTGACTACACCGGACCTGGACCTGTAAACAACATACTGGTGCATAAACGATACGGCTTTACCAACAACTAAAAACAATTTAACTTTTCATGAGTACAATATTACGAAGAACAGGGACTAAACTAGGCATCTTTAAAGAAAGAAGCGCCAGTCCGTCACCCGTTGCAGGCTCTGCGCAAATTTACGCAAAACTATTTTCTGGTAATACCAATTTCTTCGTAATGGATTCAGTTGGCAATGAATACGCATTGTTAGTTGGAAGTGTAGTTACAGCTGTTAAAATTGCTAATTATTCCGCTAATGTAGGTGAAACTGTGAGGGTAAACCCCACCGCAGGCGGTTTCACTATAACTTTACCTGCTATTTCAGCAGGTAATGCAGGCGGTAAAATTACTATTAAAAATCAAAGTAATAGTATAAATTCTGTAATTATTGACGCTACAGGCGCGGACACAATAGACAGTGTAGGATCGTTTACAATGAATTCAGCCAGAGAAACACTGTCTCTACAAAATGATGGAATCTCTGACTGGATGATTGTCTAGTGACCTACAAAAGACAAATAACTCCAGAAGCTTTTGGAGCTGTGGGTGACGGCATAGCTGATGACGGTGTAGCGTTACAAGCGTGGTTGGATTCTACAGAGGGCGCGACTGTCAATTCAGCCAGACATTTAGTAGCTCGCGGACAGTACAAATTTACTAATGAGCTACTACTGGCACCTACAGGCAGTACTCGCGTAACTATGGATTTTCAAGGAGCGCGTTTTAATTATGCCGGAGTTAGCGGCATTCGTGTAGAAGGTCTTACTCTTACTTTCGACGCGGCGGGAAAGACTATCACAAGATCAGCTGGAAGTTTCATTACGGACGGGTTCACAGCTGGTCGCAAAGTGTTCATTTACGGATCTTCCCTGAATGACAAGCTATTCAAGGTGTCTAGCGTCACTGCATTGGTACTAACCTTGGACCCATTAGACATTCTTCAAGATGAAGGGCCAGTATCAGACTGTCGTGTGGAAGATTATAGAAACCTTTTTACTTTAGGAGATCCATATAACAGTAGAAAACTGTTTTGGAGTCGAATCGAAGGTTTGTTTTTGGGCGCATCCACTGGAACGAACACAAACGCCTTACTAGTCCATCACGCGGATTTCCTTACGGTAGTGAGCGGATCTATAGGTGCACATGGTCGTGCTTTGTTCTTGTGTGGTGGAGGTGGGGGGCCAGTGGCATCTTCTGCAAACTCAGCAGCATTTCATCAAGTTACCATGACAGGAGGATATTACGAAACAGCCCTAATGATGGGTAATGTTTGGTCTATAACAGGCAACAGAAATCAACAATCACAACACGCAACAGCTGGATTTGGAATTCACGCATACAAATGTTCTGTATTTGAAATATCTAATGTTGATTTCAGCTTGCACAAAGGTGGTGCAGTAAAAATAAACAAAGCAGGTAATGGTAAAGTTCACTTCTACTCAGAGTCAATAGGAACGGGGGTTCCAGACAATGACACTAAAGTTATTCACGCCATTCTCAGTAATAATGTACAGATCAATGCAACTAGTTTGAACTGTGCACAAGGCGGAACGAGTTCAGGCAATCACACTGATTACGGTATGTATTTGGAAAGTTGTTATGGATTTCAAATGCACGCTAACGGGCTGCTGCCGATGAAAGCCTTCTTGTTTTTGGACTCAGCTTGTGGTCCCAATGAGCTTATGTTTGCGTCTAACTGTGATCACAAAGGCGATGATGATCAAACATATCCCGGACCTATTATTGATAATGGTAAGTTGTTAAAAAATAGTGCTAAGGGCAAGTTCCTTACTCCAGTCTCCCCAAGTGCTGTAAATCATCTTGATCCTGATCTGTCTAACTGGACGTATGCTAATGGTGCTGTTTATTCAGGTAGTACTGTTCCATCCGATGATTTGAGTGGAACTGTCAATATTATCGAGCTGGATAAAGCTAATATTGGTGATTATTCTTCTTTAACATTCCTGAGTTCTGCTACTACTGGCGCGCCTACTAAAGGTATACGAATTCGTCTAAAGAGCCGTTTTGTGGCTTTTAGGGATCCGCCTACTAAAAGGATGGCCATCCTGGAAATATTGATTCGTAATTCGGCAAACTACGCACAAGTAGTGAGAAGAGACTTTAGGATTGGTGACAATTGGGATTGGCATGAACTTACGTGGTTCCCTCCAGCAGACAGCACTTTTGACGTATTCATAAATCCTAGAGAATCTTGGGAACCAGTAGATATTGCCATTGAATCAATTGGCATGATCGTGGAATAATAAATGACAAGGCAGTTACTAGGAGTATTTTAAATGGCAGGCGGGTGGGGATCAGGGCCATGGGGATCAAGCCCATGGGGTAGTGGAGAAGATGAAACACCAGCGTTTACTGATGTAAACGTTGCTGTTGTAAAAATAGTGGCATTGGACATGGTTCAAATCATTTTTAGTGAACCTATGAAAAATAATGCTGTATTGCAAGACGCAGCGTCGTACACAGTCACGGCATTTAATCCTGGTGTGGGTGTACCTGTTACTGTAAGAGAAGTTAGGACAGGAAAAGGGATTTCTGCTTTAAGTGTTTTGTTGGTTATTTCTCAACCTACAGTAGGGGCTGTATATGATGTAACTGTGGTTGGAAATATAGTGTCACTCAATAACGTGGCACTAACCATCAACACCAAAAGAGGAAAATACAGAAAAACAAAAAACGACAGTTTGTTTACCACTAGGCCCTCGATGTATGATCTTAGACCACAGTCTGTGTATAGAAATGTTCTCACGGCTATTGGTCTTGAAGATGATCTAATCGGCGGCTCTGAAAATGAGGGTGAAGACATTTTTAGGTGACACATGGATAATGAGACTAAGAAGACGTTAGACAAAGTAGTAGATTGGATTAAATCCAATAAAGAAACACATGGAGGCAGTAAATCTCCTTGGAGCCTAGTTGTAGGTTTAATGACTGCTGCGGTAGCTCTTTTGGCTACAGGATTCATGTATTATCGCGCCTGGAAGCAAGGTAAAGTTATCGCAAAACTAAAGCATGAGAAAGACTTAGCTGAGCAGGTTAAATTAACTGGAGAAGTCGCCAGACAAGTTTCCAAAAATAAGGTTCAAGCTGCTATACTTCGCAAAAAGGGTAAACTTGCTGAAGAGAAAATTAAGGAGCTTGATACTCAACTAAAGGAGCTTGATGATGTTAGGACTAAGACCACAAATGATATCAAGGCTATCAATTCTTGGAGTGATGTTGATAGCTTTTTGTCTAAACGCAAAAACGGCGAAAGCTGAGTTACCAAAAGGGGATAGAAGGGGTTCCGGTAGTTCTGAGGTCATGTGCTATGACCTTGAAAACTTTACACTTCTATTGCAAATGGACTCCGATTTGACAATATGTCACGCGGAAGTCACTATTAGAACACACTTAGCAGATGACCTAAAACTTCAGGTTAAAACACTTAAAGAACTGGTAGCTGTTACAGAAGACAATAACACTATTCTGAAGACCGAGAATACCAGGCTATTCGAACTATGGAAGGAAGAGAATAAACGGCGCCACGAGGCGGAGAATGCGCCTAAATGGGGTTCTTGGATGGGTTGGATAGTGGCAGGGGTAGCGACTGCTGTAGCTGGTGGGGCAATTACATACGCAGTGGTGAAATGAATGAAGGTAACGAACCTTGTCTGGTCCTTAAAGTAACTGGACAAAAATCAGGTAAAGTCGCGCTTTTTATGAAGTTAGACGCACTTTTTCCCGAGTGCTCCTACCTCATAAAAGGCGCAGATCAGCTGTATCCACTCTTTTGTCTTAAAAATAACGTATGTCCTAGAAACGCTAACTGTATGGAAAGATTAGCAAAAAGAACAAAATACGTGTTTGACACGTTTCCAGACGCGGATCTACTACTACTATACTTCAGGTATGCAGATATGCCCAACTCTCACAGAGCTGGAGTGTTTTGGAGAGATATGAGAGAGCCCAGATACGTGACTTTTAATAGAGCAGTATGGGAAAAGATGAAGAAAGTAGGAATTGTATATGAATGGGTCCTGCCTGATAACCTATTCTTATCTTGACGCGTAAACAGCCATTATTTTATAATAGAAAGCAACCATATGTCGGTAGATCTGCAAAAAATTTCTGCGGTGTGCAATGCTCTAAAGAACGGAGATTTGGACTATACGAAGGGCACCGTCTATTGCTTGGAGCGTTGCGCTTTGAAAAAATCGTGGAGCAAACAACCAAGTTATTGGATTGATTTATTGTTTTGTTCTGAGACTGGGTATTATCAAGTATTCAAATACTGGAGTTGGATTGGAAAAGACAAGCTAGTTAAAGAAGGCAGAGTACCGCATAAAGGTTCTACAAAAGACAACCACACAGCGGTTTGTAATTATTTTTGTGCAATTGAGGCTAAAATGATCAGCGGTGGTTGGGGTGTTAGTGAGCGGCAACACTCTGCGGCAACGCCAGTACGCGATTTTGATAAGAAAATCGCTAGCATCAAAAATAATATACCTGCAATCAGCACTCCAATCATTGAAGTGAAACCTGTACAAGATAAAAAAGAACCTAAAAAGCTACTTTCCAGAAAACCGGTGAAAGATTGGTTTTAGCTTCGTCATGTACTATTTTAGTTGGTGAAGTTAACTCCGTAATATCCGGTACTTTTCCAATAGATGCTGTAAGAGAAATAACCTCATACAGAGTTGAAGGATATCAATTCACACCAAGATTTCGAGACGGCCACTGGGATGGAAGGAAACACTTATTCAACAAGAGATTAAGTGCCTTTCCTACTGGGTTGCTCGACGATGTTATTGACTATATTAAAACAGCATATCCTACAATTGACCTAGAAGTTAAGTGGGCGGGAAAGCCTATTCCAGAACCTAAAAACTTGGGTTTCGATCTTCAAAGTATTGAATTTGGTAAAGGCAAGTATGATTATCAATTAGGTGCTGCTATTGCGATGATAGAAAAACGTAGGGGTATCATAAAGATAGCTACCAACGGTGGTAAAAGTGAAATAGCATGTGCAGTTACAAAACATATAGGACATCCAACACTGTTTTTAGTGGAAAGAAAGGAACTATTATACCAAACGAGGAGACGCTTCTCAGAAAGACTCGGCATTGCAGAAGCTGAAATTGGTATTGTAGGAGATGGAAACTGCGTGGTGAAAGATATAACCATTGCCTCCCCACAAAGCTACTTAAACAGGCTGGAAGAGGGAAAAGTTCCTACAGACTGGACTGTGTTGTTCGGCGATGAATGTCAACACTTGCCTGGGGATACTTACTATTCGGTAGTGTCACAAATAACTGCCCCTTATAGGTATGCATTATCTGGAACACCGCTGAACCGTGCTGATGGAGCAGACCTGAAACTTATAGCACAAACCGGTCCAGTGATTTTTGAGGTCAGAAACAAGTTGTTGGTAGAACGTGGCATTTCTGTAATGCCGAGCGTGGAGATGCTTCCTATTAAAGAACCCAGTATTCTTAAAAAAATGAGCTACGCTCAAGTGGAAAAACTGGGGATTCGAGAAAATAAGCAATTAAATGACTTAGTAGTTGACAATGCAATTAAACACGCTAAAAACAAAAAACAAGTTCTAATACTAGTGGACAAAACCAGTCATGGAGAGACTATAAAAAAATTATTGGACGGTAAAAAAACATCTCCTATGTTTCTCTTTATCCACGGCAAAGAAAATACTGAAACCAGACTTCAAGCACTGGAAGACTATAAAAGCGGTAAAATTAGAATTTTGATCGCCACTCCGATATTGGACGAAGGCATTAACTTGCCGTGCATTGATGTACTCATCCTAGCGGCCGGAGGAAAGAGTAAAATTAAACTACTGCAACGTGTTGGAAGAGGTCTCCGATCTGGAAAAGGTAAAGAAAATCTTCTGGTTATAGATTTTGCGAACTTTACACACAAATACCTACTGAAACACTCCTTGACACGTCTACAGACGTATGAAGATGAAGATTGTTTTGTAATATCAGGTTAGTAGAGCATATCCTGCAAGTGGCGTATAATAAATCAACGAAAGTAATTTGTTGATTGCAGAATCCAATTTTTTAGACTGTAATATACTGAACTACTTGTCATAGGATTCCCCACTACCGATGGCCAAAAAACAAAACGATATTTTTTATAATTTTAAAGGGCTTATCCCAGATGAGTTGTTGCTTGCACTAAAGGGAGAAGTTCGAAGAAAGGATGAAATTGTACATTCTATTGAATATGAGACTTCAATTGAACGACTAAGTGATTTAGATTTCACGACAGACGATATTGGAACAGTTGTAAAACAAAAAAGTCCTTTAAGTTGGTGGCTTTTAACGTCTGTCTCCCCTCCTGTGTGGGTAGAGTTGACTGCGACCGGTGGACCTACAGGTCCAGCAGTAAATACTGTATTTGTATGGGGTAATCAAACTGTAGGAGCTTCTGCTACTACTAGATTTTTGATTCCTGGTTGGGGAGATGTAGTAGCACCAACATCTGCAATCCAATTTCGATCTCCTACAGCAGGTACTATAAAAAACTTATACATACGACATAATACACCAGGTGTAGGAAGTACGATTACCTATACAGTTAGAATAAACAATGTAGCTACTTCACTCTCTGTAGGTCTGGCTGCTTCAGGCACTGATGCTAATAATACTGCTAATTCAGCGGCCGTATCTGTTGGAGATCTTATAGATATTCAAATAACAAAAGCAGCTATCACTACCTCACCACAAAATGTTACAGCTGCTGTCCAGGTAGAGCAATGAGCGTTTTCCGTTACAGATTGACCGGTCCTAAAGCCGAAGATATTGACGATTTTCTTACGTCTACACCTACCGTAGCCGATCCTGCTCCTCCAATTTTTGTTGATGTTACTTATTCAGGATTGCAATCAGATCTTGATGATGTGATGAGGGGGCTCGGATATACATATGATTCTACAGATCCGACGACGCCTCCAATAGAAGACTCTGGCGTTGAGTTGGTTGTAAATAAAGGTGCACCTGATGGTTACGCACCACTAGACAGCACAAGTAAAGTTCCTGCGGTGTATTTACCTTCTTACGTAGATGACGTGTTGGAGTACGCAGATTTCTCATCGTTTCCAGGAACAGGAGAAACAGGAAAGATTTATATAGCTATAGATACCGGAGACATTTACCGATGGTCCGGATCTGTTTATGTCAATATTTCCAGTGATTCAGGAATAACCCAACTTACGGGTGATGTTACTGCGGGCCCTGGAAGTGGCTCTCAAACAGCTACAATTGCCAATAACGCTGTCACAAATGCAAAGGCCGCAGATATGGCGGCAAACACTGTAAAAGTTAATGATACGGCAGGCACAGGAGACCCAGTTGACCTTCCAATGGGGTCCAGTACTATACTCTCTCGTCTGGCTGCTGGAAACATTGTTGCGGCCACTCCTTCACAAATCAATTCGTTGTTAGGCACAGGAGCGCTAACTAGCACTGCTCCAGCAGATGTTACTAAAGCGTCCGCTGCAGTGGGAGTTTCTACAGAATCTGCACGATCAGATCACAAACATGATGTTTCTACCGCTGCGGCGATAGATCTTACCGATGCTACCAATGCGGAGGGCACGGCTACTAGTCTGGCTAGAAGTGATCATACACACGCGCACGGGTCCAGAGGAGGTGGCACACTCCACGCAGACGCCACTACATCAGTGTCTGGATTCATGTCGGCCGCTGATAAAACTAAACTAGATGGGGTGGCTTCAGGAGCTGCTGCATTAACTAGCACTGCGCCAGTAAATGTAACAAAAGCAGCAGCAGCAGTGGGCGTAGGAACCACCGCAGCCAGGCATGATCATAAACACGACATAGATACGGCTGCTCCTGCGGACATAGGAACAGCTAATGCTGAAGGAGCGTCTACATCTCTCGCTAGGGCAGATCATGTTCACAATCTACCTTTTACCCCAGTACAAACTGCACTAGCAGCAGCTACCGGTTCTATATCAGTTAACAACAATTTCATTACTGATGTTCTTGATCCGGTTAATCCTCAAGACGCAGCTACTAAGACTTACGTAGACGGCTCTTACGGAGTTGCTAACTGGTCTGGTATTCGTTACTTTGCAGTGGACTATGATTTCGGCAGTGATTCCAATCTTGGATACTCAGATGTATCTATGGCCGCCGCAGGGGCTGTTGCTATTAAAACTCTAGAACACCTAAAATTCATCTTTCCAGTAGCGGGCGGTGGAAATACAGCTGTAATTGCAATCGCGGCCAGAGCTGGCGGTGCAATGTATCGCAATATAGCAAACACTGCTGATGACGAATTAAGACTTCTTGGCATACATGGGTATGCGTATGTTCTAGTGCGAGGAACTGGAACTGTTGCTACCGCTGGTGCCGTAAAATTTGCTAATGACACAGCTGATAAGATTGCCTGCGGATCTCAGATTTTTGCAGGTACAAATGCAGGTGGGTACAACCCTGCGGGTACCATTTCGGCAGCTACTTTTGACTGCACTTTAGCAGGAGGAGGAGCGCCGGGATTAGCTGCGGAGCCGACTCTTATAGGCAAGCGTATACGATTCGATTCAACCACCACAACCGTAGCTCTTAGAAATATCTGCAGAATGATTCATGCAAATGATACAGACACTATCACAGTAGATAATAATCTACCTGCAACACCAGTTAGAACTGATGTATTTTATATCGAAGAACCGTCTGTTTCAGTTGACCGTATTCAAGTACACGGTTTTAGTGGGTCTACTCAAGCACTGCTTCCTTCTTTTGCAGCAAGTGGATTAAATATTGCAGGCATTAGAATGCCAAACACTACCGCAGGATTTGTCCCCTTTGCAGCTCGATCAATTCAGGCCGGATTTCGTGTATCTTTTTGTGATTCTTATTCGCCGGGTTTCACTAATTGTACCTGGGGAAATATTTCTGCTGTTACAGTAAACAATGCATACATAGACGAAACATTTGCGACAATTACTACTGGAGTTGGGTATGCTTGTAATGGTTGGGGCGGAACTATATCTGGAGTAGGATCATTAGTTTTAAGCTCTTCTGCAAATCGTCTTGGACGTTGGCAAATTTTAGGAGTTGGTCCTGGGGCCTTTGGTGTAGGCAGCGCAGGAGGGTGCTATTTTGGAAACGGACTTTTGTTTCAAAATTGCAAATCTTCTGGAGGTACACAGAATACAACTGGTGGAAATCTTTTAGGAAGTAACGCATCCGCAACTGTCAGGAGGACTAGACTATTGGTTGGTTTTGCTGGCTCTGTACTTTCAATGCAACACACTCCAATAATGATTCGTGGAGTAGATATACAAAGCGCTGGCGCTTTGTCACTGATGAGCATAACCGGTCTTGGAATAGATGCAGTTATTAATGACGTAGTTGGATCTACTGGAAATACTGGTAACGGACTAGATTTAACTCTTACGCGCAACAGCAACATACTTCTTGGGCAGCTTAATGCAAATACTTTTACAGGAGCTGCTGGGCAGGATATTGCGTGTTCAAGTGGAATTTTTTATGTCCACGCAGACTATGCTAGGACGGACTTAGTAGATTCTTTTAATAATCTAGTGCAAGGCACTGCAGGAACACAATTAGGCACTGCTTCACTAGCGATCAACGATGCAACTGCTAATATAGGACAATACCAAATATGTAGGGCTACCGCCATAGGAGTAGTAAGAGCAGCACGAGCAGATACCGCAGCGAACGCTGCTGGAGTGGTTGGAGTTTCTCAATCAGCGTTTACTACAGGCGGAGCAACAAATAAAGCGATGTTAGCTTTTTCTGGCGGTTCTTGGGTGCAATTTGATGCCGCACCGACCGCTGGAAGCATTGCATATCTATCAACCGCTACGGCTGGAAACGCACAAGTAGCAGTACCTACATTTTCTTTTACCAATCAAAAACTTCGTCTTGGACGGGTCTTGGCTGTTTCCGGTACACTTGGTTATGTAAACTTTGAACCTGATAATCTGCCAGTTACCGCAGATGGTGCAGCGTAAAATGGAAAGGATAAGTTATGTATAATTGGGTATTTTAGACATATGAAGGAGTTCAATATTACGTTACAAGCAATGAAGAACTATATGACGACGCTTGCGAAGATCTTAGAATCTATACTGGACTAGCACCTGAACAATTTGTAGAGTTTAAAGGGCTGTTAAACCCAAACAAATCTTATAAAGAACCAGCAAGTGTCTCCCATATAGGAGATGTTTTAAATAGAAGTACCAAAGCACTCATATTAGATGTCGATTTAGCTGATTTTCCAGAGGAATTTTGGGTACATAACCCAGACCTTACTGGTTTAGAAAATGTTCCCGACTATTACTGGAAAGTTGAAGATGACACTCTTTCGGAAATGAACCAGAGCGAAAAGGATGCTGTTGATGCATCAAGATTGGATAATCGTAAAAAAGAAAGATACACAGAAATAGACAGTCGCACTGACGCATTAATTGCACAGGGTTTTATGTTCGCCGGCAAAAATTTCAGTCTTAGTGCTAATGCTCAAATGAAAATGATGGGCATTAATCAAATACGTGATGATGTAGCTGTTACTTATCCAATAGTTTGGAATACTAAAAATGATACAGATTCGTACGATATTCCAAACTCAGCAACGGTTCGTGGTTTCTATTTAACCGCAGTGGGCACGTACAGGGCGCACGTAGACACAGGGTCTGCCCTTAAAGCAGCAGTGCGCGCGGCGACCTCTATTGAAGCCGTGGACGCTATAGTTGACAATCGATAGGAGAATATAAATGAGTCCAACTACAATATCAGTACTGGTAGGTATTCTATTCCTAGTAATAGTAGGTTTTGATATCTATCTAGCTACTGATTCCATTAAAGGTAATACATACAGTGCAAGAATCAGACAGTGGGGCCGGAAATGGAAATGGTTTCCATACGTAATTTCACTGGGGTTTGGAGCACTTACAGGACACTTCTTTCTATGAAAAACAAAATTATAAAAGGTGCATTTCTAGTCACTGTATTTGTCATTGGAATGATTGGCGGTTCTTTGTGGTGGTAGGTGGATTCAATCCACATTACTGAAATAGTGCCAGGCGATGTTTTACGCATCGCTATGAAGCCAGGAAGACATTTAGAGCCTGTTTTATCTCCTAGAGGTAGTCAACATAGACTTCTTCCAGGCAGGGCGTCTGCTAATGGCAGATCGCTACAGGCAAAAAGCTTCTCACGAACTGTATATCTTGGATATGTAACACAAAACGACACTATAAACGGGGTCTTAGCTCTTCAAATTGAAAATCGAGGACAACGACGAGAGCATCTAGCAGCCACTGTTCCGTACAAAGACATTAAAATTATTCAGAAATTCATTACCCCAACCAAACACATGGGCGCTAAAATAGTACCATTAAGTGGTGCTAAAAATGCAATTAGAAGACCTGGTGCAATTGCGAAAGGAGTGTTAGATCCTAAAGGATTCATGAACTTAGTTAGAGTATATTTCTGATGTTTATCACAATGGTAAAAGAAGATCCATGTTGGGTTCAATTACAAGGAGCTTCCAGACAGCTGATTGCGAACATAAAAGCAACAGTCCGTCCTTCTAATAGAAGGAAATATGACGTTGATTCAAATATGTGGTCTGTGCACTGGCACTGGTTGTCTGTTGTAGCGACATTAGCTAAGAACCTTGGGCACACAATAGACTGGAGCGCTTTACCAGAGCGTTGGCAAATGGTAGCTGCAGGGGCTTGTACAGCAGCAGATGCGCAAGTTATGGATCAGGTTTCAAATGATCCTTTTGATGTACTATATATAACTACAGACGCACCTCAAGTAGTTATCAAGGCTGCGTACAAAGCTCTTGTCAGTGTTCACCATCCTGATGTTGGAGGAAATGTAAAAGATTTCCAAAAAATAGACGACGCCTACAAGAGAATTCTGAAACTTAAAGATAAAGGATAAATTTTTTACAGTCTTCATTTGACAACTTTTGATCATTGATGGTAGTGTAAAACTTCGTCTCATAAAGATTTTAGGTAAGTCTTAGATTTCTGAGACGATTGAGGAGTACTGCGCTTGGAATACCTATTTGTTAAAAATCTTCTTTTAGAACTTTTAAAACTCCTCTCATTACGTAATTGGGAAACCAAATTTACGCACAATGATGTAAAAGAAATTCTAAAATGTGAAGAACCTACATGTGGTCTTGTTGTATCCTTAGGTGTGGAAAAAGGGTACTTTGAATTACAATTTCAAGACTACGTAATAACAAAAAATGGTAAGAGTGTAGGCGCTCAAATGAGCATGTGTATGACACCTTTACCTACATGTAAAAGTGACGTAAGTGTTGAAAAAGACTCAAAAGATTTTTTGGGTCCTACCCTCAAAGCGACAGCTTTCTCAATTTCTAGTGTTCTAAACAATGATCTCAAGGATCAAATAGATCTTAGAGATCTAGGTATTTCTACAATTACTAGTAATACGGTGTCGCGTGCGCGTGCGCGCGTGAACGTAAATAACCTTAAAATAGCTAAAAAAGAAGAAGAAGTGAAATCCATTCTCTCAGGAGAGACTGCATCAGGAGATGATGAAACTGCGAAGTGTTGGTTAATGGCAAAAGTTTATGAACAACAACTTCGTGAGTATAGAAACAAACCGTATATGGTGTTCTTTAAGAAATCTGAGTTGTCCCGTCAGACAAAAACAGTGCTTAAACGAGCCTGTGCCTTTGCAGATGAACTTGGTGTAGATTTCACGACATATGTTCGAGCGCAGTTTTGGTGGTTTGATACCAACTTCTCACAGGCTCCTGAACTTCATTACCTTGCCTCCAGTAGGTCCAAGTTCAATGCCAAGGAGCGCGTGAAGGTATTCTTGCAGGAAGCCTCTACAACGCAGCTAATGAAGCCTGTGAGGAGCAGAGAGATGGTTCCTCCAAAATGGAATAACTCAGCTAAATTTGATCAGTGTGATGTGGTGTTGAAGCGTATGATGACTAACTATAAACTAACCGAAGAAGAAGTGTTTAAAGCTTTTAAGGGGCACAGTATTGATTTGTTCTTTGATTCTGCGTGGTTAAAGCAGAATGAAACATATAAACGACTTAGAGCAGCGGGCGAGGTTTAAATCTATGTCAGATAATAAGTCGGGCGGTCTATTCGCGTCCGGTGTGGATTACGTTCGTGAAGGTTCGGCTGTTTATGTAGGTGAGCCTTCTCCATTGTCTGATGATTTTGTTCCTAGCGGAGAGAATCCTAAACTAAAGATTAATGAAAACTTTACTTTAGGACAATCTGACCCATTCAAAAGTGTTGAATGGGAATTTCGAGACGTAGTTCTCACCAACCCACAGACAGGGGAAGAGGTTTTTAGTGGAAAGAATCTGGAATTTCCCAAAACTTGGTCACAGAACGCGGCCACGATTGTAGCTGAAAAGTATTTCAGATTCGTTCTGCAGGATGACGGTACGAAGGTTAAAGAGATATCTGTAAAGCAGATGATTTCAAGGGTCGCTAGTACTATTGCACGTTGGGGGCAAATTGGCGGCTACCTCAGTGAGATTGGCGCTCGAAAGTTTTATAATGAATTGTCTTATATTCTTGTGAACCAAATAGCTGCGTTCAACAGTCCGGTTTGGTTCAATATTGGAACTAATAAAGGGCTGCCTCAAACAGAAGCAGCTTCAGCATGTTTTATTGTTTCTTTGCAAGATACTATGGAATCGATTCTTGAGCTGGCTAAGACTGAAGGTACTCTTTACAAAGGCGGATCAGGCTCTGGGGTGAATTACTCAAATCTTAGATCATCTCGTGAGAAATTGAGTGTTGGAGGAACTTCCTCTGGTCCTGTTCCTTTTATGTTGAAAGATGATTTCAATGCAGGTGCTGTGCGCAGTGGAGGTACGTGCCTAGCTCCCTACCAGAGGGTATATACCGCTGAAGGGCCCGTGGCTGTAGAAGAACTTGCTAAACTGGAAAGCTTTATTGTTTTGAGTTTTGATCCTCCTGCAGGTCGTTACAAAGCCAAGAAGGCGCGTGCGTGGAAAGCTGGTAGAAAGAATGTAGTTAAGATTGTTACTGATAAGGGTGAATTTCACGTAACTGATGACCATCCTATTAAACTGTCGTCAGCAAACTTTGTGAAAGCGGGCGACCTAACACCAGGTTTGTCTTTATTTGCTTGTTGTATTGACGACCGGGCCGGTTATGTTCGTGTTAATTTGCGAAATGGTCGAAAAGGTAAGGAGTTTTTCCATAGATTGATAGCTTCCGATGTTGGTGGGTATGATATAGACAATCTTGTTGTGCATCACAAGGACCACAACAAAATCAACAACGCACTTTCAAATCTTGAGGTGATGACACAATCTTCGCACGCCTTTCAACACAATAAAGAACTAGTAGATGTGGGAGACCATGTATTCCAGCGTAGATCATTTCCAAAGGCTGGTCGTGCAAATGGTATGCACAGCAGTTCTGCGTTCTGGGACTCTCCGGAAAAATTAACTGCCTATCGATCACGTTTAGCCGCTGCTATTAAGCCTCACGCACGAGAAATGCAAAAAGCAGCTGGTCAACAACGCATGATGAACACCGCGTATACACTACTTAATGCTGGGTGTGCAATTGATACATTTGAGCAATATGTGGTGAGTAGAAAGCAGATTTTAGGACGTATTAGTAGTGTTTCCAAATTAAGGAAAATGCTTAACCATAGATTTGATAATTACGATAATTTTCTCAAAGAAGTAAATGCTAACAATCACCGTGTAATCAGTGTTGTTCGTGTAGGAGAGATGGACGTTTATGACGTTGAGGTTGAGTGCCCCACGCTAGATGACAAAAGCCCAATGACCGGGCACAATTTCGTTATCTGGTGTGACGATTCCAATTTTGGCTCTGGTGTTGTTGTAGCAAACACACGCAGAGCGGCAAAAATGACAATTCTAAATATAGACCATGGAGATATTTTAGAATTCATTCAATGCAAAGCTAAAGGGGAGGAAGTAGCACATGCTCTGATTGATTCCGGTAAATTTTCTGGAGACTTCAGAGACCGCTGGGGTGCTTATGCTATTGCTCCATTTCAAAACGCCAATCACTCAGTACGTGTGACTGATGAATTCATGAAGGCTGTTGAGAATGACGATACTTGGAATCTACTAGCCAGGGACGGCACTGCGTTGCAGATTGTTAAAGCACGCACTCTGTGGGATGAGATTTGTAAGGCTGCTTGGTTTTGCGGTGATCCTGGTTTGCAGTTTGATACTACAATTAATAAATGGCACACCAGTCCAGCTAGTGGACGAATTAGCGGATCAAACCCGTGTTGTCTGACTGGTGATACGCTAGTTGAGACTTCTGAGGGGCGGATTCGAATTGATAAGCTGGTTGATATGTATAATGCGGGTGAGAAACTACCGCAAGCATTTGCTTGGGATGAGTCTGCAAACCTTCCCGTGCTGCGTCCCATAACCAAGGCGTGGAAAGCTGGGGACACTACTTCGCTTGTTATTGTCACAACCGACAAGGGCGCGACAATCAAGTGTACACCCGAACACAAGTTTTTGTTGCGTAACGGTTCGTGGGTTCAAGCTTGTGATTTGAATCCTGGAATGCGGCTACGTAAAATAGGACGTTGGGCCAATGAACAGCGGTCTGATCGTTGGCACATCAATCACAAAACAACCATGTCCGCCCCAAATGGAACTTCTATCCAAGCCCGATGGATGTGGGAACAAGCTAACGGACCAATACCTCCGGGCTATGCCATCCATCATTTAAACGGTGACCCCACTGATGATCGACTTTCAAATCTAGAGATGATAACGCGTTTTGAGCACGCAAGTGGCCACGCAAGCGGTGCTGAAAATTCTCGCTTCATGGAAGTGCGCCCAGAAGTGTTGGTAGAAATTTACGAGGAGATTGAAGCTACTCCAAAACGGACCCATAAAAATGGTATTGCGGTTACGCCGGCCCGATGGAATAGCTTCATAAAGAGAAGAGGGCTTATTGGAAAGGTGCCAATGGCACAGAGTCCGTCCACAGGTGGACGTATACAAGGTATGGCTTGGAGCCAATTTGTTGAGTTCATTGAAGACCACCGTGGCGATGTTAATGACTGTGTAGTGTCTGTATCTAGAGACGACCGCACAGACTCTACATGTTGGGCTGTGTATGATTTAGAGATTGAAGGTGTTCATAATTTTTCCGTCGGTACGCAAGGCGTGGACCACGGGATTATTGTTCACAACTCAGAATACATGTTTCTGGATGATTCAAGCTGCAACTTAGCGTCGATCAACTTGCTCAAGTTTTTGCGTTCCGATGGGATGTTTGATGTTGATGGTTACCTTCACACGATTGACGTATTGATTACGGCAATGGAAATTCTTGTTGGATATGCAAAATATCCGACTAAGAAAATTGAGGAGAATAGCCACAATTTCCGCCCTCTAGGTCTGGGCTACACTAACCTCGGGGCTTTGCTGATGTCTCAAGGAATGGCTTACGACAGTGTTGAAGGTCGTACACAAGCGGCATTGTTAGCTTCAATCCTTACTGGTCGCGCGTATCGCCGTAGTGCTGAAATAGCCTCAGTAGTTGGTCCTTTCGAAGATTATGATGTCAATCGTGCTTCCATGTTGAATGTTATGAATATGCATCTCAATTCTATGAATGCAGTATCTGCCCGGACGGACCAAGAGTCTTTGTTGGAAAATACTGCTAAAAACGCTTGGAAAGAGTGTATTTCTCTGGGCAACAAATATGGTTATAGAAATGCACAAGCAAGTGTGATGGCACCTACTGGAACTATTGCTTTTTTAATGGACTGCGACACCACTGGCATTGAACCTGATTTATCGTTAAATAAAACGAAAAAACTCGTTGGTGGTGGGACAATGAAGATTGTAAATAAACAAGTTGAACCAGCTTTGAAGGCTTTTCGCTATTCAGACTCTGATATTACAAGTATTTTGACCAAGATTAGGGAAACCGGGTCCGCCGCTAATTCTCCTTTATTGGAGTGTCACCAAAATGTGTTTGCGACAAGTTTTCCAGATCCGGTGAGTGGTAGATTCATTAGACCTGAAGCGCATGTTCTCATGATGGCGGCTATCCAACCATTCGTCAGTGGCGCTCTATCCAAGACAGTCAATATGTCAAACACAGCTACTGTGGAAGACATTGGCAAAGTATATATGGAGGCTTGGAAGCTTGGCCTCAAAGCTATTGCTTTATACAGAGATGGCTGCAAGCGCACACAACCGTTGTCTGTTGAGAACGCTGTTGTAGAGTCTGAAACAGCGCCAGAACCTTTGCAAGTTCGTAGGAAATTACCCAACGACTGTGTAGCGCACAGGCACCATTTTAAAATCAGTCAACACGCAGGATATCTGCATATCGGGCTGTATCCAGATGGAAAACCTGGAGAACTTTTTATTCAAATGGCCAAAGAAGGTTCCACCGTGTCTGGTTTGATGGATGCAATTGGGGTTCTTACGTCTATTGCGCTGCAGTATGGAGTTCCTCTTGACGTATTGGTGGAAAAATTCTCTTACACTCAATTTGAGCCGGCCGGCATGACTAGTAATGAGGATATAAAGTTCGCGCAAAGTCCTCTAGACTATATTTTCAGATTCCTTGGCTCTCAGTTTTCAGTTGAAGAAAATCCAACTGTTGAAGTAAAAGACTTGTCAAAAAGTGACGATACACGTATAAAAAGTGTGCTTAACGGCGCTTATGGTCAAGTATGTACTAATTGCGGCAATGGAATGCAGCGCGCCGGATCTTGCCTAACGTGTTCAACCTGTGGTAATACATCAGGATGTGGTTAAATGAATTTTCTATCCAGCGTCTTAGGGGGTAAATAATGTCCGGTAAAATAAATCTAACAGTGGGTGAGATGCAAGGAAACTTGCGCCAGCTGTTGGAATCTGATATTAATCTTAGTCCAGAGCAGCGTTACAGTTTAGTAGCTGCTATAGAGACTATTGATTTTCTGAAAAAGATTTCACCAGGACTTAGAAAGGCTTTAGGTGAGCATGGTAGTGGGAAAGGTGCAAAGCAAAAACGTAAATAGTACTTTTTTTGTTTTTATTAATTTATGAACGCACAGAAGTTCTCTTTTGGTAGAGACTTCCAGATAGGGATCTTAGCGCTGATGATGCAGCGCTTTGAATTTCTATTAATGGCAGTTGAACTCGTACCAGCAGACTCATTTGAGGACAAGATTCTCATTTGGTTTTTTAATACGACGAAAGAATATTATACACAACATAAAGAAGCTCCCTCTAGATCTGTAATTGAAAATGAATTACTTAAGGCGTGTAAAACAAAAATTTTTAAGGAAAATGAGATTGATGAGTATTTCAAAGTCTCCGAGAAGTTGTGGGAAACTGTTCAATCTCAAAACTATGTAGTGAATGAAGTTATTAGGTTTTGCAGGAGACAAGCCTGCCGTAAAGCATACCTTGAGACTGCTCCTCTTATGGACTCTGCTGGTGAGGATGAGTGGGATCAGATTGTAGACAAAATAACTGACGCCAGAAATATAGGATTAAATTATCTAGAGGACGGGCACTGGTACTTCAAAGAAGTTAGAGCAAGGTGTAACAGAAGATTGAATAACATGGCAGTAAAGCAATCCCACACAGGAATATCAGGATATAACCCTACTTTCAAAGTAAAGGTAAATTTGGATGATATTTTAGGCGGTGGGCTAAACCAAGGACAATTAGGTATTTGGATGGGTAAGAGCGGCGGAGGTAAATCCATTGCTCTTTGTCATATTGGGAAACGTGCAGTTATTCAGGGGCAAAAGGTCATCCATTACACTCTAGAATTGGATGAGGATCAAATTGCCAGCAGGTACGATGCTAATTGGGCGGATGTAGACCATAGGAAACTAGTAAAAAACACCGCTAAAGTAGTTTCTGAGATCGAGAGGCTTGGAACACTTCAAGGTTATGAGGACCGTTTAATTATCCAATTCTTTCCAACCGGATCTGTGACTGTTAATGCAATTAGAAGCCATTTACGTCAACTCGCCAGTGTAGGATGGCTCCCAGATGTTATTATTGTTGACTATATAGACCTACTTAAACCGACAACTAACTACAAAGATCAATATCAAGACCTTGGTGTTATTTCTCAAGATCTTAGAGGACTTGCTGGTGAGTTGGAAGTACCAATGTGGACGGCTTCTCAAGTTAATCGTCCCGGTTACAATCTAGAAGTTGTGGATTTAGACCATATGGGTGATAGTATGCAGAAGGCATATATAGCCGATGTGGTTCTGGCCATTTGTGCTGATAGAGATGAGAAGCAGAAGGGAATTATGCGGATCAACGTAGCAAAAAATCGCAATGGTCCAGATAAGATTCAGGTGGGTATTCGTACTGATTTTCCTAAAATGTCTTTGTATAAAGAATCTGCTGATGCGACGGACTGGCCAAGCCCTTCAGCAAAGAAGAAGGCCAATACCAATATTCCTGAAGAAGATCAAGCACCTGGGTTGCCTGATAAAAACGTGCATGAGGAGGATAAGTGAGTTCAACTAACAGAGGGTCTGTAAGAAAATTAGATGATTTGTACGAGACACCAGAGTGGCTTACAGAGTCTATAATTCCAGAATTATTGAGTAGAATTGTAAGACCTCAAGATTGTAAGGTTTTAGAACCTGCTTGTGGAAAAGGACTAATGGTGAGGGTTCTTAATAAGTATTTTCACAACATTACTGCTACTGATATTAACAGCTCGCCATCCGTAAACTTTTTGAATTCCAATATGCCACCAAAACCTACATTCGATTTGATCATCACCAACCCACCTTATATACATGCAATGGAGTTTATTAAAAAGGCTCTAGAATGGCGTAGGACGCCTGAATCAGTGGTAGCTATGTTGCTTAGGCTTAACTTCTTAGGAAGCCGTAGAAGGGCTGTATGGCTTCGTGAGCATATACCAGCCGTGTATGTCACACCGCACAGACCGTCTTTCATAAATGGTAAGACAGATTCTACAGAATATGCTTGGTTTATATGGCAACAACCCTTTGAAAAGACTAGTGAACTTGGAATATTGGAAACAGAAAACACCTGAATGTCATACTAGTATGTGAAACTATGTTCAGATCATATGATTTTTGTTGTGATGATTGTGTTTTGACATTTGATGCTCTTGTGGATAAAGAGGCAACGGAAGAGCCTTGTCCTGATTGTGGTAAGCCGGCGTACAAAATAATGAGCGCTCCGAGTATTATAACTGGCAACGATCCTGAGTCTAGAAAGCAAAAATTGTTGAAAAGATCCCAAGAACACACTAGGTCTGAACATAAAAAAAATCCGGAAAAATTGGCCGCGCAACTAGGTGGAACTCCTAAAGCTCAATCTCCTTGGAATATAAGATCTTCAAAGAAATGAATACTTTAGCTACAGAAGAGATTGTTCAAGTCAAGAAATTGGTCCCTAAGTTTTCTTCTAGAAGCTGGGAGGGTGTTAGGGGAGGTGTTTATTATCTTGTCGAAACTATGGAACAGTACCACGAGTTTTGGCAGGAGTGTAGAAAGCAAAAAATACTAGCAGTAGATACAGAGACTAGCGGTCTCAATTGGGTGCGTGCTCATGCTTGCGGTATTGTTATTGGTTGGGGTGTTGAATATAATTTTTACCTACCCATTGCGCACACCACAGGTGAAAAACAGTTAAATCTTGATGACATTAGAGAGTCATTAAAAGAAATTCTAGAAGACCCGACTGTGCAAAAGGTCTTTTGGAATGAAAAATTTGATCGTCACTTTTTGCGAAAGTGTGGGATTGATGTAAAAGGTGCCATACATGATGGTGTTGTGATTGTTCACCTTTTGGATGAAAACACAGATAAAGCCTTAAAAGATTTCAGTAAAGTACGAATACATCCACAAGCTGATAAGTGGGAAAAAGATATAGACAAGTGGAGAAAAGAAGAATCAAAAAAGAGGAAGAAAGCTTATAGCGATCTTGTAACGGCCTATGTACGAGACCACCGGCCAGAGGTTGAAGCTCAAGCACTTCCGTACGCCTCTTTTACGGGGCTGACTAAGCAGCAAATTCTCGCTAGATTAAAAAAATACGTACGAGAGAATATATTGAATGGCCATCCTTTGTCCTTTTGTAAAAAGGAGCATGTTTCTTACGATCAGGTACCTTTGGAGATAATGACTCCTTACGCCTGTGCGGACGTTCATTACACGCTGCTGCATTACAAGGATTTAATCTCAAAAGTATCACTGCATGATGATTTGAAACACTTGTACATTACGGAGATGGAATTGTCCGACACGCTATATCACACAGAGCGAATAGGACAAAAGATTGATGTTCCTTATTTAAGACGCATAGAACCTGATTATGTGAAAGAAGTTAAAGACTTCGCCGAAGAAATTTTTGCGGATGTAGGTTTCGAGTTTAAAATTGATTCTAATATTCAATTAATTGAAGCACTTACAAAAGTAGGCGTTAGACTTACTAAGCTCACAAAAGCAGGCAAGAAGCTTCAAAAAGCTGGTGGCAAAGTTGAACTTAAACACTTTAGTGTTGACGATGAAGCTTTAGAATATCTAGCTACCACGCATCCGTTCGCGGCGAAAATTCAAACATACAGAAAGAAACAAAAGGTTTTAAATACCTATATACGTAAAATTGCACAAATGGTAGATGATAACCATTTTCTACACTCCACGTTTAATGCAAATGTTTCTACAGGGCGCATGTCTTCACACGAGCCTAATACACAGAACATTGGAAGTAGAGATCTTTCCATTCGAAGAGCGTTTACTGTTCCTGAGGTAGTGGGTCGGGAAGGTTTGGATATTGAATCCAGTGAATTTGTTTACTTATTCGCAGATTATAGTCAGGTTGAATTGAGACTAACTGCCCATCACAGCCAGGACCCTACTTTAATTGCTGCTTACCCATGGGTTGGAAAAGAACTGGATGTTCATTCTATCACTTGTGCAGAAGTTGTGATGAATCGTCCCTTGGATGAAGTTTTACTGATAAATGGAGATGAAGATCACCCGGAATATTATGATGTGTCTTGGTATAGAAATATTGCGAAAAGAGTGAATTTTGGTATTATCTACGGGGCTGGCCCTGATGCTATTCAGCGACAGGTATCGACACCTGCCCGTCAAGTTTCACGAGAAGACTGCAGTGACTATATAGACAAGTATTTTGTTAAGTACGGTGGTGTTGAGTCTTGGATTGGAAACGTACAACGCGCATTGAAAAAATACGGGTACTTACAAAATACTTTTGGACGTTATAGGCGTCTTCCTGATAGTCAGGTAAGGGAGAAGTGGAAGCGTGAGCGAGCAGGGCGGCAAGGAGTTAACTTTTTAATTCAGGGTGATGCTGCTGATTTGTTTAAACAAGCCATTGTACGTATAAGAAATTTGTTGCGAAAAGAAAATGCAAAGACTAGGATTGTTAACTTCGTACACGATGACATTCAGTTTTATTTGCATAAAGATGAATTTCATTTATTAGAGCCGATTAAACAGACTATGGAAGACTTTCCACAATTTTCAGTTCCTATTCGGGTTTCAATGTCAGTTAGCAAAAGGGATTGGGCTTCTAAAAAAGCTCTTAAGTAGAAAGGGGAAATTTATGAATTTGCCAGAGATTGAATACAATAACTACAATACTAGAGAATTTGAAAAAGACGTATCGATTGACCGTACTAATTTAGATGAAGAGTTTGCCACTCATGCTGAAAAGTTTGCTTACTACGCATTCTGCGCAGCGGAGGCAAGGTATCTTTCTGATTTGAAAAAATCCGAATTTAAACACACAGAGTCTGTTGTTTATATGGAATTCAGGACCAATGCGATGTTGAGTTCTCTTAAGGTTACTGAAGCTATTTGTGAACATGAAGTTAGAAAAGATTCACGTTATAAGACTGCTCTTGAAGAGTCACAAAAAGCCGAACTCAAGGCTCAGCAGCTAGAGGGTGCGGTTAAAGCCATGTCACAGAAAAAAGATATGTTGATGCAGATGGGAGCTTCAGCTAGAGTAGCTGCGGTGCCTCCAAGGATATTGGCTGCACAAGAAGAACAGGTTAGAGATATTATTACTAGGAACAGAAATCAACAAGGAGAATGAAAATGGGTGTAGACCTTAATAAAGTAGATCAGCAAAGACTGGAACTAGAACAAAAGGAAGCAGCCCGTGCCGTCGGGCCAGTTAGGTGGTGGACACCTGAACAAGGTCAAAATAATATTAGATTGCTTCCTCCTTGGACAAAGGAAGGCAGGAATGCTAATTCTTTTGCGCGAGAAATTTACACGCATTGGAATATTGGTGATGGAGACGATACCACTGCCTTTACGTGTCCACTAAAGACTCCAGATCTTGGAGAGGCTTGCCCTATTTGTGAAGAAGTTGACCGTTTGCGGGCTACTGGCGATCCTGTAGACGCAGAGAAGGCTAGCGATCTCAGAGCTAAGCAAGGCTTCGTGTCTAATATCATTGATCTTGATGACCCAATTTTTACTAAGAAGGATTACGATACGGTTGTAGCTTCAGGTAAGGATCCAACTTTTTCTGTTGGTGATACTAAGGTTCAGGTATTCCGCTACGGACCTATGATTTATAAGGCTCTATTAGACAATTTCAGTCTGCTCAAAATGGATCTTACTGATCCAACGTCGGGGCGAGACTTGATTGTTAACAAAACTGGTAAGGGCAAGACTGGCACGAAGTATAGTGTTCTTGTGCAGCCTGCTGCCTCTCCTGTTGTGGTTCAAGGACAGGAGTCTCTTGATAAGAGGATGTATAATCTCGACTCTATTAACAAGCCGAGGTCGTCTGCTGAGATGTTCCAAGCATTGAACGGTGGTCCATTGCCAATGGCTTCTCTTCCTCCTATGGCCAAACCTCCAGTGCCTCAAATTACTGCTAACCCTGTGCCGACTGTTAACGCGGGTATAAGCGATCTACAACAAAAAATGATGGATGCTCTTAAAAATGGCTAAAATCAAACAAAATCCAGATGACTCTAATATTGAAGATGTTCTTGAGAACCTTCAAAGTGACCTGAATAAATACTTTGGAGCAGGCTCAGCTACAAGATTAAATGATCCTGGAGTTTTATCTAAAGTAGATTATTGGGTATCTACCCGAAGTATGGTTGTTGATTCCATACTTCGTGGTGGGCGCCCTCCTGGTGCCTCTTTGTTGCCTTTTGGCCGGCAAGTAGAAGTTAGTGGAAAATCCGGCAGCGGCAAAACTACCCTGTGCGCACAAATATCTGCTGAAGTACAAGCCAATGGCGGTCTGGTAGTTATTACTGACACAGAGGAGAGAGTAGATGATATTTATTGGACTTCTCTTGGTGTAGACGTTTCTAAGGTTATTAGAATTCAAGCAACTGATGTTAGTGAAGTCTTTAATAAGCAATATAGAGCACTGCAGTTTGCCAGGGAACACGCCGCAGATCGTCCTTTACTACTAATTTGGGATTCTTTAGGAGGCACTGCTGGCGCTGAAATGTTAGAAATGGGATCAGATGAATCCCCTATGGAGCAGGCTTCCAAATTCGGTATGCGTCAAGCTAAGGTTATCTCTGATGGAATGACTTTAATCAATACTATCGTAGGTCAGACCAGAGCTTGCTATTTGTATACTAACCATGTATATACTGATTTTAATGTGAAATACGGATCTCCAATCAAAACTCGTGGTGGAGACAAACCAATTTTTATGGCCACTGTCCGTTTGCAACTATCCTCTGCAGGCCAAATTAAGGAACTAGACTCCGCATCTGGAAATGAGACGGTAGTTGGTCAAAAGATTAGGGTAAAGGCATTAAAAAACTCCATGGCAGGACGATTGATGGAGCGCGAAGCTGTAATTATGGCAGGCCGTGGATTTGTAAATTCATATTCCTGTTTTGATATGGGTACTAATCTCGGAATAATTATAAAGTCGGGGTCATGGTATACATGGACGACGCCAACAGGTGAACAGATTAAGTTTCAGGGCTTCAGTGGTTTTGAGGACAAAGTGGTTACTCATCCTGAGTACGATTCTCTGTACGCTGCTGTTGAGGCGGAATTGTAAATGCGCGCGTTACAATTGACAGATAAGCAGTTCGGTCGATGGTTGGTCGTAGCACGCGGTGATAATTCGTTACAAGGCAAAACACAGTGGTTATGCCAATGTGTTTGTGGAGAGTTTTCACTTGTATTGGGAACAAGCTTGACTAGAGGGTTTTCTCAATCTTGTGGTTGTTTGTCAATTGAAAAGACTTCGAAAAGAAATGCTACTCATGGTGCTACTAAATCAAATAAAGACAAAAGTATTTATAATATTTGGTGTACTATGAAAGCTCGTTGTAGTAATCCCAATAGTCATAAATATAAATCCTATGGAGGTCGAGGCATAAGGGTCTGTGACCGTTGGCGAGATTCTTTTGAGAATTTTTTAAACGATATGGGTGAACGTCCTGGTAAAGGATATTCAATAGATCGTATTGACAATGATGGAAATTATGAACCCGGAAACTGCCATTGGGCCACCGCAAAAGAGCAAAGATTGAATCAAAGAAAAGTTGGAGTGTGACTATGAATGAACTTGTTAATAATCTGTTAACTAAGTTTAATGTAATTCCTCATCAGAATCCCGATAAGTTTTTACATGAATTTGCTAAAGATCAATTAGCTATTGGTAATGGAAGAACTATCATAGTAGATGGGAGCGAATACCTCACCAGAATTTATCTCAGACAAGGTCAACCTGATTTTGGTATGTTTTTACATTATTTTCATAAAGGTGATCAAGTTCGGGATTTGCATAGCCATCCGTGGGAATATGCATATAGTATAGTACTCACCAGTGGGTATGATGAGGAGAGATGTGAAGGTCCAACTGGAAAGATTGTACATGTTTCCCATAAACCAGGAGATGTTAATGTATTAACTAAAGATACATACCACAGAGTTGACTTACTAAATGGCGGTGCTTGGACTTTATTTATAAGGGGACCGCGAATCCAAGGATGGGGATTTCTTAATAGAGAGACTAGAGAATATACATCCATGGATGCGGATGATTCTACAAATGACTGATGATGACACTTTTTCTGATGATAACAGCTGGATAGTTAAGCCTACTTCTTTTCGCAAACTTGCAGAAGAGGAGATGGCGAGGCGATCAGCTCTTTTAACCGCATATTCATTTAGTGATGAATCTGTTCAAATCATTTGTGAGGACGGCTCTGTTTTCTTCATAAGAAATTCATTTTTTGAAGAATGGGGAGAAGCTGACAGAATTGGTGAATGGCTTTTTGTATATTGTGAGCATTATCCTGATATGTGTTTTGATACTGATGACCTTATTTACTGGGGGTCGTCAAAATGAACGCGTGCGGGGTATTGTGTCATTTGTGTAATAGTGCAGTGTCGTGGGTGCCGTCTTGTCATACTTATAAAAGATTTGATACGTGGATGTCTTGTGTATTGTGTGACAGTGCTGTTTTATGGTCTTGTGAATCATGTGATTGGAGCTATACAGAGGGATTGAATAAAAATAATCCCAGATCCGAGGATAATGAGAAAAAAAGACCGCCTTGGATTGATGATGAAGGATCACACATATACAAAGTCTTAGTGGCAGATCCCGTGGTCAACTTAACAACCAGGACCAGAAAAGCTGGAGTCGCTAGAAGGAAATAAAAATGAGATCAGAGCAAGACAAGGCTTTAGTATTGAAATATCCACTTACTTTTGCGCACAGATACAGGTCTATGCAAGAAACGTGCATGTGTTGGGGTCTTGAGGTTGGTGATGGTTGGGTTAAAATAATTGATGACGCAGCATCTAAGATAGAGCCTATTTTGGAGAAGTTGCGAGAAACAGCCACCGTATGTGATTGTTATCACGAAAACTCATCTCACGACGAAAACGGAAAATGTAAAGAAGTATCAACGTGGAGGGGTGAGACTACTCACTGTAGATGTGAAAAATTTGTTCCTTATCTTCCTACGTCTTCCCAACTCAAAGAGAAATACGGAACTTTACGATGGTATTGGACATCCTATACAAAAGAAATTGATGATATAGTTGACCAAGCAGAAGAACTATCTGCTAAAACCTGTGAAGAATGCGGTGAACCTGGAAAAATTCGAGACGAAAGTTATTGGGTCACCGTCAGGTGTGATAAGTGCTACGCAGAAGATTGTAAAAGGTGGGAAGGTTGAGAATAGTTCTCTTCAGTGACTTGCATTGTCATCCATTTCAGCCTTACGCGACTATATTAGCTAATGGTATGAATTCAAGGTTGGCTGATGCTATTAGTTGCATAGACCAGATAGTGGCGTACTGTGCTGATCCAAATAATCACGTAGATTTGGTTTTATTCGGCGGTGATTTGTTCCATGTTCGCAAGAACATTTCTGTAGCTGCGTTCAATGAAGTGTACGCTGCTCTGTCACAATTTGCTGCGAACGACATTCCACTGGTTTTGATACACGGTAATCATGATCAAGCCAGTAAGGACGGCAGTGTTAATAGTATAAAGACGTTTCACAGTATGGCTCACGTTATTGAACGTCCAGGATGGTTGGAATTACGAGGTCGGTGGGGAGACCCATATTCCATTCTCGGCGTTCCATACACGGAAAACATTGAACACCTAAAAGATATTGTAAACATTCCTAACCCAGAGCCACTAGCTCCTAGCATATTGCTAGCTCATTTAGGTGTGCAAGGCGCTAAGGTAGGGGCTGATTTTGTGTATGCCACTCCGTACGACGCCAAAGTAGAAGACCTGAACTGTGGAGCGTTTGACCGTGTTTATCTTGGTCATTATCACATGCACCAACAACTGGCGTCGAATGCTTGGTACATCGGAGCGCCACTGCAACACAACTGGGGTGACAAACATCAGTGGAGAGGTTTTTTGGTATATAATACTGACACCAAGAGTCATGAGAAAGTTGATTTGAAGTCACCAAAGTTTGTTGAAATTGATAATACCTCATTAAATATGGATACCTCACTGTATAGTGATGATTTCGTAAAAATTGTAGATTCTTCTACCGACAGTTGGTCAAAAACACGTATTGAGGAAGAAAGGATTAGGTTAGGCGCTAGATCACTAGAAATAGTGGTGAGGGAGAAAAACAGTGCACCTTTTGTCCCTAGATTAGATATTTCAACTAACACATCCTTTAAAGACGCCATGGAAAAATATGTTAGGTCTGGTTTGTCTTCCGTTGAAGGGTTGGACGAGTCATATTTGTTGCAAATTGGAAATGAGATCTTGGAAGAAGTAGAAAATGGAGAAAAATGATGGGCATCCGATTAAATTTGGAGAATCAAAAATTTGGATATCTTACTGTACTGCGTGATGCAGGGAGAGCTTCTTCTGGCGCCGTCAAGTGGATGTGTCAATGTGATTGTGGCAAGAAAAAAGTCGTCGCCTCTGATTCTTTGAGAAGCGGAAGAGTATACCATTGTGGCTGTCAGGGCCGACGTGCTTTGCATGATTTAGAGTTAATTGGAAAACAGTTTGGAAGACTGACGGTACGTTCGAAACAGGGTTACGAAAAGAAAAGCCAAGCGCTCTGGAACTGTGTTTGTAGTTGTGGTAAAGAGGTAGTCGTGCGTGGAGGAAATCTAGTTTCCAGTAACACGCGTAGTTGTGGTTGTGCTATAGCATTCAAACACGGAATGAGTCGTACGTCTGAGTATATGATCTGGTCTGGTATCAAAGCTCGCTGCTTTAATAAAAATAATTCGGCATATTCCTATTATGGCGGTCGTGGAATTACGATGCACGATCCTTGGATAAATGATTTCATGAAATTTTTTGAATATGTTGGAAAACGTCCTGGGCCTGAGTATTCTATAGATAGAATTAACTCAGACGGTAATTATGCACCAGGAAATGTTAGATGGGTGACAGACGGTGAGCAAATGATTAATAGAAAAGCCAGGGGAACGACATTTAATTACTATCAAAATAATACGAAAAAGACGGCTATTTATCCAAAAGAAGACCCGTTCGTTGCTATAGTTTATTGTGCGCTAGGTTTGTCCTCGGAAGCAGGTGAGATCGCGAGCAAGATAAAAAAATGCATGAGGGATAATGAGGGGATAATAGATCGAGAAGTCAAAAATTCGTTGATTGGTGAGATTGGTGATTGTTTTTGGTATTTAAGTGAATTGTCATCCAACTTGGGAGTGTCCTTAGACTACGCCGCTAAGAAAAATTTGAGCAAGTTGATGGGAAGAAAAGAGCGCGGTACATTGAAAGGTAGCGGCGATAATCGTTAGTTAGTCAATTTAAGGGGGTGGTACAGTGTCTTGGCAGGTTATTAAAAGTGACTGTTTATCAGCATTAAAAACGTTTAATGATGAGTCTGTTCATTCTATTATTACTGATCCTCCATACGGACTAGGCTCTGAGCCTACTCCTGAACAATTAATTGCGTTTATCAGCGGGGATGACGTTCGACTCAATGATAAAGATTTCATGGGCAAGGATTGGTCAATTCCTTCTGTGGCTGTTTGGAAGGAATGCTTTCGCGTATTGAAGCCAGGGGGACATTTGCTAGTATTCGGTGGAAGTCGCACGTTTGATCTCATGTCTCTTGGTATTCGTACGGCTGGATTTGAATACCGAGACACGGTTATGTGGATCTATGGTTGTTTGTCAGAAGACACAGAAATACTTGTAGATGGAGAATGGGTACCTTACTTCAAAGCAGTAAAAGGTAGGCACGCACTTTGTTATGATAGAGAATCTAATAGTTATTCGTGGGAAAAAATCAACAATTTGTACGTGTATGAATACAACGATATCGCGTACAAAATTACGTCAGATAGTACAGACCAACTCGTCACCAAAAACCATCGCTGCTTGGTTGAACAAAACGGAAACTTTGAATTCAAAGAAGCGTGGGAAGCTGCACTGGACGCAGAAACACGCGTACCCGTTTTGGAAGGTTTGTCAGAATTGCTTAACTGTATTCCCCTGCCGGACAAACGAGCAGGCTTTGAGGAAAAGGGCGTGCTCGACACTATGTGCGGGCCGCTTAATTTCAAAAGCAAGGAAAGGGAAATACAGAACCCTAGTAAGAGTTTGTGTAATTTGCAAGAAATCCTACCGTGCGTACATCAGCAAGAAACGAGCCTCGAACAGAAAATTCTGCAGCAACAGGTGCAGAATAATCTGGAGGAAAAAGAATCCACACTTATGGGATCACCTTTACAAGGTGGGGCATCTGGGCAGAAGCGGATGGACAGCGGAATCAATGGCGTCTTACAAATTAAAAATGAGTGGCAGCAAAAACCCTGCATGGAAGGGAGGGATTACGAAGTTGAAAGCCAGAGGCAATTACAAGAATGTTGTTTTGGTTCGGTGTCCGCCGGAGTTTCACAAGATGGCTCAACAGAACGGGTATGTATTGGAGCACAGGTTAATAGTAGCAAAACAGATCAAAAGAGTATTGACACAAAAAGAAGTTGTTCACCACATGGATCACAATCCGCAAAACAATGCAGCTACGAATTTAGCATTGTTCAAGACAAACAAAGATCACAAACTGTTCGAGCATCATGGAAGACCGCTGCCTCTCTGGCAAGGTTCGAAGAAATAGAATACTCAGGCATTGTTTGGTGCATATCAGTTCCTACGGGTGCTTTTGTAGCAAGACGAAATGGTAAGATATTTGTTACAGGTAATTCAGGATTCAATAAGGGAGGAGATATCTCGAAAAAGATTGATAAATCCCTCGGTGTAGAACCTACAGTTATCGGAGAAAATCCTAATCACAGGCCGCTGTCCGGCGTTAGTTATGAAGGAATTTATGCTGGTGGCAATACTGGAAGCAAGTATGTTACTGCGGCTACTAGTGATGAGGCAAAGGTGTGGGAAGGTTGGGGCGTATCGATTAAGCCAGCTCACGAGCCGATAGTCATGGCAAGAAAACCATTCAAGGGAGCATTATTTAAAAATGTGTTGAAGCACGGCACCGGTGCAGTGAACATTGATGCCTGTAGAATTCCAACAGAAGACAAACTGACAAGAAAACTGGGAAAAACGACAGAATCAGATGCCGGCTGGAAATCCGTCAATCGATCAGAAATTGCAGGAAAAGATGGTGGTAGAGTGCCTGCAAATGTAATCCTTGACGAAGAGGTTGGAGAGATTTTAGACTCTCAAGAATCTAAATCTAAGCCTGCCCGTTTTTTTTACTGCGCCAAAGCTTCAAAGTCTGAAAAGAATGAGGCTGGGCCTAATAATCATCCAACAGTGAAGCCGGTAGATTTGATGCAGTGGCTGGTTAGACTAGTTACTCCTCCTGGTGGTGTGATATTGGATCCGTACGCAGGTAGTGGCACTACTGGGGTAGCTGCGGTTTCCGAAGGTTTTTCCTTTATAGGAATAGAAAAGTGCCAAGAGTATGTTGACATTGCAAGACAGCGAATTGAGCATATTGAATTCGAGAATCGCGAATAGCAAATGAGATTCCTTTCGGTAGAAATTCAAAATTTCATGTCGTATGGAGAGCCAGCACAGACTCTCCGTTTGGAAGACTTGGGTTTGGTATCTATTGTAGGTATTAACAAGGACGCGTTGGGTGCTTGTTCAAATGGTTCCGGAAAGTCTTCTATCATGGAAGCGATTGTATGGACATTGTATGGACAGACAATGCGTGGTTACAAGGGGGACGAAGTAGTCAATAGAACAAACAAGGAGAACTGTTTTGTTAGACTGGCCTTGGAAGAAAATAACTCACTATATGAAATCAAGAGAACCAGAAAAGTTAATCAAAAACGTTCTAATGATTTGTGCTTGTTTATAGACGGTGTAGATGCTTCGCAAGGAACCGTAGCAGACACACAAGCAACTATTCAAACTATCATTGGTATGGATTTTTGTACATTTACGCAAAGTGTGATGATGTGGCACGGTACGCAACCCTTCAGTAAAATGACAGATAAAGAGCAAAAAGAGGTCCTGGAAGACATACTTCAAATAGACCAGCTCGCTAAGGCCAAAGATATTGTTAAGAATAAAATTTCTAAGGGACAAGAAAGTCTAAAAAATCTGACAAATAGAGTGTTGTTTTTAGACGCGACAATAGAAGATCTTTCCTTGTCTATTTCCAAACTGTCTTCACAAGACTCTCAATACGCTGAAACAATCAAACAAAGACGTATTGCGCTGTTAACTAAAAAAGTAGATACGGAACTAAAAATAAATGAATTATATAAAAACACCGGGCTCGACAAACTAATTAAAATTAGAGAAAATATAAGTAGTAAATTAGAGGTTATAGGCAATAGCCGAAGACATGTACAAACTGAAAAGCTTATTGTTGCCCGTTCGTTTGCTGAAAAAAAAGCTGCCTTATCAAAAAGAGAAGGCGTGGTCCAAGGAAGGATCATACAACTCCAAGAGGATATCAAAGCATTTAACACCCTCGCTGGGAAAGTATGTCCAACGTGCAAGCAAGAGTTCCACGTTGAGACAGCTTCATCCTGCATGGACATCTGGGCTAAAGAAGCCGAACGGCTACGATCACAAGAGATTGGCCCCATCGTCAACGCGCAAGAGGCTCTCCACGGAGACGAGCAATCTGAACTCAGTGCATTGGCGATTGAAGAAAGCCGTATCAATCAGGAAATTGGAACGGCCCAAGCCGAGCTGCAAAGCGCGGATGATAACGTCCGTAAAAGGAAGGCCACGCTTCAAGTTGTCTGTGAGTTGGAGCACCAGGCTCTTGGAATCCAAAAAGAACTCAACCAGCTTGACGAAGAGAAAAATCCGTATTCCGGCCTCATTGAGGAGAGTAGGAAAAAGCGAGACGACTGCGAAGGAGAGCGAAGATCCCTTACCTGCAAGATTGATTCTCTTTCTTTTGAATTAAGCCACCTAGAATACTGGAATCACGGTTTTGGTAATAGCGGATTAAAGTCTTACATACTCGATAATGTAGTTCCTTTTCTTACAGAAAAAGCGCAAGAATATGCTGATATAGTATCTGGAGGGGATATCAGGTTGGAGTTTTCTACGCAAACAAAGCTGAAATCTGGAGAGATGAAGGACAGCTTTCAAGTCAAGGCTGTTAATCTAAAAGGCGCAGATGTTTATCACGGAAATTCTGATGGAGAACGCAGACGTATAGATATTGCCGTTGGTTGGGCTTTGGCAGACCTAGCAGCGACAAGAGCTAAAAAACCTATATATTTTAGAGGTTTAGATGAGCCTTTTGAACACTTAGATACTGTTGGCGAAGATTTGGTAATAAAATTACTTCACAAAGTTTTGCCAAGGTATGAAACTGTAATGTGTGTCACACATAGTGCACACCTAAGAGATCAATTTCCGAAGGAGGTTGTGGTAACATTTAAGAATGGATTTTCGAAAATTTCGTAGGGACTCCTGGGTAGGGCAGCACAGACATGATCTGATGTACTCTGTTTCCCCCTTCCGAGTTCCCAGATCAAGCGCCTGAGTCTGTGTAGTGGTAGGCAGTGATTAGTTAATACTAATCCGGCAGTTAAAAATGGCGCGCGAGACAACCTGGGAGTCCCTACCTTTTTAAATGGGAATGTAATTATGAATGAAAATGTAAAAGAAGTGCAAAGTAGGTTATTTGCGGGTGTTGATCCCGATACCCCTGTAGACCAGATTCCACAAACCGTAAAGGACAGGTTGTTTGCCATTGTTTGGCAATTATTTCAAAGCCATAGAGTTTGTGAGTTGTTAAAAAATAATATTACTATCGTGGATCGAATAGATCCTGACAGTAAGACTATTGAAACTCTGGTGGTGGAAAACCCTGTTTCCGTTGGTCCCCCTCTTACCAGTGGCCAAGTAGTAGAGTTGCAGACTTTGCTCAAGATAGCCGGCTGCAAAAGTCCTGACAAAATCTTTCAAAGCGTCATGAAGATATTTGGACAGGAAGGTCCTACTGTTCATTTGGGAGGCTCTTAAACATGGCTAATCGCAATAAGCAACGCGGAAACGAACTGGAAAGAGCGCTAGTCCAGGAAGCCAAAGAGGCCGGCCTATCTGCAATTCGCGCTTGGGGCAGCAATGGAAGGGCTCTAGGCGAGGCGGAAACAGTAGATTGTATAGTTGATAACGTACGCATCCAGGCTAAAAGGCGGAAAAAGTTACCCGAATATTTACAAGTTCCTGAAGGAGCCGACATAGTGGTTTTTAGGCAAGACCGCTATGAGCCGCTGGCACTCATTCCCTACTCAGAGTGGCTGCGACTACGATTGCTAGTATCTAAATTAGAAGATCTGAAAAAGAATGATGATAATGACAAAAAAGAACCAACAACTACCAACAATCCCTAAATGTCCAGATTGCAAAGAGTCTATGCTTTATTGCAAATGCCTCAATAAAAGCTTGAAGAAATGAAAAAATATGTAGCTCACTGTGACGGTTCTATTTCTGGGGGTAATCCTGGAGGGTGGGCTGTAGGAGGGTGGGTGCTGCGTAATGATGAATCTTGTGAAGTTGTACAATACGGCTGTGTTGATTTAGGGAAAAATGAACACAACACTAACAATATGGCGGAATACGCGGCTGTTTATGGGGTAATGTGGTGGGCTTATTTACACACGCCACCAACATCTCGTATTGATGTATTTAGTGACAGTCGATTGGTTGTCATGCAACTGAAGCAGCTTTGGCAGTGCAACCGTGCGCAATTAATCCGATTCAGAGATAGTATTTGGAGTTTGACTAAAAAATTTGAAGTTTCGTATAACTGGCTTCCCAGAAACGAAAACAAAGACGCCGATGCTGTATCTAGACTACTTTATGGAGATAAGATTGTAGAACCTTGGACAGCGGAGGAAAGCTACACAATTCCGTTATGCGCGTGATGGAGCAACCAAACCTGAAACTTAAAATGCGGAGAGATGACCCGCAAAGTTGGCTTGCACGCATGGCGCCTTGCACTGTATTGCCTGGAGAGATTTTAGCCGGGGCAGGTGGGCTAGAGGAAAAAAGAAAGATTGTCGCTGCTTTTTTAGTGCAACTTCCTAAGGGAGGACGTTTAGCCACTGTAGCGAGATGTTGCAACTCCGGATATGAGTTGGTAGATAAAATTACCAAGACTGGTTTTGTATTACCGGAACTTCCACTCATACCCAATAATGAAATTATTGGATTAAAGCCAAGCAGTGCTGAATATATCTCTTACAGTAATATTTATAGAAACAGGTCAAAAGATATCGACGAAAAAGAGAAGAAAATCATAGAGTTTATTACGCACGTCTTAGGTGTTTCAATCACAGATAAGCTGGAAATGTCTTTACCAGATGTTTTTCCAGTTACTAGGATTGATGTTGGCATGATTTGGGAGAAATAAGTGCCTGATCAGATAAAACCTAAGAGAAAGGCTGCTGTCTTTGCTGGTGGCACTCCATCCGCTCCTGGTCAAGCTACTCCGTACCTTAAAGGCATTCAACCTCTAGATGTACAAAAGACTATTGCACAAGCTACTCCATCACAATTGTCCTTTTTAATGGGCAATAACTTTGCGCTATGGGCACAGTATGCAGGTATTGAAGTAGATCAAAGAGTATTTGATTTTGATCACCACAGATATTTGCTTCCAATTTATCTTTGTGACGCCAAGGAGATGGCGTGGATGAAGAGCGCTCAAATGGGGGCTACTATTTATGAAGTATTGAGGCTCTTGTGGTTTTGTAGGTATCACCAAGTTAAGGCGGCGTTATATTTCCCTACTTCCGACGGTGTAACCAAACTGGCTAAGGACCGGCTGAACCCTATCATTTCTTCCAACAAAGAGTTGTCTGATAATTTGAAAGATGGGGATGCGCTAGGACTCAAGCACATAAACAATATTCACGGAAAACAGTCCTCTTTGTATATGCTGTACCTCGGGGGAACCGCTTCTAAAGACTCAGTTCCCTTGGATATTTTAGGTTTCGACGAAGTTAGACTTTGTGATAATAACGATATAGACCAAGCCAGAGAGCGTGTGTCGCACTCTATGTGGAAGTACATGATGTACGTTTCTACTGCAGGGCATCCATACAACGACATTGACGCCAGATTCCAACGTGGTACGCAGAATTTTTGGCATGTGAAGTGTGGTGGCTGCCTTGATGGTTTTATCCCATCCGAGTGTTTTCCAGATTGTATAATTGAAACCAGGGATAAACAAGTTTTTCTTAGATGTCCGCGTTGCAAATCTATTATCAAGGATCCGCAGAACGGAAATTATGTTCCACACAACCCTGGTGCGGACTATCCTTCATTTCATATTAGTCAATTTATTTCCAAATTCATCTCTCCAAAAGAGATTTGGACACACTACAACACGTCCACAAATAAGAAAGAATTTTACAACGCTAAACTTGGCAAACCTTACGTGGATGAGGAGAACATGCCAATCAACGATGATGTGTTGGAAAGTTGCGTAAACACAGATTTGCGGTGGCTAGCAAAAAGTGCCAATAAAGCAGATAAAAAGAATTGCGCTATGGGCGTGGACCAACACGGTGGAAATGTCTACGTAACCATCATGAAAAGGGGTAAAGACAACAAAAAGCAAATTGTACATCTTGAAGTAGTAGATTGTGATAACCCAAATTATTGGGAAGCTGGCAAGCCTGTAAGTCCATTCAAAAGACTACATGAACTTATGAAGGAGTTTGATGTCAGTATGTGTGTTATTGACTGTATGCCCAACTACAACGAGGCTACACAGTTTGCTAGAGATTTTCCAGGACGCGTGTTCGTAGCTTGGTACGGAGGACCGGAACAGAAAGACATGGTTCTGTGGCACGATAAATTGCGTACAAAAGAAGCCATGAGGAAGGGGTCTAAGCAAATTAAGATCAAGTGGCAAGTCACTATAAACAGGTACACGGGCATTGATTTTGTTTTGAATGAGTTTGTAGATAGAAATATTGAAATGCCACACCCAGATGGCCTGGTTCAAGTTGCCCGCAGTCCACAGGGGCGATGGGAAGCTGAAAACATCTGTCGGGCTAGATACTGGCTTCATCTAAAGAGTATTGTTCGTCAAAAAACTTGGATTGATGAACAAACTGGTCGTTTCAAAATGGAATGGGTATACTTAGGTAGAGACCCGCATTTTGTACACTCTAGTTTATATTGTAGTATTGCTATTGAAAGAATGAAAAGACAAACCATATTCGTTTTTTAAGGAGATTGTTATTATGAAAATTGATGAGAAGAAGAATTTATTTCCCACTACTAACCCCAATGCCTACAAGGGGTCATTCTATGAAGAAATGAGGAAAACCGAGCCGTTTAAACAAGGTAGTAAGGAGTTTTGGGATCCGATTAAGGCAGAGTCGCCGCCTTTTGAAATAAAACTTGAAAAATTGGACGTAGATAAGTATTTAAATGAGAAAGCTACTGCTCTGTACAACACTAAGCTTGGTAGTACTGTTATTGAGTATTATCAGTGTCCTACGGATGGTGATCGTTTTGCACTGGCTATTGGCACCATTCCAGTTGCGAATTTAACAGATCCCGATGACCCAATTAAATATGTAAATAGTGAACCGACTTGGGAACTTAAGTGTTCCTTGATTCATTATTTAGGTGTTCGGTGTGTTGCTGATTCGCACGGTCGTCCTCCTGAAAAATCTGTAAAAAAGTGGGCTGAGGTTCTTAACAGGTTGGCTGATTCTGGTGTGTGGCAATTCGGCACATTAGCCTCTGCTTTTTGCTTTCCTTTGTTGGTAGATGCGAAAGGTGAACTTTTACTGGAAAGAAGTTTGGACAATCCTTTTGGAGATATTGACACATCCCAAAAAACTGTTCGTTCCAGAATCGGCAAACGAGGTCAGCAACTAATGCTTACTACTTACATAGGCGTTCATCCTGCTTACGCTGTAAAAGACTACGAAAAGGGAGTGGAGCTGCTGAACCAAAAATATGGAAATTTCTTTGTATTTGAAGGAGAGACCGGACGAGAGGTCTGGAATGACAATGAATAATGGCTGATGATCTCAAAGATCCTGCGGACAGAAGCAAGTGGACTGAAGCTTTAGAAGTCACTCACGCTTTTGACATAGAGGAACGCCGGCTTGAGGTGCAACGCCTCAAGTTTAAAGGCGGCACTGTGCGCGGCATTGCTGCTCAACTAGGTGTCAGTCCTAGTACTATTCAGTTGGACATCAAAGCAATAAAGGCGGCTAATGCCGCTGCTGAAGGAGAAATTACTAGTGAAGATCGGTTAGCTGAGGCTATGGTGCACTACAGAGAGTTAGAAGCACAGGCATGGAGGTCATACCACGCGGCGCAGGAAGGCTCCATGCAGGCTCTTAAGGCGTTGGATCTGTTGAGAGTTATACAATCTGATAAAATCAAAGCACTTAGAGATACTGGATTTATCAGAGATGCTCCTGCACAAGTGGAGGTCCAAGTCAGTCACAGATTGGAACAAATAGCTACGCCTGAGCTTATGGCTGAGCTTTCTATAGCTCTTATAGAAAAAGGACTGACTCCACAGCTAGCAGAGCCTGTTCCGGAGAATGAAATTTTAGATGCGGAGGTTGTTGAATATGACGAGGAAAATGACACCGGACAGGACTAGTAGAACTATGCGGAGTAGTTCTTGGGAATACGACACCCATCTTAAAATGGAAGATATCATCAGCTCATTTATAGATGATAGTGGTCATTTTGTGCTTAGGATGACGCCTGAGACGGCTTTGGCGTTGCACAGAAGCGCATTGTACCATACAGGTCAGCTTTCACTTACTCCAACTACAGGTTTTGTTGAATTAACTTATCAATGCCCGTCCGGGCCTATGAAAGTTATTCCCTGCGAAAAGGGTTGGAAGCCTTTCATTGGGTTTGACCCTCTGCCGGATGGGGTTGGCTTAGTGTATAGGAATATTAAAGGTTTACCTGCATATCTATTTGATTTCAGAGGGCCTTATGGGAAAATATGCAAAGATTTCAGTGCTATAAGAGAGGCGCTGGGATTTGCCCCGAAGCACTATATTAAAGTGCGAAAAGACGCTCTTTGGAATTTTTAATACCCCTGGGATGCTTAGATTATGTCTGAAGAATTAGAGAAAGTATGGCGCAAATGTTTGCAATGTGATTCTGATTTTTACATTAAAGAAGCTGATCAAGAGTTTTTTAAACTTAAAAACTTAGAACTGCCTAAACGTTGTTGGACTTGCCGTCAAAAAAATAGAAAGGAAGCTATGGAGGCTAGGATGCGACAAGCTGAGGCAGACAGAATCGCTCGCCTGAACGGTAAGTTGAGAACGGGACGTTCTCCAGTTGACAAGGAAATGTCTCCTGGTAAGATAGTGCGGAAGAGGTGAAAAATTTATGAAATTGAAGCCGGTGGTAATTGCATTTTTAGGACGGGCTGGATCAGGAAAATCAACTGCCGCCAAGTACGTAGAAGAGACTTACGGTGCTAAGAAAGTTGGGTTTGCTGGTCCTGTAAAAGAGCTAGCACGACTGGCGTATAATTTCACTGATGAGCAATTATATGGGTCGCAAGCGGTGAAAGAAGCTGTGGATCCTCGTTATGGATTTTCCTCTCGTGAAGGTATGCAGCGTATTGGTGAGGGCGCCAGGCAGATCATAGGTAGAGACGTATGGGTGACAGCTTGCTTCAAATATATTGAGAGCTGTGGTGAATCAATTTTTGTTATCGAAGATTGTCGATATGTTAATGAAGCCAAGGCCATTATTGAGGCGAGCGGTTTTCGTGGCATTGTAATTAAGCTTACATGTCCAGATTCTGTCTCTGTAGCCAATGCAGAACATCCTAGTGAGGCGGAGGTGGATAAGGTCCCTAAGGAGTACATTACCACACATATTGAAAGTCGCGTTTCTCCTGGATCCAAAGATTTACTGGAAAAAGTTCACGCTGCTCTTACTGAACTTATGTAGAATGACCTTACAGATATGACGCAGTATTATTTACTAGACGATAATGACATGCCAGTCACTTACACTGGTACTTTTGACGAATGGGTTGAAAAGTGGGAAGATATGAAAGGCAGCAGTAAACACCCATTTCAACAGGCAGTGTGTAAAAATGTATGGGTATCTACTACATTTGTAGGTTACAGCTCTTTGAAACTGTATGAAACCATGGTGTTTGGTGGGTCTCTTAGCGGAAAATGTGCGTATTCTTCTGATAAGGAACAAGCTAGGGCAATTCATGATGAATTTGTCTATAAGGTGAAGGAGTCTGAGGGCTTGAACGCACTGGACAATATAAAGAAACAACATCGCAATTCTAGGTGGGCATTTTAAAATGGCTAATTCTTCTGAAAAATTCAATATGGCTGAAATCGCGGCTGGTAGGTTGACTCCATCCATGATTACTGATCTTGTCACCACATATCAACAATTGCACAGTCTATCCCCGGTAGACGGAAAAGCTGGTGCAGCAACCAGGGCGCACTTGTCCTCTGCACTGAAAGTAGTCCCCACACCTGTTTCAGCGAAATGGTTGCCGTGGGATGGACCAGAGTCCAAACAACCCGTTACGCGCGCAGACATATATGAAATGTTTGGCAATCCAGGGGTGGGCAAAGCTGACTCTGCTTGGGTCAAAAATAATATTGTAGGTGCTGAAATTCCTGGCCTTCCTAAGAAAATTTGGGTTAACAAGCGCATAGAACCGTATCTACGTGAGGCCGTTCGCAGAGTCCTTCTGGCACGTCCTGATTTTAAGATTGTTTCTTGTGCTGCTCACGTGTTTCGACATACGCGGCACGATCCAAAACTGCCATTGTCTTATCATTCATGGGGTATTGCTGTAGATTTTAATCCTGATGAGAACTTCGGAAAGGAGTTTCCGAAAGGTAAAGCGCCTGAGCTATGGAGTTCCGCTTACAATTCTGTATGGCCTCCTGGTCCTAGAGTTGTGGATCAGGTTGTAATAGACGCGATGGCCTCTTGCGGCTTCGCGAGCGGTGTTGATTGGAATGAAGATGGTTCCTCTTTAGATACTTCTTACTTCGATGTGATGCATTTTGAATGGGTTGCCAGGGATGGCAAGGATAAAATGGTATGAGTAGTTCTGAAGAGGTTACTAAGTACTTAGATGAGCTAACTGAGAAGATGCAGACGCGAGAGGCTAAAGAGGGCGCGCAGAAGCTTTTCGACGCTTCCCCTGAAGAGTTGGGTCAAGCCGCTGTAGACGCAGCCAAGTCAGAAGAGGTTCCACGTCTTGAATTTATTCCTTCCAAGTATGCCCGTAGAACTTGCGGCAGCTGTCGTGGTTCGGGGGAGTTGCGCATTCATCAACCGTTCGAAAAGGGGAGTAAGAAGGTTGTACCCACGGCCAATAAAATTGCTGTTATTCCCTGCGGGTGTGCAATTAAACGGTATACGAAGGCCATGAAGGATCTTAGTGCCTGACACTTCCATAATTACCATTGACGAGATTGTAGTCGGTACGGTAGTGCGTGTTCTGCTCCCATCTTCCAGCAAAGGATTTAGACCGAGGAACACTGGGCTGTTTAGAGTATTAGATGGAGGTGAAAGAACTTCCATTAACCAGGTTGACTGGCGCAGGGTTGTTGGTTTGAACCGACGAAAATTCGTAGCCAGAGTCATAGAAAACGATGTTGATAACCGTGAAATAACCTTAGTTCTTGAAGATAGCCACACTACCAACAATAGGAAAATCCGGTACGAGGTCCAGCTTCCATATAGCTCGTTTTTACGCGTTTCCAGGTTGGTGCCTCAATCGAGAGTGTTCGATTCCAACGAAGAGGAACTTGCCTTTAGAAGGCAAAACCGGCAATCTGCTGTTAATAAAGGTTATTTTGATGCTAAAGACAGATTTATTGGTGTTGAACTTCTTGCAATTTTAGGAGATACGGAAATGGTCATTAATTTTACGTTTCAAGTAGGGGTAAGCGGTAGTAGTTTTACAGTACCACTTCCGGCTAATGCTGTAGATGATGCTGACTATACTGTAGTTTCTGGGTATAATACTGTAGTGGGTGCTGCGGCACCTATGTTGATGACTGCAGAATCGTCTAGAACAATTAATAACTTTTTGGTAGCGACTGCTGATGGGTCTTCTGTAATGGCAGGTACTACCATCGATTTTGTAGTAAAGGCAAGGTGACGTAAATGTATAAATATTTATTCAGTATTTCACTTCTACTAGGTTGTCAAGTTGGCGCCGACGATAACATGTCTAGTTTCACACCGGGTCCTGACTACATGGCTCCAACGTTAACTCACATAGAGGGCAGTTGGCGTAGTCAGGATAATGAGTTTGTGATCGAAACCGGTAAGATTAAATGCTCTGGTGCGGAAGAAACTATTACTGTGTATCAAAAACATGTGGAATTGGACCGCCCGGCCTGTAGTGTAGGCTACACTGCTCTGTATCAGTTGCCTCCTCCATACGACGCACTTAGAATTCAAGATTCATTTGGTATCAGTTCTTACTATAGAAATTAACTAAAAACTGAAGGGGTTGGTGCGATGTTGTCTATTGCGGTGATGTCTGTTGTCTGTAATGCTACTATATTTGGCTACGCCGGAGACAAGTGGGCAGGAGGAAATGCTTCCTACTTAAAACGTCCTGTAGCGTCTTATGACGTTGGTGTGGCGCACAGAACTTGGAAACTAGGGTCAACGGTATTGGTTAAAAATCCTCGTACTAAGCTCACTGCGTTGGCCTTGGTAGTGGATCGTGGACCTTATGGCGCTACAGACGACAGTGGTATGTGGGTTTTGAAGAGGAAGAGAGAAGATCCAGGGCAGTGGAGAGGATGTGTAGATTTGACGCCCGCGCTTGCTAAATCAATTAAACACAACGGCTACGAAAAGGTGTATATTAGGCGCGTCAAGCTGCAGGAACTTGTTAGCACGGTGATTAAGAAAATTGAAGAGCAAAGCGAAGTAAAGGACTTAATTATATTTGCATTAGCTACCAGAAACTAGTATGGAAACCTTTTTTACATCAGATACTCCGAATGGTTTTATACACGGCACGTTAGAAACTTCTTATTCTAATGTTTGTACTAAAGAGATGGTGACAAATGGGCCGCTATAACGTGCAATAATGGCTGGATTTAGATGGTCCGAGACAGAGGATTCTGTTTTAATTACGCATTGGCGCAATTTTAAAAAGTCTGAATTAATGGAACTTTTGCCTGGTCGCACTTGGGCTGCTGTCTTACTTCACGCTGCCAAGTTAGGATTAACAAGAGATACAACATCCACGACTGTTAATACTCACAAGGCAAAGAGCTATATAGACGGGACATCAAAGATCTCAGCGCTATTGGAAGAAACTCCAGAGGCTTATTACTGGGCGGGATTTATTGCAGCCGATGGTCATATTAGTAAAAGACGCAGATTGCGGATTACATTGGCTCAAAAAGACGAAGCACATTTACAATTATTTTGTAAATTTATTAATGCTAATCCACCTAAAAAACGACTTTCAAATACAGGATATGGCCAGTGCTACATTTCTCTGCAGGACTTAGGCTTCCTTCCTTTTACGGAAAAATTTAACATAACGTCTAGAAAAACCTATGATTTGCGCACACCGAACATTCCTGATGACTCCTTATTTTTATCATTTTTAGCCGGGTTTGTTGATGGGGATGGAGGTATACGAACGCTGGATGGTCGAAGCGATGTGAATTTGCATTTAGTGGGACATGTTAATTCTCTTTCAGTGTTTATGGAATGGGCCGATCGGTTTAATTCACTTATTCCTTCTTCGCAAACTAATAGTAGGATTACTGCAGGAAGTGTGCCAAGAATTGATTCCAGCGGTTATGTTCGTTGGTGCATCTCGAATAATGAAACCATTCGTGCTTTTAAACGATCGTTGCTGTCATTAAATTTGCCATTAATGGCTAGGAAATGGGATTTAGTTGACATTAATAAAAAATCTAAATACGTTTTATCTGATATACGAAAACAGTGGTATTTTGAACTTACAAAAGCTAATTTTTCACGAACCGAAATAGCAAAGGTTCTGGGGGTTGGTATGACTTATACGTATAGGTATACTGCTAATAGAGGCGAGATATGATATACTTTTCCTCCGACGGTCACCATGGTCACGCTAATATTATTAAGTTTTGCTCACGCCCATATAAAGATGTGAATGAAATGAATGAACTGCTAATTCACAATTGGAATTCGGTTGTGAGACCCGATGATGAAGTTTACTACTTAGGGGACTTTAGTCTAACTAGAGGTGTTGTGGAACGAACAGCACCTAGATTACTGGGAAAGAAGTATTTAATTCCAGGCAATCATGATCACTGTCATCCCGCACACAAAAAAGGCAGGAAGAATCTTCCAGAACAGGTTAAATTTTATGAAAACCACGGATTTACGGTACTGCCTATCCACTATCATATGGATATTCCTGAAATAGGGCAGGTAAACCTTTGTCATATGCCTTATAAAGGTGATTATACTGATGAAAGATATACAGAATATAGGATGGAGAATGACGGCAATTGGTTACTGTGTGGGCATGTTCATGAAAAGTGGTTTCATAAAGAACGAATGATCAATGTCGGCGTGGATGTTCATGATTTCAAGCCAGTAGCACTGGAGTGGTTGGTTGAATACATGAAGAAAAAAGCTAATGAAAAGCTCTGTGTCACTGGACTGTGCAAGAAATAGACGTGGACGGACACAAAGAACGCAATCAAACTTGACAATGTAACGAGGCTCTAATAGCCTTACAGGACTGTGTAACTATGACTAGACCCGATTGGCGATCATATTTTATGGACATGGCATACCTAGTTGCCACCAGGGCTACGTGCCCTCGTAAGCAAGTAGGTGCGGTATTGGTTGATCCTGATTTTAGGGTTGTGGCTACTGGTTACAATGGCAGCCCTGCTGGCACTCCGCACTGTACGGAATTTGGTTGTGAGATTGTAAATATTGATGGAAGAGACAGTTGTGTGCGTACGTTGCATAGTGAATCTAATTGTATAGACTACGCAGGTAAAAACGCACGAGGCTGCACTTTATATGTTACGTGCCATCCATGTTTGGAATGTGCTAAAAGAATTGTCAATGCAGGTATTCACGCAGTTGAGTATGACGAGTATTACGTAAGCCAAAAAACTGATTTAGCTAATGAGTTTCTTTGTAAGGAATTGTGTAACGAGTATTCAGATAGGCACGGTTACATTTCCTGCGTTCGCGACTATGGGTATGTGAGGAGCACAAAATGAAAACTCTAAGAATACTAGTGGACATGGATGAGATCACCGTCAATTTAATGAGTGATTGGCTGCGTATATACAACCAAGAGTGGAATGACAATCTAACTCATGACAAGATTCTCGATTGGGATGTTCATCAGTTTGTTAAACCTGAGTGTGGAAAAAAGATCTATCAAATTCTCAAACGTCCAGGTTTGTTTGACTATTTGCCTCCTATGCCGGGCGCTGTGGACAGCATCACAGAACTAGTCAAGGCTGGTCACGATGTCAGGTTTGCTACTGCACCTCCATCGTCAGATGCTGCTAGGGGTAAAATTGAGTGGGTTTTACGTAATTTTGGTCACCTTGATTTCAAGATTGATCATGTTATGCAACTCCACGATAAGGCGTGGATTAACGCTGATGTGCTAGTTGATGATAAGCCTGACACCATTAAGAAATGGCACATGTTGGATCGTGGTTTTGGTAACGACCCCGTAGTCATGGCCATTGCCCATCCGTGGAACACTAATTGTTCCGATATTGCAGACGTGTATGCAAAATCTTACAAGGAACCAGAAAAAGCTTGGAAAACTATAGTATCTGCAATTCACAAATTGAGTAAAAAAGGAGAAAAATAATGGGCGGATTACCAAGAAAAGCACCTGTCACCGAATCTACAGAAGCGATGCCTCCAATTGAGTGGACTATCAAGCCTGTTGCTCTGCTAACTCTAAAAGCGTCTTACAAAATGCGAAAACAAGGCTTTGTGGAGCGTTTTGGGATGGTTAGGGGTTTGGTAGCACATCAGGTGTGGTGGATTCTACACAATTGTCTGGTGCATCCATTGGCTGGGCTTCTGCCATTCAAGCCTATGTTCGCGTTGCACAACTTTACAGTTAAGCTGGCTACCGGCAGAAAGTAAATTTAGTGTAGAATGACCTTATATTAAGGGGGTCATTCTATGAAGAAGTCTTACAAAGTAGCTATCGGCGGTAGGTACAGTATAGTTAATGGAGAAGCGCAAGATACTGTTGAAGAATCTCTTCAGAAAGCAATTGACTACGCTTACAACACGGCGAATTTACATGAATACGTAGAAATATCTGATGATGCTGGTCTTTCCTTTTGGTTTGTAAAGAAGCAGTAACATGTCTGATATTGCAGTGTATGTAGAGGTTCTTGAACCGTCCGGTGCGTGGCGTTTCTACGAGTATCGGAGATTTGCAGAAGCCAATGAATCCAAATCCGTGTTTAGGGAATTGGCAGGCACTTCTGTTGGGTGGTTATACAGGGGTTTTCCGACGGATATGTCCTCAGACACTCGCGAGGAGATCGATTGTGATCCTGGAGTTAAAAATGGCCATTGGCTGTTTTTGCGTGAGCTGCTGGAAATGAATCTGCATAAGCTGCAGGAGGATGTGTACGGTTGGGCTGATTTGAAGGATTGGCTTGAGTTTAATTCGACCGGTTCTATAAGGAAGATCAAGAAAGTGGCCAACCCAATTTACTGTAAAGAAATTAGCTCCTTACAAATGTCTATGCATGTGCATGGAATTCTTAATTCCCCCCCAGAGATTACCCCTATTACCAACGTAGCTCTGAAAGTCACCTCCGTTGGTTCTTTCGTTAACTACTTCATTCCTGAGCTGTCTGCTCTGTCCGTCAACACTCCAGCAGGTGGAATGGGTATCAGGATTATCTACTATTTTGTATGAAATCACGTCCCTGTCAAATTTGTGGTTTTAAACCAATGGGCTGCGTTTGCCCGTGCCTTATATTCAGTGTAGTAGTGCTGCTTTTAACTGTAATATACAGTTATTGGTGGTAAGTTAATAACTATGGACGAGGAAAATTTTGTGGAAATAGACGGTGTTAAGGTAGTTATTGAAACCGAAAAAGCAATACTCTGCTTAATTCATGACGAAGAGGTCTGGGTCCCAAAAAGCCAAATAATGGAGCATAGTCAAGTACAAGGGGAGGGAGATGAGGGATTTCTTTCTATTACCAAGTGGTTTAGTGAGGAAACTGGCCTTGAATGATTGACCTGTAAACTTCTAAGATGCTAACATTATAGGAACTATGAAGTTAAAGAAAGAAACTTACATGCCGATCAGGTCTAATGCTCGTTATGCCGTCGGTCTACTGGCTTTGCTTGCTTTTGTGTTATTTTCGTATTCGTTTATGTTATCACTGGCTGTAGTGTCTGTGCTCGTTACAGATGGGCCAATCGGTGCTATAGTCATGTCCTTGTTCACGGTGGTTCTCTTCTTTTGCATAGCCTTGTTCCACCCCGGTGAGGGTAGTCTAAGGTCCAGGTTTGTTTTTTCTAAACGTGTAGAATGACCTTGTACGTATGAAACTGATTAAATCTGCTATTCAAGGTTTTGTGGTTTGCGGCGCTTCCGTCGTTTTTGGCGTTCCAGGTTTGATTGTAGGTGTATTGATCGCATGTGCTATTGAGTAAAGAAGGGTTACTAGGGGGATGATGACAAAGATAGACTGGTTTCAGTCCTCTAAATCTATTGAGGATTTGAAGGAAGAGGCGGAATGCGAAAACACACTCAAGCTTCTTTTCCAGATCTTGTCTGTGGTTAATAAGTGTCTAGGCCTCCGGCAGTACTTGCAGATTTAGATATTTTATTGAGGAAAATAGAACAAGACAATAAGCTTCATCCTACATCAATATTGAGCTATGGAGATACGTTTGACGCGTATTCTGGAACTTCCTACGCGAAAAAAGGTAACTGGAAGAATTCCATATCTAAAATTGCTGCTATTCTAAAACAAAAAGGAACGTAATTCATGAGCATTAGCAAAGATCGAAAGCTAGTATACCTTAAGGACGTTGTTTTTTCACTACGCCACCTTATAGGCGTTCAACCATACCAAAAAACAGAATACGTCCAGGGTAAGGTTGTTGTTTTGTGGGAAGGTACTTCCATTCACTTATTTAACCCACAAGATGGAAAAGCAGTCACTATGTATAGTAAGGTGGATACTGAAGTTGTCATAGCGGAAATCAGAAAGGTGTCCACTCTATGAAAACAATTATTGCAGGTTCTAGGGACATTATTGACTATGACTTCGTTAAGGATGTCATAAATTCTTGCCCGTGGGAAATCACTGAAGTAGTTTCAGGAGGAGCCACTGGTGTAGATACGCTGGGGGAAAAGTGGGCAGGGGAAAAAGGGATTGCCGTGAGAAAGTTTCCTGCTGAGTGGGACAAGTGGGGCCGGAGTGCAGGACCCCTGCGAAATACACAAATGGCAGACTACGCAGACGCGTTGGTACTGGTTTGGGATGGAATTAGCCAGGGATCTGGTCATATGTTAGAGATTGCCCTAAAGCGCGGACTCACTCTGCATTGCAGGAAATATCAAAAGTAAAAGATGTTGTTGCATAAACCTAAATATGATTGGTTTCGCCGACGAACTGAGGTTTCTCACGGTGGCGACGTTATCGAGGAAATGGATAATGTACTGAAGATCATGTATGACTTCCGGTACCTTGGACCTGTTATAGCTGGAGGTTGTTTATGGTCGTGGGCTGCGGGACAGAAGTCTCGTGACGTTGATATATTTTTTCAAGATAGTGGTGAGACGATGGATGCCCTTAGCAATTTTGACAAAGTATACAAAAATCCAGAAGAAGATTTCATGGGTATGGAGGTAACGCATGATGAGTACGGTGACATTGTCGGAGAACAGGAACGTGCGATTCGAGTATTTAATGGCAAGATAAAGTCTTCAGACACTGCTATTCAGCTTACTGTCACGCAAGAAGAGTCTGAATATATTACGAATTTTTTCGATTATGAGCACGTGCGCGTATCATGGTCACCCCATAATTTTGTGACAGATGGCGCAAAATTTTATGCTAAGGCAATCTTACAACTCGTGGACAATGTGCACGCCAGGGTGCCCGGCAACGCACGATCAGAAGAAAAGATTATGTCAAAAATTATTGCCAAAATGTGGGGCAATCCTCATGCCCATGCCGCACTTTCACAAGTGGGTAGATTTCTCAACAACGGCTACAATCAACTTGTGTCTGTTAAAAATTATGAGGATATTCCTTTTTGAAAGGAGAATTTGTGGAGAAAAAAACACTACAGGACTACGGTCAAGATTTGCTAGACAACATCAAGTTTAATATTGCAGCACTTGAAGAGCTAAAAATTAAAATAAGCGGGGAATGGCAAGAAGAAGATGCGGTGTACCGTTTTTACCACGGTAGTTTTAAGGTATATAGACTACAAGCACTTACCAAAGAAATTGTCCAATTCTTGGCTACGTTAGATCCTAAGGAATCTAAGTACTTGGCAACATACTTTAACGTTATTGTAGACCGAGGAACTAATCTTGAGTTTGACTTGAAGCACAACGGAGATTGGCTTGGATATGCCAGACCCATTTTGGAGGCGTTTTGGCACGCTAAGTATTTTTTAGAAATGTGTATAAAGTATGGGAAAGAGCTGGAGAAGGCGCCACGTACTCTTCCATCTGGCTGGTCCGCCGCGCTTTATCTGTATTGCATCAGGTGACTTACACACTTTATGCTAGACATGTCTAGTTAGGTGGTTTATAACCATTCAACCAAACTTTTTTGGGAGGAAATGAAACAAATGAAATCTATTATGACTGTTATTGTATGTCTACTAATGGCTTCGCCAGTCCTGGCAAGCTCTGTTACTTCCGTTCCTGAGGCTAAATTGGTCACAGGGAAGAAGGTTACTGCTGATGTGAAGACTAAGCCGGTTGTCAACAAGCAACTGATCAAGGATGATTGTCCACCTTGCAATAAGCCGAAGAAGAAGAAGCGGAAGCCTTCTCCTAACAAGCCGAAGCAGTGCTCTGAGTGTACTCCGACGGTTGTTCTGGTGTGTCCACAAGGCCCTGTTGGTCCCGCTGGTCCTCAAGGTGCAAAAGGAGATAGGGGAGTTACACAATACGCTTCTCTGTATCCTGGTGTTGGGTATATGGCTGTGGGTCTATGGCCGAAGAAGGATTACGCATGGGCACAAGGTGTTAGTCTACGTTTTGAGTCCATTCTTAACGCGGATAATACTATGCTTGTTCAAATTGGCTTCGCCCCCGGTCGAGATGGCGCTGTGATGGGTCAGGTTGCTATCCGGCACTGGTTCGATAATACTTTTCTCGGATTTGATTCTGCCCTTAGTTTTGGCCTGTTTGGTCAGGTTATTGGTTTGAACGATAATAGAGAAAATGGTTACTATGCTGGTTTTACTCCTCAGCTTGTTCTGAGTCGTAATATTTTCAGCAATTTTATCTTGTCTGTTGAGGCTGGTCCCGTGTTGGGGTTGGCTAAGTATGAGACTACAGATACTGATGTGGTTGGTGGTGTCCTTGGTGGTGCCGGCCTTTCCTGGGAGTGGTAAATATGGAAAACGTAAACGCGAAAATTGTGGTAATGGCTATTATTTCAACTGTTATTGCTGTGCTGGCTCTCAGCTCTTGTGCTGAGTATGGTGGGCACAGTGGTTCTACAGTGAGCGGTCCTACTGTTCCAGGAACTACCGATCCAGGCCCAACTACAGAGCCTGATCCTGTCCCGGAACCTGAACCTGAGCCTCCCAACACTTGTGACAGAGATCAGTGTGACGAAGTGTGTTATGAGTCTAAGTGTGAGTGTGAACGCAATTGTCGTTACGGTAACGATAATTACGAATGCCGAGAAGATAGGGACTGTCACGAAAGCTGTGAGCTAGCTTTTGGCTGGTGTGAATGCAGTTGCGAAGCTGAGTGTGGATCGTAACTAATTAGTAAGTCCTCACCGCAACACATACAACAACCAAGGCAGCTTAAATTAGCTGCCTTTTTCTTTTTGTATCTTACTGTTCCTACAACAGATCCAACTACACTGCCAACTATACTAGAAACTGCTACAGAAATGTCATGGCTGGTAAATGCCACCCACCACACAGGTGCCCAATGAGAGGCTCCTAATAGTGCGGTGATAACTCCTAACCTATATAGATCTCCACGCTCTCTAGCGTTTTGCCACTCTACCGACAAAAAATCACTAACAGCTGCGATTGCGAAGAATACAAGTAGTAGGGTCATTTTTCTAGTCTCCAAGTCTTATCTATAGATATTTGCGGGTTATCTACATCAATTTGGTACATGATTGTGTCTCTGTCTTTTCTGTGTTTGGATCCGCCTACACGGTCACCAATCACTTTTACTTTTTTAGCTAACTTTATAGCTTGTGCGATATTTTCAGCTTCTATATAGACATCCGCAGTAACTGTAAATTTATACTTCCTCTGCCCTCGCATTTTTCACCTCTTCCCTATTGATATAGCGTACAAACTCTTGTCGTCGCCCTTCCATTGCGTTCCGTTCCACCACAGTTTCATTAGCTTTTCTTTTGGTAAAATATGTATGCCGTGTTCTTTTTTGTTGTTGATTGTGTTTTGTGGGTCGAACACTGTTACGCGATCCCCGGATGTACTGAATGCAAGGCACCAATGCGACCACTTGCTTACACACAAGATTACGACTCTAGCATGAATCAAGGCTCCATGGAGCCAAAGCCAAGCTTCGTCCCTGCTTTGTGATTTAAACTCGGAGGCTGTTAAAAGATCAGCTCCAAAATGCCTCACCGCTGCTAGTATCCCGTCGTACGTAGTGCCTGATACGCATTCACCCTTTGCGGCCTTCCGGAATCTGTCGCATTGTGTACACTCACACTTCCAGCGGCCCTCCTTACACTTTCTTCGTTTTAGTGCAGCGGCTACTTCTCTACAGTGCTTACATTTACCGGCTGGAACGGTTCCTGCCACAGGTATAACTTCAGCTTCGTTGAGATTTACGCTAAAGCACTTAAAGGCGTTGACCACAGAAGCAGAGCCGCAAGACCAGGTAAATCTTTGGAATTTCATGAAATCATTCACCTCTTTTGAAATACACCACTGTCACTGGACTATATTCCGTAACATCGTGTCCTTCGGCTCTGAGATTGCTTACAAAGGCTTCTAATCCGGGTGCCCCTGTAGCCCACAAATCATCTTCACTCAGGTCTATAGCAGCGCAGAAGCGCACAGAGGTAATCTGTACAGGGATCTCTACTATTACTCCGTATCCATTATTACTGTAAAAAGTGGCTTTTCCTCTTGACACGTTCTTTTTACCTGCAAAGGCAATCGCAGATATTAGACCATCGTCTATAAACCACTGAAGACTATAATCTATTGGCAGGCGCATATTTCTAGTATGCCCCATTTTTAATCCCCCTTGGCTCTTGTGTTATAACATATTGAAACTATTACACTAAAGTGGTCCAGTGTCCGTCAACAACGAAGAGCATTTGACGCTTACCATTGGGGTGGATGACATTGTGAGCATGTGCCCATGAACTGGGACCTTTAGTGTAATCCAGCTTAAGTGTGGTAGAGGTGCCTACTTGGTGACATCCAAATCTGATTCCAGGCTTGTGGACATGAGCTATTGAGCTTTTAACACCTATCTTAGCGAATTGATTGATGTTTCCCTTGGAGCCATTGATTCCGTTGTGTCCGTGCATCCCTACTTCCACGTCACTAACCATGTAGCTCTCGTCTGGTGCTAAGAACCGGACCGGAACCTTGCTTTTTCCAGTTATCCAAACTGCTAGTGGATCTTCGTGCACTATGCCGTGTTCTTTAAAAGATACTGATTCAATGAGGGAACTCCACAGAGATAACCACGCTTTTGCATTCCACGGTTCTTCAGTTGGTGCGTTAACTTCTTTCATCCATCGTAGTAGGTGACCGTGGTGATTACTAGATACGATTATATTTTCAGCCCAGTCTGGTGTGGTCGATTCTATGTGTTTTAGGGTTAGCTCTAGTTCTCTCTCTACCAGATGATGCCCGTGCATGTGTTTGGAGTACTGTATAACCGGATCTTTTCTATTGTGGTGAGAGATTGAGTACCCGTCAAAAACATCGTGTCTAACAATTTTCTTTGGCCGCAATGTGTTGACAATGGAGTTTTTGTCTAGATATGTAGCTGCTCTGCATTTGCTGTCATTAATCATCGCGTGCTCGTCGCCCGTGATTAACGCTAGCGCACCGTCAGACTTACTCATTCGATCTGGGCTGTAATACTTATTCAGATCGTAGAATCCACCATTTTTCCGGTCGTTAGTTACTGACCTGATATAGAATCTGGGTCCATCCGTTTCTACAATTACTGCACCTCTACTGTGGTGGAATTCTCCGTTCACACCAGCTCTGGAATCAGAATATTCGCGTACACTGGTGCTCCCAGTTGTATACATGACTTTAGGTAGCTTGTTTTGTGGAGTAGCTACCATTTCCATAGCGAGTTGTGGATGTCCAAAAACTGCAGAGGCACCTTTTGATAGGGACTCTAGTCCGCTTAGTGGAGATGTGGCGGTAGGTTGGACTCTAACATGCCCCATCACCCACAAGTGTTCGTGTAGTTTTACGAGTTCATCCGTTGCGTACGGCTCTATTTCCTCGGGCCACCACGCCTGGTACACTTTGCACTCTTGTGGGGAAGTAGGGTTCCTATATCTGATAGGAATGACAATTATTTCTGCGTCGTTTTCTTTGGCATACACATTGATACTATTCCAGACATCCATGTCTAGAGCTGCGTTGTTCTGCGCGGAAGTAATTATGAATCTTTTTGCATTGCGAATTCTTTTCTTGCGATCTTTTGAGAGAGAGTAAATGATGTCCTCTGGTCTCACTGTTTTTGGCTTCTTCTCTTTTTCTTCAAGTTTGCCCATGTAGTCAACGAGGGACCCTTGGAGACTTAGCCTGCTCTTATATCTCTTGTGTGCGTTAAATAACGCATCCACAGTTATCAACTCTTTTGTTTCTTTAGATAAAGCAGTGGCAAGATCGCTTGTGGTGCTAACCTTCTTGCCACACTTTTCTAAAAGCCCCTTTTCAAAGAGCTTCGTCCAATTTGGCATGTAGTTATTTGCTCCTGGCTATTAGATGCCTGGATCAAATCTACCACAAGCAGCGGCGGTGTAAACTATTTAAGCCCTAAATTAGGGGAAATACTTAGCTAAAACACCGCCGCCAGTCTCTTCCCAATTCTCTGAAGGTCCCATATCTACATAGCGCCAATCAATAATACCCACAACTTCCCAATATTCGTTGAATACGGGTCCGCCGCTATTTCCAGGGACAACGTGCATACTTACCCAGAAGTCGTCTTCTTCGTCATATGCGAATACTCTTCCACATTTTGTAGTGATAACGTCAACAAGACCGCCGCCACCTGTATAACAAATGATGTCATCGATTTTAGGTGCAACAGTGCTTACTGGCATCCAGTTGTTCAAATCACTCTCTGATTCTAGTCTGGCTGCGTCTTTCTTGCTTTGTGCAACGAGTTTAGCTTCAATTTTCGTGCCATTCCACAGCCTAATTTGAACTCTTTCCAGGGGACAATCCACCACATGATATGCAGTAATTACGCTCCGTTTACTGATAGCCACGCCAGTTCCCATGCTGCGTGAGCCGTCTTTGCAAGTAGTGAATATTCTTACCACCGACTTATACCTATTTTCAGTTGCGTAGCTTTTGTATTGTCCGCTGTCTGCACTGGGAAGCGTGTGCCTTTGTGGACCTTGAACGTTGCATGACGTGAAAAGTCCAAGAAGTAATAGAATTATTGAATATTTCATAAATGGTGAAACCTCCTACACTTACTTACAGGATACCTTCATACGGCGAAAATGTGGCAAAAAATCCACATTATTGCAACTTGAGAATATTGCTTTGTAAAGTATATGTAGAATGACCTACTATTTAGTATGACTAAAAAACTGCTCGCGCGGTTGAAAAATGCGATTAGGAAATTCATACGCAGAGAAATGAAGTGGGCGGCGTTTTCGAAGTGTAGAATGACCTAATAAATATGAAGAAAGAAGGCACTCTCCTATTTCTGGCCTCCACGACTCTTATTCTTAATGTAATTGACGCTCTTTGCACCATGCTGTGGGTGTCGATTTTGGGAGTGGGTAGGGAAGCTAATCCTGTTATGGCATTTTTCCTTAATAGAAGTCCTACGCTATTTTTGGTAGTCAAGCTTTTGTTGGTGGAGGTCAGTGTTTACGTGTTATGGAGATCTCGATCACACGCGCTGGCGAGGTATGGGTTGTTGTTAGTGTTCCTTGTCTATTCTTTCATCGTATTTTTTATACATTCTCCTATGTTAGTTAGGGTGTTGGGATAGTATGAACATTGCCTACGGCATACATGGCTACGGTTATGGGCACGCTACACGCTCTATGGCCGTAATAGAAGGTCTGCAAATTTTGGGACACTCTGTTACTGTGTTTGCCGGGGGTAGGGCAATAAAACTTCTGGACGGACTGGTGGAGGTAAAGGAAGTGCCGTGCTTCGCTTTCCACCAGAGCACTCCTGGGAAAACGGATCCTTTTCTTACCGGCCTTAGAAATGCCCCATATGCCAAGGATCTTATATTTCGTAAGCGTCGTTACAAAAAAGTTAAACAAGCGCTCAAAGATTGCAAACCTGATATTTTGATAACAGATTCTGAGGCTTGGACTGCGTGGGCAGCCAAGGATTTAATGATCCCCACCATTAGCTTTGATCATTATGGAATCATTGCGTGGTGTGACGTAAAAATGGGTTTGATGGACAGGCTGCGTGCCCAAATAGACAAAGAACTTTATCGTCTAATGATCCCGAATCCTGACAGGGCTCTGATATCTTCCTTCTATTACGCGGAACCCATATCTAGTAACGTAAGTGTAATACCGTCAATTCTACGAAAGGAAGTAGAGCAAAGGAAGGCCACTAAAGGTAACCACATCCTGGCTTATTTTTCTATGGGGATGAGTCAACGTGACTTTGACAGTCTCCAATATTTTGACGACGTTAGGTTGTATGGCACTGCCCGATCTGGTGTTGAAGGTAACATAATCTACAAAACACCTAGCAATGACGCATTCCTTGATGACTTGTCATCATGCAAAGCTGTTATTAGTGGTGCCGGCAATCAGCTTATAGGCGAAGCCGTATTCTATCAGAAGCCTGTGTTGGTCATACCTGAGAACAGCGTAGAGCAGAGACTAAATGCGCACTACGTAGAGTCTATGAGCATAGGAATGACTACTAGTAAGTTGAATGAGTCTGTGTTCAAAAAGTTTTCCAGTAAAATGGAGTCGTTTAACAGCAGCAAATTATCTAACGGAAGACTGCAAGCACTGGAAATCATTGAAAAATGGTTGGGCGAGTTGTCATGAATGTAAAACCTTATCGTGTAAGGGTGGTAGCTATCAATGAGATGATTAAGGTTACTGTTAACAACGTGCTGATTCCAGGCGCCTATTTCCTGTGGCGTGGCTACGGAATAAACGATGAGGATCCTTTTCCAATGGCATTCTCCCCGCCTCCTAAGGTAAAGGCTAACGAGTTCTTAATCATATCTGCAACAGATGTGATGACACGTAAAGAAGTGTGGCGTGACAAATACCTGCGTCGTTATAAACACGGTAAGTTGTCTTGGGATCTGATACATACAACTTACAAAGGGCCTAATAAACTCCCTCACCGAACGCGCATGAAAGCACCGGAGCCGGAGAAACCGACCATCACTAAGTCTCCTAGTAAGGATGAAACAGCGAGAATGCAACGTTTGTGTGACGAACGAAAAAAGAAAGCGTTATGGAACTTTTGAAGTTTTACTCTGTGGGCAATTTAATGTAATGTAGGAAGAGTGGGAGAGTGGTTCAAAGAATTGTATAAGAGTGTAAAATATTACTTTTCTTTGTATCTGTGTTCGTGGATGGGGCACAAGTTTGGACCTTACCAACACTCCGTAGTACCGTTGGGCGGACCGTATGTGCTCGAAGGTAAGTTTTCATACTGTGAAAGATGTGGCGCCCGATGCAAAGGTCGTAATACTAAAGCTGTTCCTTTGTACGACCCAGACGATTCCAGACACCCGTGGAAACTGAAAGGATGGCAATACAATAGAGAAACAAAAAACTGGCAACATCCCGATTTTCCAGGTGAAATTAGAACTCTAGAAGACAGAGTCGCATCTGGTAAGGTAATCTAATTAGAGTCATGCCTATTATTAACATACCTACAATTACAGCAACCGGAGTCTGGACGGTTGATCCTACTATTACAGTTACCAGTGACAAGTTTGTCTTTACCCCAAACCTCCCTGCGCATACAGCTATCTTGACTTCTAGTGTTCCTATGGCTTTATGGGTAGAATTGTTCGAACTTTTTGAGAAAAAGCTCACACAGAAAGATTTGGATGATTTTTGGGCCCGCTGGAATGCTTCCATGTCCGGCGTTGCGTGCCCTGTGTTGCCAGGCGCCAGAGGCCCCGTTGTGGATTTGAAATCTGCGAAAAAGGAACCAAGGAAAAGAAAGAAGAAGGTAGTGGAGAAAGCTGCTGCCAAGCGCAGAAATGCACCCTGGAATTTTTGACACTCCGTGTGCGAGGTGAAAAAATCCCGTACGGTAAGAAAGCGGCGGTTACAGGCAAAATCTTACCGTACGGGATTGCTATCAAAACACTACGTAAAGTATTGATAACATCCCGCATACATTGAAGATACTTACAAGAATCAAAATTTCTAGTGAAAAGGACCTTGCTTTTTCTCAAAAGCGATCACAACATAGGGGATGTGAGGTATTCAATGAAGAGACAACCGGAAGACCTTATTACATGGGAAGACCTAGAGAAGATGACTCCGAAGGTAGAGGTCATTGAAATCACAGAAGAAAAAGAAGCCGCTCCCCCGCCAATGCCACTAGACAAAACACTATTCCAACCAAAGAAAGCGGACAGGCCAAAGGCGCAAAGATTTTAACTACTCCGTGTAGAGCAGGTAGGTCATGTGTGTCGGGCTGCTAGATCTTAACAGGTCTAGCAGTCTTTTTTTATGAGTATTCGTCTCCAAAGTCGTTGTCATAGCAAGACTCGTACCAGCTCTCGTGTTGAAGCTTGAATCCACACACGTAGCAGCGTTCATTACTTCTGGCTAGCCAGTCGTGTTCGTCGCTGTTAATGCATTGATCCATGATGTCCAAGTCTGACTCGGTTCTATGGTTTCTAGGAGAATTTAAATCTCTAACGCCTTGCTTTGTTAACTTCATACGATTCAGCTCCCTGCCCTGTTCCACAATCGTTTGAAAAACCCTCTGGTATCTTCTCTAGCTACTGTGGGTTCTTCGCGCATTTTTGGTCTGTCATCCTTCAGTGTGAGGTTTTCCACTTCAGTCCTCTGTTGAGATGCAAAACTTATTCCATATCTATTCATGAAATAGCGTTGTCTCATCCCTGTAGGTCCAAATCTGTTCTTTTTCATTTCGAAAAATTTGTCTCCTGTCTTAGTGGTAAACATGTGTCCATGTATGTCTACCATGTGTTTGAGTAGTGTGGGGCCTGCGGCCTGCCCACTTTTGGTGATGTGCCCAATAGCTATCACCAGCACATTCTGTTTATCAGCCAGTGTGGCCAATTTCGTGCCAATGGACTTGATTAGATTGGAACCTTTCAACTTTCCATCAGTCAGTGTTTGTAGGGAATCCTGTATGATTACGTCTACCTTGTTTTCCAGAGCGTAGGCAATCAAATCATCCACGCTCCCAAATTGGGAGACGCGGAATTCTGCGTTTAGTTTCATACGCTCTGCAGTCATTTTGACTACATATACGTTTTGTTCTCCTGCATTGTACAGTACGTTTTTCCCTGCTCTGCGCTGTAGCGCGTCAGCTATCGTCATGACGAACGTTGACTTCCCGGCTCCAGGTTCTCCTGTTAGGAGCATTGAAGCGAATGGTGCCAATCCAGGCTGTTCAGCGCCACCGAATAGTCTGTCGATGACTGGTTCTCCTGTCTTGATTCGTTCATAATAGCGATCAGGCACTTCTATGTTATCTAGCGTCTGTACGTTGTTATTGCTGAATCCGAGATCCATCTAACTCCATCCATTCTCGTACAGTGTTTTGGCTGAGTACGATCCATACACATCGGGGTATATCCTGATGTAGTCCAAATTGTTAAGCACAGCTTGCCTAGCAGTACAACACTCTACGTACAAGTATTCCTTTAGAGTAGAAAAGTAAAAATACCCCATTCCATTGATAGTTTTGAGTAATTGGCTAGCGGAATCTTTCCAATCCGTATTAGGCACAATCCTAAAAGAGTAACGATGCTCATCACGCGGTATCAACTCAAGATTGTGAAAATCTTAATGTCTCCTTAATTTTGGAGGTCAGGAATTTCCGGTTTTACGCCACTATGCACCGTGGGGAAGTTTTGGCGCATACGGTTGTGGCATAACATCCAACAGCCCGATGGAGCGTACTGAACCGATGGCATTGAGAGTACATCCTAGTTTTACGAGCACATCTGTGGGAATCACGTTCGCAGTCTTCATCGTGTTGAGATGCCAGTCAAAGAATTGTTCAAGCTCAGGAAACCACTTTGTGAGATCGTCACGTATCTGACCGCATGAGTGGGCACACAACACTATGTTACCTACTTCTCCCACAACATCCAACCCGTGGTATTCCCCGTCTTGTTCGACCACATATCGGGCAGCTCCCTTAGATGTGCGATAATTAGTGCCACATCTCTCGTTCATTTCGCGTATAGCGTCGCCTTCATCAAAGTAAGACTCCAAAAATCGCTTGGCCTCCCATCTTGCCTGACGTTTTGTGCAAACATCTCCTGCCGTCCCACATATAGACAATTCCCATACAGTGTTTCCGTCTTTCGCACGTTCACGCAGCTCTACCTCTGCGATGCAAAATTCGTTCCCATTGTGCCTCAATGCCTCATACTTCAGTGACTTCATGACAATTTCTTACCTTTCGCTAGCATGTGGTTGAGTATCAGATAGGTTTCCCTATTCCGTCTTGTCGCCTTCTATTTCTACAATTGAGTAATCACAGTCAACTAACTCCCAGCTATCCATGTCAGAATTCTCCGCTAACTCTACTGCCTCATCTTCATCTCGCGCCTCAATGTCAGTTGTGTACGTACAAATTTGTGTGAATTTAAACTTCATGACAATTTCTCACCTTTCCCTTCTTTTGCATACGATCGCTTACCTTTTGCGCGATCATAGCGATCCCGCCAGTCTTACTGGTAAGTTTTTTCCAGCTATTAGGGATCGTTACGGGTGTACCGTTTACTTGGACGTACACGTCAATCGCGGTCTGAATCGTAACTAACCCACACTCCAGCTGATACTCGTACTTGTAAGATTCGACTACAACTTTCATTACATTTGCTCCTAAAAGTATCCTACAAACTCACCATTCTCATCATGTGCGACAAGGTGGCAATAGTCACCAGGGAAACCGGCAACGTGGTATGTCCACCCACCAGTCTCGTCCGCATTCATTTTTCGTGCCAATTCTTTGGCTGCCCACTTAAGGAACAGTGTGGGTGTAAGATCGAGTCGTTTTTGCATCTACTTACCCCCCACTAAATCTGCACATGCGTTGTATGCGCAGCTAAACACACTTCTGCCCATAGAGAGGTCAGATTCGCACCTTGTGAGAGATGCAATCTTACTCGCCCACAACACTGCCACCGGATGTGTGTTTCGTTCAGCCGAACTACTCACATGCTCGCACAAAGATTCCATTGCGCGCGCAAATCCATACACTACTCCACTAAGGTTGCACGCGTCTTGCACGTCGATCGCGTCTTGCGCCAGTTGTTTCAATGATTTAGCTTCTTTTTCCATGATTTCCCTTCACTTTCAGTGTTACATTCTAGTACTTCAAACCGTATTCAGTCGCAATCCGCGCTAGATTGATCTCGTCTAAAGGTCCGCAATCATCTCCCCACGTGTCATGTGCGGTTTGCAGAGCGTAGGCTAACTCACGTTGCTGACTCTCGATGCCAGCTGCTGACAGGATCTCTTGATCCCAGCCCCTAACCACCGATCTGCTAGCTTTACCCTCCCACCTCGGATCATACCTGTCATCGGGAATCAAGCAACCTATCGCACATCGTAGGCCATCCTCGGTACGATACATACACGCGCCATGTTCGTCGGTAGCTGGAGTGCCTTGTATACGCAAATGTGAGACAACTCGGTCAAATAGCTCTTGATTCGTCATGTTAACATCCCCCCTTACTTGCAGTATTTTTGAACACATTGGATTACAGCTTGTTCCAGATCCACGCCGGAAGTGTATGCAACTCTCGCATCGTTAAACAGTTTTCCGATGTCTAGGACGCTGATTTGCTTGCGATCTCCGTGCGTTCTATAAAGATCGCTGATTCTCTCATCTAACTCTTTAGTCTGTTTTTTGGTTAGCTTCATAGTTTCACTGCTAGCACACTTTTCGTGCCAACGACTAAGCAGTTGAATTTGCTGTGTAAGTATTTATCGCATGACTAGCAATTGCCAGTGGGATAATAGCTAAGTTATTGAAATCCCGTTTTTGACTGGAAATTAGCTGCCATCTGCATTTCTGTAACTCACTGAAACTTCGTTCCCGGCCTGGAAACTACTCGCCACTCGCGAGGTTAACTAATTGAAACTGCTTACTGACACAGTAAATGCTTTAACGTCCTAACATGACGAACCAAATTGATTCTGATCTGCTAGATGCACCTACAGTGGAAATTGACGCTGAAGAGTTGGAACGACTCTTGCAAGAGTGTGATCTCCGCAATATGACTGACGAATTCGCCCGAGCAGTTATTCGCAGTTTAGCGTTTAGTGATTACCATAGGGCACAATGTGAGGAAGAGTGGCCTAACGAAGCTATTGTGCGCTGGTATGTGGAATCAAACGACATGGAAGTTCAAACCGCCATCGACTTACTTGGGAGACAAGAAGCGCTGGTTGAGTACGTGTTCGCTACACGCAACTATGAAGTTAGCCTGTAGCATACAAAGGAAGAGAAGGTAAGAATATGTGGGAGAAACATGTAGTTTTAGCTCAGACGCAGTATGCAGACACTTACAAAGTATGGAATACGGCTACTGGCGCGTGTGTCGCTATCCTCACAGGTAGGCGAGCAGCAGATATGCTTATACAAGCACTTATATCCAATGGCGGGGATTCCTATGCCCTAACCGGGGGAAATGTGTGTTCCTGTCCAGAAGAAGAAGATGTGTAATATGCAAGAATACAAAAAACTATCAATCATTTCGTACGAGCGCTTTTCAGGTACAACTGCTACGCTCAACTACACTAACCATTCAGACGTACACTATCGCCAATACTACGATATATACAGTAAAATGGTTACATCCCGTAAGTATGATTATGTGGGTTTTTATGGGATAACCGACATTGGCGAAGTTGTGCGACTTAGTTGCTCAATGTAAGTGACAACTAATCGCCAGTATGGCATATAACGATCCTAGCAATAATGAGCAGTTAGATACTGAGAGTGGAAATTAATTGCCAGTACACTTTCCAAGTATGTGAAATCTCAATTGGCACATCTCTTGCCTATAACACTTGTATGCAAACCACGAAAAACACCAATGTAAGATTCTGGCAGTGGCATAACGACGGGTGGGTAAAGCTCACACTGCGACCTGGACAGGAACTGTCCCACACTGTAAGTGGCGGTACGGAAGAGGGATACCGCTCCGAATGGACTACATGGTCCTACGATGGTGACCAAGGTGTGGTTTATCTTATAGAGTCGTCGCGTGAGCGTGACTGTGATGGTTTGTATGACAGTCACGCAGAATATGCGTGTAATGTTACAGATGTAGCCAAATGGGAGTCGGCTGTGTTCGATCCTAACGAAGAAACCCACAAAACACCTGTATGGCAGCGGTTCGAGTGTGGTCAACGTGATTACACTGCCGAGTCAATGAACTACTAATACCTACATAAGGAGAGAATGTATGTCAAAAGCGGCTAATGTATGTCAAAAGCGGCTAATGAAGTTGTGAGTGCGTTTTCACGTCACGAAGCGAAGTCAGGTGCGACAATATGGACTGATGGCCACACATTGTACTCTTATCAGATGCCAATTGCCCGACATGACGGAGATGGTATTCTCATCGTGAACAAGGGACCTACAGTAACTACATCTAAACACATTAACATTGCTAAACGTACACTTCCCGTCAATGCGCTCATTCACGTACACAATCTTCCAACTCGTGTATGTAAATGTAAGTGACTAAGGAGAATTATCATGACAAGAGGACAGTCATCAGACAATATGCTACACGCGATGGCCGATGTGTTGAATTCAGGGAACTATAAACTACCTTCGCGGTTTCTATCCGACCTTATGTGGGATGCTGTGAGTGTGTATAAGTCTCCAGAACCTTTTGTATGGATGCTGCGTGAATGTGGCACTCAAATCTGCAGAGACACATACATGATGGACTCATGTGTAGACACATGGCCAGATTACCTACATCTGTTCTGGGTGTCTGATATAGGAGAATTCCCACATAAAGGTACGTGTAGGGAAATTAGTGTCAATGAAGCTAGAGCACTTCTGAAAGACCGCATGGGGCAAAATGACCCAGCTTAAATGATTGAATCTATTAGACTGTATAAATCCTGGACAGTAAGAAATTACCTATATCTAGTGATTTCGATAACTTAGCAGACGCTTATCTTTGGCATGAGACTTGCTGTTATTTCCTAGTGTGTCAGCCACACATTGCAGGAGAAGGTAAAACAATGGCGATTTTTGTAAGCAGAACTAAGGAAGAGTATGAAGCAGACCCACAGAATATCCGTATGGTTACTTCATACGACACAGATAGGATACATCACTACTGGTGCTGTGTAAGTGGTACCCGACCTGACGGTGCCTTTGGTCAGACGGAACCACATTGCCCACACTATAACGATCCGACCTACACTATGTCTAAAGGCCCACAATGTGGTGAAAAGTGTTATGCAGAACCACCCAAGTACCTAATGACCACCTATGTAGGCAAATGTCTGTTCGAGAGGGAAGAGAACGGATACCACGACTCATATTTTTATATGACAGTGTGGGACGAAGACACACAGTCACCAAAAGAGGTATGTTTTGGTGCGACAGCATATGGCGGGTGGGTAAATCCTACTACAGATGCCACCGATGAGGTTAAAGCTAAGTATGAAGCCTACATTACGGAAAAAAGGCGACAATATGATGCGATGGAAGCTTTAAGGCGAGCCAAGACCCCGGAGAAGGGAAAGGTATGCAAAGTAGTCAAAGGTCGTAAGGTTCCTATAGGTACGATCGGCGTGGTGTTCTGGTTTGGTCCAGAGCGTTACTCTAACGGGCGCAAGGTCGGCCTGGTGGACTCGCAAGGCGTTGCTCACTGGACATACGAGGGTAATTTGGAAGCCGTCCTAGAGCACGGTAACGCGTTACAGGGCACGTTACAGAGGAACGGAAAAACCTACATCTGGGCAGATGCCCCTAAATAAGGAGAAATGTATGTATATCAGCCACGGCAGACCTATCCCACAAAAACGCATAAAGTTCCCAGGTGCCACACATGAACGTGTCTTGCGCGCACTAGAGTCGTTTCGCGCACTATGGCGACGAACACCTACATCTAGGCAACTGGACCTACAGATATACGAACAGATTCAGTTAACTTACAAGCAATTACAAGAAGGTAAAGTAAGCACAGCTGATGACACTGTATACGATATAGTTATTTTACTTACAGATGCGACAATGTAAAGCATTGTAAAAAACTGTAAAGCATTGTAAAAAAAACACTCACATTAAGGAACAATGTATGGAAATTACTACAGTAATCTACCGTGTGTTCAAACAAGGAGACGTAATCGCACTATTCCCTACACTCCCAGGTACGGCGGATTGTCTTACATGTATGTCTTATATGCATGTAGGTCAACATGGGGCAGCAGACCCCTATGGACTCATAAGTCACACACGACTGGCCGCTCCTGAGGAATACAAAAACCTACATAGGGAATTGGAGTACATAGGGTACAAGCTGAATGTAAGTAAAAAGATCACATGCGCTATGCACAATAAACGCATGTTAACCTACAAATAACTACATGGCAGGATCTTGCCAGTAGTGGCAATTAACGATCTCAATAATTATCAACACTTACCAGGGACCCCTGGCAAGGCACATCCACCCACATCTCCATACGATCATCAATGATTTCAGTGTCTTGCAAGATGGCATAAGACTTGCTTTTTATAAGTGTATGACATACGACGAAAAACACAATTTTCTGAATAAGTTGAGTGATTTCTACTGCTTAGCAGTGAACCTACGTGCAGCCACTACCACAGAAGAGAAAATGTCGGTTATGGACGCCCTGTTCGCGCTACGTAGGGACCTTGGTGACCTAATTCTCGCCACAGAAACTACACCAGACCTGTAAAGAGTACAGAAGGAGTAAATGTATGAAAATTCATGATAAATACGTTGATATGTTCACAGAAGCCTACCTTGAAGCCGCTTTCTGGACAGAGGAGCAGGAAATAGGTTCAGAACCTACATTCTTTGACATTGACCCACATGCACTTACAAAGGTGCTTAAAGATTGCGCTGATTTTCAAGAACAGAACGCGCAACTCCTTGAAAACCTTGATGATTCTCAGTGTGGGCACGATTTTTTGTTAACCCGCAATGGCCACGGTGTAGGTTTCCAGGACCGAGGGTATCCAAAGGTAGTTGCAAACGCACTCTCAGCTAGTTGTGATACCTTTGGTGAAGTGTGGGTAGAACTAGGGGATGATGGCAAAGTGTACGGTTTCTGAGGAAAACTGATTAAATAACCTACAGAATCTCTCTTATCTAACTAGCACCTACATAACCTGTGGGTGTATTTTTTTGCCTACATAATGTAAGTAAATACTTACAAATCTGTATAGTAGGCGATATATCACCTACAAGACACATAATTAATGAAGTATACTACATGTCATACTATATCCTATCTATATGTAATTACACACAAATACACACATTAACCTCAATTGTAATCAAAACATTACAATTTAATTACAAGTTAATACATTGGATTACAAGAGATGACAAGAACTCTTCAAAAACCACAGGGAGGATTTCTGAGCATATGTAAACCAAAGGTGGACATGTAAGCTTCAAAGAGTACAGTGTGAGCATCTTTAGTACATCAGGAGGTCAAATGCGACAATAGAGGAACTAGTGAGGTTATATAGGCAAAAGAGGACTCTGTGTGACCCTGTAAGGTAATAAGGAGGCTTTTGTAGATAACGAGAGGATACTGTGAGGCAATATAGGAACTAATACACACTGTAGGAACCTATAGGTTTATATAGTCAGAACACCTACATGTAATATAGTCAGAACTATATATAGGTTTACATAGTCAGAACTACAGATATGTGGGTATATGTGGAGTCTAGGGTCTGTAGGCCCCATGAGGTCAATAGTTCCCACTACTTACATGTGGGATACGCCATATCGGTGGGACACCTACACACTAGGGTCAGTCCTCACCTGGTGACGACAGTCATCCCCACCTACATGTAGGGGGAACACTTAACCTCATGCCCAGGTCAGCTGACCCTATCTGTAGGACGCGATAGGCTTAAAATATGGCCTGAACCCACAATGTGGGTATATGTAACTATTGCTCATGATGTCCATTGGCCCCATTATAGCCTGGGACGCAATAGGATGCGATTTGCCGGCTTGCCTACACACCCCGGGTACTATAACACTCTATTTTTTGGCCTTTAGGGGGAAATGTAGGTATTATACTACCTTGTAGGTAATGCAAGAGTCATGCCAACCTATATATGCCTACATGCCCCCGAGCCATTGAATCACGGCTAGTATAGTGGCCATTATCTGGTGACAATCGATTCTGAGCATTTCTATTGCGTTCTGGCCTCGTATGAGATGTGTGGGGGTATGGAGTGACTGTGTCAAATATGACACGGCACGATTCTTGCCCATCGAAATAGGATGCGATGTGTTAAATCGACGCTAATGAGGCCGATACATGTGGGTGTATATCGCAGCCTCTCCCAAGGACCTTATATGTAGTTTGCTCTATAGCGCTATTAGCTGCCCTAGAATCGATTGACCCCATCGGTTGCTTGTATAACAAGGGGGACGGGAAGGGCCCAAAAAGTTGGGAGTGGTTTGATGTCCCACCCCCGGTTGAATGTAATGATTTTAGGCTAAAGCTTTACGACGGCGCATTGAGTGAGCTTTTTGTAGCGGATATTCACACTAGTAACACCTTGTGCGACAAGCTCCGACTTTGTAGCATATCCGCCACCGGACATGATGTCAACGCACTCGAAGTCTTTGCAATGGATTGCCACCCTTTTTTGTATCTATGCGATATCATTGAGCAATTAATTGCCACCACATGGCAAGTAACTTACCAGTCTGCATGTAGGGAAAGACCAAAAATCAATAGGTTACGAATGGCATACGATGTGCATTACCCTATACCATGGAACACATCAACAAAGAATTGACCCTGGCCACCTGGATTGCTCCCTCCCTTAAAGCGGAGGACTTTACTCAAGCGCTTGAAATTGCAGAGCTTAATGAAGCTCTCAACACGGCGGAATGGATTGTCGGTGAGTATACGGTAAACACCTTGAATGCCCTATAAGGTACGATACATTATCCCTAATGTAGCTTAAGGTACGATACATTATCCCTATACCTACATGGCAATTACTTACCACATGCAAATCCCATGCCACGCTAAGTATGCGAAACCATTGGCTGGCATCAGAAATGCATTATAAGGGATCAAGATGATGACACTGGCAAACATTTGGCTCCCCGGACTCTTCCTGTCGGCCTTCGCCATCGGTGTACTCGTAGCTGAGTATAACAGGGCAGTTTCCCGAGCTGTAAGCAAACGTAAGCAAGTTACCCGCAAAGCAGTGAGTGTTCCTGCTTTCACCCACAAGAAACCACAACCCGTAGCAGCGTAAAGAAAGGTAAGACAATGACCGACTATCAAAAAGGCTTCAAGAATGGCACGAGATTTGCAATATCAGCTCTCAGGAGACAAGGTGGGATAGAGTATGTAAAGGATGAGATCAAGGTAATAGAGACCACACCGAAGGGATGGGGAGCTGAATATCGCCAAGGGTGGGCAGATGGAGCTAAGTCGGAGCTGTTGGACGTACTTCCACCGCGAGAATCACAGCTTTGGTTACCTGAGAATACACCGTAACACAACAGGCCATGGGGTAGGCAACTACCCCACCTCCCCCCCCCTTTTTACCTACATGTCTCGCTTTGTGGGGACTTTGAATACATAAGGGTCCCAGGGTACCAGACGGAGGTAAACATATGAATATATTGTTAGATCCCATATTGAAAATTTTTAATTAAAAAATTATTAGACATGCCTGATATAGACAGGTAAAGAAGAGTGTAGAATGACCTAATAGATATGACAGTCAGTAATCCAAAGCCTGGAAGTGTATAAATATGAGTAATATAACTAAACGGCTGACCATTACAGAACGGTGGGAACAAGGGATTCCCCACGATCCCCGCTCTAAGGCTCTATATAAGCATATAGAGGCGCTAGATTTTGAACAATGTGGAGACTACTTCGGTTTCAAGTCAGGCGGTGACGGAGACAATGGGGAGCATCTGATGTACCTAATGGATGATTATTGGGATCAGCAAGAAGAGTAAGGATATAAAATATGAGTGATTTCGAAGGGCAGCACGACAGTAACGAGGCGATCTGTCCATACTGTAAGTACAGCTACCAGGTGGAATCTGAGGACTACTTGGAAGACGTGCGGCCGGAAGAGTGTAGTGGCTGTGGAAAGAAGTACTACCTGTCCCAGTCGTTCAGCGTGGACCATACTACCGAGCCGGATTGTGAGCTGAATGGGGAACCGCACCAGTGGAAGGCTGAGAGCCTAGGTGGTGGTCAGGAACACCCGTTTTGCTCTGTCTGTGGAAAATGTCAGCCGCACCAAAGGGGTTTATAAATGCCTAAGTATATGGTTTATGTCCGCGAGGTTCGCATGGGGAAGATCGTGCTAGACAGCGGCCGTTTGTCGCTTCCAGAAGCAAAAGCGGTGAATCTATGAAAAAAGAAGTACTTACACCAGAACCTAAAAAAGAAGAAGATGACAGCTGTCCTAGCCCCCTTGGCATAGTGGCTCTAGTCTTTGCCATTATTGTTTTCTTTGTAGCCTTTATCTCTGGTATGGAAGCCGGGTCGGAGATTGCTCGCGAACTAACGACCAAGCAGAAAGCGATCATTGCTATTATTGCTCTTGTCGTATCCTTTGGCGGATTTGCCTGCTTTGCCTTGAGCTTTAAGAAAGAAGATGATAAGTGACCAGACGAACTCTTTATGCTTTAGAACGAGCGGTCATCGATTTCCGTGCTCGGATCGGTGAGGAATTAGAAGACGCGACGCACAGCGCACTTCTTTCTCAAATGCGATACTACTCTGAACGGAGATGGTGTTGTGGCTGGTTAATAGATCTGGAATATGTACTTTGGGATGAGATCATGAACAGTGAGTCTACGGATCGGGATTTGCTTGAGATTGCTGAGCTTGCTGCTCATGTTAATGGTTGGTGGATTTGGAATAAGGATGAGGAACTGGAACGTTTCATTGAGTTGGCTGAGTGGGCGTCTAAGTTTGCAGTCTGGAAGGAAAACAAACTGGGGGTAATTGAAAGGGAATAGTATGTCACACGCAATAGTAAAAATTATTTATGGAGTCCCACTTACAGAGATGGCTGGTTATCTAATGCAAGAGTGGGAGAGATCTGGTGATGAAAGATGGACCGATGGGTGTGGTTTCACTGAACTCTACTCAGCTAGTCTTCCCTTTCCGATTGGCTACTGTGGGGTGGAACTGGATGAGCTTCCACCATATATTCCATGCAATACAGAAACTCTTCAATTTATGCCAAATGCTGAACAATATTCAAAAGCGCGTAAGTTAGTAGATTCATTAGATCCGGCTTTGCGTGATTTGTGCGGTGACGAAGGTATTTATTTTATTTGGAGCGACGCATGATCGGCAGCAAGATAAATGTAAAGTTGCCATCCACTCCACCAACTGAAGGCTGGAGTGTTGTATGTTACGAGGTTCACTACAAACGGAATGAGGACTCATTTTGGGACAAGTTTCCTTGTATTGACTGGTCTGTTGTCATCGAATTCACAGAAACACAAGGACCTTTTTACAATTATCATGTTGAACAGATCAGACAGTGGTGGAGTGATGAAGCTTATGTTTCAGCTAGGGAGTGCACCGATGAAGAGTAAGCGTGAAAGTGCTATGACGGAAAACTTTGTAACTTTATACGGAATGAAAGATTCTGTTTATGTTGTGTTTGGTACAGCTGGGAAATGGTCTGATCGCGATGAATGGCCTATCGCCTACCATTTACATGAGGAGGATGCTAAAGCGCACGTAACGGCTGCTACGAAGCGTGCCAATGAATTGTTCGCAGACAAGGAGGCATTGGATGCCGCTGAAGAAGAAGCGAATTCATACGCAACATCTCAGCTTCCGCCATCTCCACGATGGGGGGACTACAATCAATCCCCAGAAAGGATGGATAAATTACTAGAGTTGAATAACGAGTGGTCGAAACGTTTTGACACCGTCAAGAGGGCGTATAAAGAAACGATGCCTGAAAAGTTCAATGTATACGATTTGGATATGAGTCGGGATTGGCCTACTACTTATTACTACATGGAAGTGACAAAAGTATGATTACCGCAAACTTTTGTGTTTATACTTGGTGGATAGTGGCCGCAGTGCTTTCTGTCATCACTTGTGTGATAGTAAGTTTTTGCAACGCTTGGAAAGAATTTGAAATGAAGGGAGGTACGGTATGGTTTGTAATTTTCGCAGTTTGGCCACTCGCCACAGCGGTTGGATTAGTACTACTTCCTTTGGTAATACTACCAACTTTCATTGGTGAAAGATTTAGACAATGGAAAGAATCGCCAAAACTTCCAAAAGCCGCCGTCAGAAGAGTGTAGAATGACCTAATATAGATGAGATAGTTGCCAGGATTGTAAAGCGAGCTAAGGAGCAATAATATGAGTATGAGTACGCATGTAATTGGTTTTCATCCACCAAACGATAAGTGGAAACAGATGAAAGCGATCTGGGATTCTTGTGTGTCGGCTGGTGTAGATGTTCCGGGGGAAGTGTATGATTTTTTCGATGGAGAATCCCCAGATGAACGCGGCGTAGAGTTTGATTTGAAAGATGCTGGAGTGGCGACGGAGTGGGAAGATCGTCATCGGCAAGGTTATGAACTCGAAATTGCTAAACTACCGCCCAATATTACACACATTCGTTTCTACAATAGTTGGTAATATCATAAAATGGGGTTGACACGTCTAGTGCTTTATCGTAGTGTACAAAATCGTAAATAAAAAGGAGATCCAAATGACCCGACTATTCGCATACCACAACGATCCTGAATTCCGTGAACGCTTCCTAAAAGAAATTCGTTGGCACCAAGAGCAGGACGCCATCATCCAAGGACAGTATGAAGGACTAGTCGGTGGCCAGTGGAAAGGCTGCGCTATTGGATGCTCTCTGCGATCTTTGAACCGCCTTAACAATGACTTCAGCGACCAAGGAAATGTCTTCGCCGCGCGTCATCAGCGCTATCCAACAGAGCTTGGCATCCCCGAGGTTCTGGCCCGACTCGAAGATCGCTTGTTCGAGCTTCAATCTATGAAAGATGCCAATGCTTGGCCGCTTCGCTTCTCTGAAGCTATACGCGCAGGTGCCGACCTGTCTCTGGTATGGCCCCGATTTGCCGTCTGGATGCTAATAGATCCGACACACGGAGTCATCAACCACACCAGCGATCGCAAAGACGTTACGGACGCTGTCGCAAAAGTCGCCGCGCTTTGGCAACGCGTTGTCGATGGGGAGACAGTAAGCCCAGACGAACTTCGATCTACCTACACTTATGTCTGCGCTGCTGATGCTGCTTATGCTGCTGCTTATGCTGATGCTTATGCTGATGCTGCTGCTTATGCTGCTGCTTATGCTGCTGCTGATGCTGCTGCTGCTGCTGATGCTGCTTATGCTGCTGCTTATGCTGCTGCTTATGCTGATGCTGCTGCTTATGCTGCTGCTTATGCTGCTGTTCATGCTGCTGCTTATGCTGCTGCTGCTGCTTATGCTGCTGCTGATGCTGCTGATGCTGCTGCTTATGCTGATGCTGATGCTGCTGATGCACGACAACAGTGGGCAAAGGCAGCCGCCGACAAGCTCGTCGAACTGCTGAGGTCCTGTTAATGCGTTGCTTATTTTATATAAAAGGTAGTGTACAAAATCGTAAAGGAGATCATGTATGAGTATTTTGTGTCCTGTTATTGAGAGTGTTGAAGAGTTGAAAAAATACAAAATGGTGCCAAACCAACACAATATTGTGTTTATCAAGTTAGGCACTCTTTTGGCTATTCGTTTCTACAATAGTTGGTAATATCATAAAATGGGGTTGACACGTCTAGTGTGACTGATTTAGAGTAACTTTTCGAAAGGAGATAACAGATGTCGAAAAATATGAATCACAATGTGAATTTGATAGAGTCTGATGCACTAACAGGAGAACAGATTATTTACAACGGGTTGTTGGCGATTGCAAGATCGCTGGAAGAGGTAGCGGCGGCTATGCGTATGCAGGCAGAGGCTACTGATGGTTTGTTGTGTGGTCTCAAGTACAGTAAGAAAGATGGTATGTCAATTGCCGAAGCCATTGAGGTTGCTGCTCGTGAAATTGCCGGCCGCTAATTTTTGAAAAAAGAAAAGAAAGGAAATTGCTATGAACACAGTCAAGGTAAGGTATGAGGGAATCTCTCCATTGATCATGCACAACGGACAGTTGGCGGATCCATTAAACAAATTTTCTAAAGAGTTGAAAAAGCTTTCTGGAAAGCGAAAGAAAGTAGATTCGGACTATGAGGAGATGGGGCGCGTGGAGTGGTATGGTAGTTTGTACATCAACGAAGATGGGAAACCGTGCCTGCCTGGACGTGTACTAGAGGCTAATATCATTGAGGGAGCTAAAGTGCATAAGTTGGGAACAGCGTTTCAAGGAACTGTGTGGGTTGACGATACCGCAGACTGTGCGTTTTAATTTTAGAGACAAACCAGTGATCGGACCGCCTAGTGCTGAGTCTGTGCCGAATTCAGTTGTGAAAGCAGTGAGGGATGGGTGTCGTCCTGTTTGGGCGGATGGAGTGTTTGGTTGGGCTTGGCACTGTACGTGTGAGGATAATCGCCATGGTTGTGATCAACAATGCAGTAAAATAGGCGGCAAGAGGAGGAGAATCAAATGAGTAAGATTGTTTACGTAGTGGCGCGCACATGCGGCTGTTCGACTACGAGGTACCAGCGCTATGAGTAAACTCAACCTCAATCACTTGAAACAACTACTCGATGAACACAAAGGCGCACTTTGTTACCAAGGTCGAACGCGTCGCATGGGTGAGGCTTTTGCTCAACTTCCTGCCTTGATCGAAGCGTTGGAGAAGTATGGATGGCACGGCAAAACGTGCGCGTATTACAGTGATGAAAACTGGCCCAGCGACGGCCCCTGCACCTGCGGCTGGTCCAACATTCAAAAGACGATAAAGCCGAATTTATTGTCACTGCAGGACGCACATCATACATTTCTGAAGGATGAGGAGTAAGAGATGTTGAAGGACAACCGAGTTTGTGACCGTTGTAATACGTCGCACGGAAGAGACGGCAAATACTGGGTTAAGTGTATGCAGGATAGCGGCAGTGGAGGACCCTACAACTATAATTTTGTACACGGCTGGCGTATGGATTTATGTAACAAGTGCGCTGAAGAATTCTGTGAGTGGGTTGATGCAGGACCCTATTCCCTTACAGGCGGTCACGTTAGATTTGATAATAATGGAGAAAGGTAAATGAATATTCTTAGTTGTTGTGGTTGTTCGTGTGGTAGATGTTCACATGTAGGTGGACACTACGATCACACCAGTGAGTGTAAGGATCGTTTCTATGCTGAGCAAGACGGCCTTCTAGCAGAGTCGCCATCAGATAAAAATCCAAATACGCATTGTTATTACTGCGGCGAGGAATATCCTGTTTTAATGCCCAATAGTGAACACAGGCGGTGTGGTAAGGCTTATTATCGTGGAGCCGAAGCCGAACGTTCGAAGCATTATCGTGGAGAAAGGTAAATGAATAGTGGTAGGTGTCCACATGACAATGTGGTCGATCCTCCGACGGGGAAATGTCTGAGAGTTTGTCTCGACTGCCTTAGACGACTGATCGAGTGCGATACGTGCGATGCGGTCATCGTCGCCGGCCATGATGACATCGGCGATTGGACCAAGCACGGGACGATCCAAGGAGAGAGCATCATGAGGTGGACATCATGTCCGAACTGCTCTAACTAGTATGGAGAGGGCGAACTTAAGTTTATTTGAATTTATTTGTCGTTCTCGTCACAAACGTATACTTGGTTCGTATTTTGTTAAATCTAGAAAGGCTAGAACTGTTCGTGAAATAGCAGAAAAAGTTGGTCTATCTAAAGAAACTGTCCGTCGTTTTATAAAAGAAACAATCCGCTGTAGATTTGTTGACGAATTGAAACCTACAAAACAAAATACTTTTGCTCGCTATATAGTCAATAAACAACATTATTTTTATAATATTATTTTGGAGTTATCTCGAAATGACTAAACAAGAGAAAATCAAGGAAGCGTTGTCTGTTATTATGAGCCGTGGTGGCGTAGATGGAGAACACCACAAACAATGGGTACTGGACCAAGTAGTGAGAGTATTAACTGACTGTCCTGTGACTGTTAAAACGAAAATACTTACTAGTGGAGTTCCATTCGACTACGAAGTTTTAGGAGAGTCTAAACAGTACAAAGCGTGGTTGGAAGAATATCGCGGCGCTTGGGATGATGAAAATGAAGAGTACGAGTTTGGTGAATGGGATGAAGGGATAGCTCCGTAATATGGGTGGAAAACCAAAATCAGAAGTATTGAAAACCTGTGTGCGTTGCAACGGCTCTAAGCGTGTACAAACTACTGGTGGTAGATGTTGGGGCTGTAATTATGAAAACAGCACTTGCAGCGATTGTTATCGTGTCACCGGCTCAGAAGATTGCAGGCATTGCGACAAGACAGGGTATGAACCTAGAAATGTAACCTGCGTCACTTGCGATGGAAAAGGGGTGAAACCTGATGACAAAGACTTTGATGTAGCCAAATGTAAGCATTGCTACGAAGGGAAACGGACCGAATACTGGGGTGCCGCAACCGGTAAGTTGGAATGGTACCATCATGTTAGGAGGCGACAGTGGCCCTAGACTGGGGCGAAGGTATTGCACCATGCAAAGAAAGGGAAGATAGTATGAGAGAAAAAGTAAATACATGGGCTAGGTTTCTAGACAAAATTGTCTATAATGGCGTCCAACAAAGACCGGGTAATGATTCATCCAGTAGTCATTACCGTATTATTACTAATGAAGACGGTACGGTTTACGTTCATGATACAGGCTACTGTGATGTAGAAAAAACATTACAGGAAATTCGAGACTGGTTTTACTCGGAAGCACTAGGACCGATAGAGGAACTGGAAAATATGATTTATCAACTAGTTCCGTATAAACACGAATCTTATACTAACCTTACGGATGCCGAAGAAAAAGTTTACTCTAAAGTTAAGTCAAGGATGAAGAAACTTGAGAAAAAAAGGCTTTGGAAGATTTGATCGCTGGCATGGAAAAGGATTTAGTCTCGCTAAAAGAGGAGTTGAAGAATGAAGAACTTTGACAGCAATAGTCCTACTCTAGTCCTTCAATTTGATAACGTTGATGCGGTTAATCACTTTAAATCTTGGCTTTGTGAATCAGGGGAACAGCACTACTGGGATTGGATGATTGAAGCAGAAGAGGATTGGGAGGGTAATATTTCAGGTATAAATTTTGACTATTCTACAGGATCAACTATTAAAGTTACGTGCGGAAGGTTGAACAAATGGCTATAAATCTCTCTCATTTAAAGAAGCTTTGCGCGGAGGCTACGAATCAAACGCTCCTGTGGGCGCGAGATCCGATGGTGCCGAATCCTATGATCGTGCTTGCGGAAGAGGCCGTCCCCGCGCTCATCGAGGCGTTGGAGAAGTATGGCTTCCACCTGACGTTCTGCAAAGTTAACGTAGACCCAGTTAGCGGTGGATGGTCTATCGATGCGCCATGCACCTGCGGCTGGTCCGCGCTCCTGGACACGAGGGAGGAGGGATGATGGTCAAGGATGATGCTGATGATCATGATTGTATCAGATGCAATGGGGCATGTCATGTTCCATTCGGTTTTGAGAGACCTGATCATGGTCTGTGTTGGCCATGCTGCAGCGATGTCGTGAGTGAGCTGCAGGAACAGCTCACGAAGTACGGCGCGCATACGATGGCGTGCCCATCATGGGATGATCCGCGAGCTGAGTGTCACTGCACATGCGGTTGGGACGATGTTGTGAAGACAATGGAAGAGAGGAAATTGTTGTGAAAAATCACTATTCTGTAAAACAAACAATAGTGATTAGAACCGACCTTCAAATGACTGCTGGAAAAATGTGTGCACAGGCAGCACACGCCTCCATGGCAGTTTTGCTCAACGCAAGTCAAAGAGAGACACTTAACGGAACACTTGTCACTGTAATCAGACACTGGATGGATCTGACTGCTTGGTTGGACCATTCTTTTGCTAAGATCGGGCTTAGAGCAGAGTCTGAGGAAGAGCTTAGAGATATTATTCAAAAGGCTAAGGATGCCGGCTTGCCGGTAGCTGAAATTACCGACAATGGGTTTACTCATTTCAAAGGAGTGCCTACACTAACGTGTTGTGCAATTGGGCCAGCTAAGTTGGAAGAGATTGATAAGATAACAGGTCATTTAAAGTTACTTTGAACAAAGGTCTTAATAATGAAAATAACAGGTAAACAAATTACTACAGTAATTTTAACTCTTTTTGTTACTACGATTTTTAGTACTAGCCTATACGGTATATTACACGGATGGGTAGAGAAGAAAGCCACCCTAGCTGGGATATATGCTTGGCTGGGTTTTACATTTACAGGTCTTTTTGCTTGTTTAATTGCAGTGCCATTCATACTAGAAAAGTTTTTTTTACTATATAAATGGTTGTGGGTAAGTAACCCAACTTTTGAATTTTTTCGTGAAGATTCAATTCCCAGAGCGGTTGTTAGGAAGTTATTTAAACCAAAGCTAGATTTCAAATCTTTTCTTATTTGTGACTCTAGAGTCCCTCCTGATTATGAAAGAGGTTGGAATGATGCTGTTTTAAAACTTTCAACGGTTGTAAACAATAAAGGAGCTAAATAGCGTGGACAAAAAACTCAAAACAGAATGGGTCAAAGCACTGTGTTCTGGAAAGTATAAACAAGGTACTAAACATTTGATTCAACTGAAGGAGAATGATCTTGGGAAGCTTGAACCTCTACATTGTTGCCTTGGTGTTTTGTGCGATGTAGCTAACAAACGAGCAATTAAATGGCACGCAAACAAATAATTTGACTGTAAATCAGTTGAAGGATTTTAAGCTAAGCCAACAAGAGGCGGACAGACTCATGACTCTTAATGATGATAACAAGTGGTCATTCAAGAAGATCGCTAATTGGATTGTGAAGAATTTGTAATGGATATTACTGTTGGAGGAGTGTGTGACAAAAGAAACGGAAAATAGCGGAAATACTAAAATGATGCCTTGTAAGTATCCAAAATGTGGAGAAAGGAGAATTCATTTTGAACGTCAGGATGTGTCTCGCAAGACACAGTATGTAGAAGTACCTGATAATGCTACCGAATTTGATCCAATTTTTTGCTCTATTGAATGTGCTCTATTAGATGGTTGGATTTCTATAAATTGCGATGGTCCAGAAGACCAGCAGACGCAGTGGGACAAGTGGCGAAAAATGAACGCCTCACGTATGTGCAAAATCCTATAGAGTGTAGAATGACCTAATAAGCATGATTAGAAATAAACAAACACAAAGTGTAAAAATGAAAGAAATAACCCACCTTGTAACCTCTACAGAGCGTCGCATGAAAGAAAAGGAAATAAGCCACCTTTCAGACATGTCAGAACGTTGTCTCAACATCTCTAAGAGGTACTTGAAAACTACATTTACGGGATTTATAGTTGCTGTATTTTCCTGTGTGGGACTAGGTACAGTAGAGTTGTTGTATGTAAACAATAATATTTCTAATAGGTTGTTTACGTTTTTCTTGCTGCCAATTATGTGTGGTTCAATTTTCTATGCTATTTCATCTTACGTTTCATCCCGGACTTGGTTTGTGAATTCTGAAAAATATCTCGCAAAAGCAGAGAGATTGAGAACGTTTAGGTAAGTTATGAAGCCTAGTGAAATATTAATTGAAGCTCGACAAGTTCTTGAGAAAAGGGGCTGGTGTAAAGGCCACCATGAAGACAGAGAAGGGCGCGTTTGCGCGCAAGGTGCTCTAAACAAAGTCTGGACTATAGAAAAGACCCCGGTTCGACAGACTGCCTACGACTATTTATTGAAAGTAGCTGAGGGGGAGTTTTCTTATTCCATTACTGCGTATAATGATAGAATGTGTAAAACCATTGATGATGTTTTTGTTTGGTTTGATAACGCTATATCTTTAGCGCAACAACACGAATCTTGTGTAGAATGACCTAATAGATTATGACTGCTTTCATTTGGCCAGCTTTTCTTTTTGTTGTGATAGGTGGAGTTCTTCTACATCTGTATGTTTGGCCTCGTGGACCTGAAAATATTCCTGGAGTATCCCCAGGATACAGACACTGGATCTGCACAAGATGTTTTACCAGGGCCACTACAGTGAAGAGTGTGAGTACGGTAGTTTGTAGTCAAATAGATTGTAGTCAAATAGATTGTAATAGCAAACGTATGCAATTGGAGGAGTAGTATGCCTGTAACCAAGTGTCAGATTCATGATATTGAGTACGTTACTCGTGAGTTAGCCACTACTACTTATGAAGTGTGCCCTGCTTGTGAACTACTTCCCAGTCAAGTCAAAGATTTGGAAAAGATTGAAGATCAATTTAAGGTAAATTCTGAAGTTGACAATGAAGTGCCTCCTCTCGATGTTGATAAGGTATATGGCGAGTGGCGTGATGAGATGGACACTCTAGACATGTTGAATAATACTGATATTTCTAAGTTGTGTGTTCAGCAGAACGAGTATCCACCTATTATGGAAGCCGGGAAAATGGTTATGGTTCATTTGGTCTCCGACGGTAAAAGGTGGCTGCTAGTTCATTTTTGATGATAGGGGTGATAGTGATGGAAGGAGAAAAGAAAGTGGAATGGAGCAAAAAAGAAGTTATCACGAATTATTTGGATTCATACCCAAGTGTTTTAATTCAATTTGATGCTCGTTGTGTGGGTGTGTCTGTGCCTCCTCAAATGTCAAATGATCATAGGTTGGTTTTCCGACTGGGCTATGGTTTAACTCCTCCAATTCTAGATCTTTTTACTGATAATGGCGGTATTAGCGTCACTTTACATTTTGCTGGCCGTCCTTTCTCCTGCGTGATTCCATGGGGAGCCGTTTACAGAGTCAGTGCGGAGAATCTTCCAGACTTTTATTTTTGGGAAGATTCTATGCCAACCAAAATTATGGATACGCCCGTACCAGAGCCCGTAGATTCAGAAGATACTGCTGTTTTAAAAATTCCCCATCTTAAGTTGGTAGACTAATGAATAGAAATAAATACGACTGGTGGGAGTCTGTTAAGGTTGTAGCTAAAAACTCTCCACAACCGGAATCTAAAGATTGTAATACTTTTCGTGGAATTGATCTTTCGGAAGATACTAGGAGACTGTGTTCCATTGATGTAACTGTCCCCGTCAATGCTAAAAAAGTTACTATGACATTCCCTTCAGAGGTAGCTATAAGCAGTAGGGAAATGTTTGAACTTAGGAGAGTGGCTGAAGTAGTTGTACATACTATGCCGGACGGTAGCGACTGGGTGGTTAAAGACAGAAATGGAGCAGTGCCAAGACTAATCAAACTGGGGGAAGAAAAGCCTAATAAGTGATAAATGCCATATAGGATGCCTGGACACAGTTATCTATGTTCGTGGTGCATGAGGCCAATAAAGGAAACAGATAATGGTTGGCAAATGTACACACGAGAAGACAATCCATTTGGTGTAAGAATGCACCATCTATGCGGTGATGTGGTTTATGTTCGTTATTGGTTATTGTTTCTTAATACTTTGCAAGTGCAGGCGCCTTGGTATATAAGAGTATGGCTCTCTAAAAGATGGAAAGATGAAAAAGAACGGTATAGAAAGCTTCATGCCAAATGGATAAAAAGTCTGTAGAAAGACCTCATATGGTGGACAAGAGAGCAAGAATCCAAAAATTGGAGAAAGATATTAGTTTGATGAAAGATTATCTACAGTTGCGTTTGCAAATGAATGATTGGCATGGAGTTCGAGACGCAGCTGCTGATATAGAACAATTAGTATCTGAAATTAAAGAACTTACTTATACTGACTAGCGAAAGTGCACTATATGAAAAGACATAAACATCCACTTCATCAATGGTTAAGCGTTGTATACCGCTGTGGCAAGGAAATGCCAACAGAGGTAGCTTGTAGTAGGATCTATAATCATCCTGGGGAATGTGTGGCCATGATGTGTGATGCCTACCACGCAGACACAGGACGAGAGTGGAAAGAAGATTACACAACATTACCTGAACCTAAAAAAGAAGAACTATAGAAAGGAAAAGAAAATGGCAAGACAAAAGAAAGACCCGTTCGCAGACCTTGATGAGAATTTCAAGGAAGACATTCTCGCTATGAATGAAGAGGAAATTCGTGATCGAATTGCCACTACTGCGCTTGCTCAAGCTGACCTCATGGCCGCTAAGAGCGAGGACCAAGCACTAAAAGAGAAGCAAGAAGAGTATAAAGAAGCGGGTGCTGTTTATCGAGAGGGCACTAAGATGAACAAACTGCGTATCAGTTACGCTCGTCAAGTTCTTGAGGATCGTGGGAAGATTTAAATGACGCCGGAAGAACTTGATGCTTTTGAGAAATGGCTAACTGACGATGACCAAATAAAGTTTGATTTGGTTATGGATGGTGAGATTGAGCAAGTCTTACGACTAATACGTGCTCTGCGCGAAGCGTGGTCTGATAGAGATTACTGGATGCGTGAATACAACAATCTGAAAAATGGCACATTCGATTCAATTCCCTGAACGAAAAGAGTAATTATGAGAATGAGATCAGATGAAGAAGTAAATGTGATGCGGTCCGAGGTTTGTGACCTATATGATAAGTGGATGTTGGACCTCATGGACTTCGCTAGAGCTAAGAACTCTGCTGGCATTAAAGAAGATCCCTATCTTTACGCTATTAATATCTACGCATCAGCAGCACAGTTTTTGGTTGACCGTGTCCAGGACCTTATGAAAAAGATGGGCGGCATGACTGTAGAATACGCTTCCTCTAAAAAAGAAGTTGATAATTCGTGATTTTTACTGAACCTGACCACGAAGTCTGTCATAAGTGTAATAGGGAAACTACGTGGATTCCTGTTAAGGGAGGAAGGTATTTAAAATGCTCTGGTTGTGGAGACAGGTTTCTTTGTAGAAAGAATTGTGAGCATTTAGATTGTAAAGACGCTAGGGAAGGAGAATATTAAAATAAAATGAAAAATAAATTCTTTTCTACTGAAACTGCGCTTACTTACGATGATGTTCTTCTGGTTCCTGCGTATAATGGAATCTCGTCCAGAACTCAGGTTGACCTAAGTGTAGACATAGCTGGTAATGTTTTAACTTTGCCTTTTATGAGTGCCTCCATGGATACAGTGACCACTGGTCCTATGGCTAAGGTATTAAATACATTAGGTTGTATGGGGATCGTCCACAGATTCCAACCGCTTAAAGATCGAATAGAACAAGCTGACGTATCTCCTGCAAGTAATTTATCAAATGTAGGTATTGCAGTAGGATTGAATGATGATTTGGACGTATTGTCGGAAGTGGACACTAATGTACTTTTGTCACTTGACGTGGCACATGCCGATTCAACTCATGTGTATGATTATTTTAGTAAATTAAGGAAAAGATGTCCTAACCATGTGCTTATGGCTGGAAGTATTGTTACAGCCAAAGCTGCAAAAAACTTTGATGCATTAGGAGCTGATGTAGTGCGATGTGGTATTGGTGGGGGCTCGGCTTGTACTACTCGTGAAGTTACTGGCTTTGGATTTCCTAATGTCACTGCTGTTATGAACATTAGAGAGGCTGTAAATCTGCCTATCATAGCCGATGGTGGAATTAGGAAAAGTGATGATATAGCCAAGGCCATCGCTGCCGGCGCTTCGTGTGTGATGATGGGATCCCTTTTGGCAGGAACGGATGAAGCTCCTGGAGAGATTATCTCCACAAAAGAAGGTCGCAAGAAGGTCTATCAGGGTATGGCCTCTAACCAGGCTCAGATTGATTGGAGAGGTGGTTTGAAGGAAGGTACTGTGGCTGAGGGCATAAGTGGGTATGTCAATTACAAAGGTTCTGTAAAAGGCATCATAGATCAGTTAGCAGCAGGTCTCCGATCTTCCCTTACGTACGCAGGTGCTGAGAATTTAAAGGAGTTTTACGAATTAACACAGTTTATTAAAGTTACTCCTATGTGTCTTACCTCGGAGTCAAAAACTCGTCTATAAAACAGTGTAGAATGACCTTATAGTATGGATGACAATTCTTATAAGGCCGGATTTGAAGACGCTGTACTAATTGTTAAAACTGCGCTATTAGCTCATAAAGAGCCCCCTATTCCTGGTGAGTCTGTATGGTTGGACACGGATTACACAGCTGCCTGGAATGAGCTTTACTCAAAGGTTATGGAAGAGATTGATGGACTCTAAAATAAACAGTCAAATTGTTGAAATTTCAGAGGATTTTGATGTAACCTTTAATGCGTTTCTTGAGGGCGTGTACGCACTACTGCGAAAAGATGGCATTTCCGATACGGCGATAACTTTAGCCATTCTACAATCATTGACTAATATTATTGTGAGTATGGCTATGCAGTGTATTACCAAAGATGAGTTCATCGCTATATTGAGTGAATCTTAGAGCACCAGGATTGGAAAGATTAATTGATATGTTTAAAAAAATAAAATTGGAAAATATTAATAAATCCCGCGAGCTTGTAGAACATGATGGAATGTCAATAACTTTAGCGATTTCCAATTTTGTCTCCGCTGCGCAATTGAGCGGACATAATATGGACACTATTCTCATGTCTTTGTATTCTGTCCTTTTTCCAATAGCTATGGATGCGGGTTACGGATGTGGACTCACAAAAGATTTCCTCCTTAGAAAAACAGGTGATTACTACAAACCTGGTCCGTTAACTTGTGATTTATCACAAACAACAATTGATAAGAAAGTAGCCAATTAAAATGTCTGAAGAACTAAAACCTGATATTAAATATTACGAAAAGACGCCTGAAACGTCAGAGCTTCACAGTCAACTAGAATTGCAACTCAGTAATGTTATTAACAGTTTTTACGCAGAAGCTGTATTAAAGAAGCATGATCCCAATATGGTTGGGGCAATTGTTGAATCTGTCATTAGTCAAGCTTCGGCACTGATTGCAGTCAAGCGAAACATTCCAAAGGAAATTTTCGTGGTCCAATCTGGGATTGACTACGATGCGATGGTCCAGACTAGTCAAGAGTATGAAAACAAAGACAGGTTGGACTAGTATGAATCAATATGAATCATACCTTTGTGGGTCTCCTGACACTGGATATCATTACGTAAACTACGTATGGAATACGTCAAATACGTCGTATCTAGAAAAGATGGATAAATGCAGTTCAAAATATTGGACCCTTACGGAGTGTATTATTGATGCGCTTAAAGGATTCAGCCAGTTGGGTGCAAAGGCAGAAGATAAGGTATTTGTTTATGAGCCGACTGGAGTAGGTGTAGGTTGTTTTCCATTGGTAGACGACCTTAGAATTGTAGACGTGCGCTGGAAACCTCTAAAACAGTGTAGAATGACCTAACTTATGAAACAAAGATGGTTATTGAAAAAGACTTATGCATTGCCTATCCGAGGTTTTTGGTGTAATGAAGGTGACTACACATGGGAAGACTGGCATGAGGAAAACAAGAAGAAGTATCCCGTCAGGTATTTTCTTCAAGAAGATTTGACAATGTGGTTTAGAGTAAAGATCCGTAACAGAGTTAGCAACGCATGGTACTGGCTTCGCACCCACTTGTGGAATCGTTATCACATCATAAACATTAGTAACAAGGCCAATAAATACAACTGGGGCTGGATTGAATGTGACCAAGCAATACTCTATGCTTGCTTTAAAATTCTCAGTAACTTTGTTGAAAAAGAGATGAAATACAACTGCTATTATGTCCCTGCCACAGAACACTGTCCTGAATGGGATCAGAGGGAGACTGAGAAAGAGATTCGTGCACTATACCAGTGGTGGACAGAGGAGCGCCCTAAAGAACTTGAAACAGAACGGTATTACGGAGCGGGCGAAGCTGGTGATGCTAAGGACAATGAAATGCTAGAAAGGCTGCTCAAAATTCGTAAAAATTTGTGGAGCTAGTGTGGAGTACCTTAAAAAGACATTTACCGTAAGTTTAGGGAGTAAAAAATACAGTAGCAATTGGGCTAGAGCGTTCGGTCTGTGCCCTGTTTGTGAAAAAAAAGAAGACAAGTGCGTTTGTCCTGAAGAGGATCTTTTGACAGATGAAGATTTGAATATGATTGAAGAGGCGCAAAGACTTGTACTTGATTTTTTTAAGGGTGATGTTGATAAGGCCACTTTATGGTTTAAGATTGAGAATCCTATGTTAGGCAACGTATCACCATCCGACATGATCAAATGTGGGAGAATTAAAAAGCTTTTGAGATTTATCAAAACATCTGTTGATGGAGAAGGACCATGATCAACCGTAAAATATTGGTGCCCGTACCTGGTAAAACAGGTCCGTGGATGGAAGTAAGAAAACAGCATATTTGGATTTATGGTCCAGATCTTGAAAATGGCGATATGCCTATTTGGGCCACGCTTACCAATGATGAAGCTATTCATTTGCGTGATTTGCTTTGCGAGGTATTTGGTCGCCCCCCCTCTGCCTATTGTTCCTGCTAGAAAACCGCATATTAGACATGGACACGATTGTTGTTGTTCTATTTGTATTACGGGGGATGTATGAAATATACAATTGAAACTGATTACTGTGGAATTTTTGAAGCTAAATGTGATAAGTACCCAGACGTGGCTGGAGTTGGATCAAATCCCATGGCTGCATTACAAAGGTTAGTGGGAAAACTTTTAGATAAATTGGAAGAAAACGAATTGGAAGACGACGAAATGCTTGATTCTCTTCATGAAGAAGATTGTCTTTGTAAGGAGTGTCGCTAATTATGTTTGAGAGTTGGAATAGTTATCCAAAGATATGGAATATTGGCCATCCTAAAGCTACAACATTGTTCCAAGGTACTGTAATTGTTGAGGAAAAGCTTGACGGCTGTTTTCCTGGAGAGACAGTTGTGCACATGGCAGACGGCAGTAAACGTGCTATACGAGAATTGGTTGATAATCGTATAACTGACCCTGTTCGATGTTTCGATCTTGAGAAAAAAGAATATACGCAAAGTCCTATTAAAAATTGGTTTTCTTATCCTCAATCCCACAAAAAATCTGTTCGTGTTGTGCTGCAAGGCAGGAACTCGGCGTCAAGGAGTTTTTTTAGATGCAGTACAGACCACCTTATATTTACTCAAAGAGGGTGGGTACCTGCTTGTAAGTTAAGTTCAGCGGATTCTGTCCTTATCCCAGATAAAGAATCATTTTTTATTATGCAGCCTATATATTGTGTAGAGGATGTGGTGTCTACAAGATTTTTTGATATTGAAACAGGCAAACATAATTACTTAGTTTCTGACGAGGGGGTTTTAGTTCATAATTCTCAGCTATCATTTGGACGATTTGGAGATCAAATCAAAATTAGAAGTAAAGGCAGAGAGTTCGATATTGACGGCCCGGATAGTCTTTTTGAAAAGGCTGCAGAGGTTGTGAAAATGCTGGCGCCAAATCTTCACGAAGGTTGGACTTATCGTGGAGAATATCTTGCTAAGCCAAAACACAACGCTTTGGCGTATGACCGTATTCCTAATAATCACATTATGATTTTTGATATTGCTACTAATGTAGACAACTACTTAGGCTACGCAGAGAAAAAGATTGAGGCAAACAGAATTGGCCTTGAAACAGTTCCTGTTTATCTTGTTGGAACTTTTGATAGCGCTATTCCGTTTATGGGCTTGCTTGACCGTATTAGTGTTCTTGGTGGTCAAAAAATTGAGGGAATTGTTGTAAAGAATTATTCTCAATTCACTACAGATGGTAAGCCCATGATGGGTAAATACGTGTCTGAGCAGTTTAAAGAGGTTCATGGCCACGAGTGGACTAAGGACAATCCTAAGCCCGTTGACGTATTTGGTGCCATTATAGCTAAATATGTTACAGAGGCTCGCTGGCATAAAGCAGTGCAGCATATGCGAGAAAAAGGAATGCTAGAGAATTCTCCCCGCGACATTGGCGCTTTAATAAAAGAAGTGAGAGAAGATTTCTCAGTTGAATGCGCTGATGAGATTAAAGAGGAGCTTTGGCGTTGGTTCATGAAGAAGATAGGGGCAAATGCTGTTACTCGCGGTATTCCTGAATGGTATAAAATGAAACTTCTAGAAGGGGCTTTTGGTGAGAAATGACCAGGATTGAAAGACATATTTGGGCTTCTGCATTTGCAACGGAATTCATTAGATTGACCCCAGTTTGGGACAGCACTTCAGTAGCTTCATGTGCAGGAGTTGCTGATCTTTGTTTAGAGAAGTTTCGAGGATTGATTAGAAGTGAAGACTGTGTTGATATTACTCCCTATAAAGAGGGAGAGGAATGGACTGCTGAAGATGAAGAATGACTACAGTTTTGAAGCTTTTAAAAAGGCTTTTCCTAAACTCTTTGAGCAAGGGGTGCGGTGTGGCTTTTCTTTGCCTAAAGGTTGGGGTCCTATTGTATGGAAACTCTGTGAAAATCTCGATAGCGTTGAACACAGGAACGTGCCTTTAGTCATTGAGCAGGTGAAATCTAAATTTGGTGGTTTAAGGTTCTACACTAAAGGTGAGACAAAAGAGGATGCCTACCACATCAAGCACATAGAATATACTTCTTATCTGGTGTGTATGTCTTGTGGTACAACTGAACGTGTGAGTGAAGATTTGGATGAATGGGGTGGGGGTAGGTCTTTTTGTCCTCCATGTAATGAAGAGCGTAAGAATAGGATGTAGAATGACCTTATAGAAAGGGATAAGTTATGTTGAATTTTGGAGTTATAGTCGTTGTTGTTGTTTGTATGGCACTTGCCACTTTTGTAGGTGGTTTTTTTGGTGCGAGATTTGAAAATTATTGGCTGGCTGCTTTGATAGCCGCTGTAGTTTTGGAATTTGTTAGTTTTTGTATGAAGTTGGGTGATAGTGTCGCGTCGAAAGAGGACGAGAATACGACGAAAGAAAATAAGTGAAATGACTGAAATTACAAATACTCATTTACAGAAGAAGTTTGAATTGCATATTACCTTAAGCAATAAGGTAGAAATCCAGGGATGGAAAAGCTCATCTATACATGGAGATCCGTTGCTAGGGCCAGCTTTGAAACACTATTTGACGACATATGCCGGAACTAAGGAAGAGGCGGAAGACAAACTCAAAGACGGACTGCAAGTCCTTTATTTAATGGATAAAAAGCATGAAATTATCAGGGCTAAGATCGAATATATTGTCTTTGACGCGATATTTAAGGAAAATAGGTAAAGGCGGTTCTATGAGCGGACTAAGTTCCACTAATGTTAGGATAATGCAGGCTTACGCAGATAAATTTAAGAGAAATTTAAACAAGGCTCTGGAAGAGTTTGAAAGTGACATGCAAAAGAGGTGCACACATACAGAGGACAACGGTAGAAGCTCTTTGGTTCGTATAGGTGCTTTGTCTACGGAAGGTCGTTGTGGGGTCTGCGGAGCGTGTGTCAGTCTTCCTGAAGAGAATAGTGCGCATAAAACGTGGCTAAACAGAAAATAACGTGTGGAAGACTGGTTTATATTTTTTTGGTGTTATTGTTGTTTGTATACTTTTAGCGATAATGGGAATTATTTTGTTGGATTACCACGATGACGCGCCTTTTTGCGATGAGTGGGCGAAAGTGCTAGTGCCCTGCATAACCGATTCTTTAGTTGATAAAATTTGCCTAGAAAATAAGTGCATACGAATATGTACGAAAGTAAAAGGTTCAGATGTTAAAGTTTGCCATGAGCCGTAATAATGAATAAGAAACTAAATAAAAATCAGATAATTGGAGAAGCGGTAGACACGACTTTTGAAGTGTTGGAGAAGTTGCAAGTTTTAATAGCTGATTGTATAGATGACGCTTTATATGTCCACGGACGCGCTCCTGAAAGTGCTGGTATTGGAGTTATACACGCTCTGCTCAGAGCGGCTTCAGGTATAGCTGTGGTTGCTAAGATTAAAAAAGAAGCATTCTTACAATACGCAGGTAGTGTGTTTGATAAAATTGACGATTCTGGGCTAATGTGTTTAGTTGAAGACGAAAAAGATGTTATTAATTGAAAGGGAAAATGTAAAATGTGTGTCTGCACTGGGGTGGTTGAAGTAGGAATAATAGCTGCTGTTTGTGGGTTCTGTTCTTGGATTAAGAAGAAGTGCAAGCGGAGCAAGTAAAGTGTCTAAGAAGGACAAAACCAAGACTGATAAGTCTCTTGGTGCTTTTGAATTAATGGCTTGGGAGCGGATATTTTGTGCTATTTTAGCTTCAGGCAAGTACGAGGTAGACGAAGCCGCTGGCGTAGCGGATTCTGCATTTGAAGAGTATAAAATTAGAAGTCCTAAAGAAATGTTAGAAAGGAAAAAAGATGGAAAGGTTTAGTAAAGATGAGTTGGAGTTCTTTGTAAGAGAATCAAATGCTATTGAGGCTATTAGACGTGATCCTACGAAAGCAGAACTGGAGGAGGCTGAGCGATTCTTAAAACTAGAACAAGTCACTGTTCAAGATTTAGAGCGGTTTGTTAAAGTATACGAACCACGCGCGCTATTGCGCTCCAAAAAGGGAATGAATGTAATTATTGGTAAACACACGCCCCCGTCCGGTGGACCTATTATTCCGGATATGCTCATGCAAATTGTAGAAAATGCCAATAATAGAGAACATCCGTTTGATGTTCATCAAGAATACGAGACACTCCATCCGTTCCTAGATGGCAACGGACGCAGTGGTAGAATCCTGTGGGCGTATCAAATGGTGCGCCAAAACTTTTGGCCTAATCTTCAATTAGGTTTTTTACATTGTTGGTATTACCAATCCTTAGACCAAAGTAGACGATTGAAAGGTAAAGTAAAGTAATGTCTGGAAATTCGAAAACTAGAACTAGGTTGTATACTAGGCCGGGTATTAAAACCCACACTGAGGCGGAGCAGGTTCGTAATGAACTTGTAGCCCAAGGTAAAGTGAAGAACCAGCCTATAGATAAGGTTAAAATTATTTATCGAGCTAACCGTAATGTTTTTGATGTAGTGGCTTTCGGACCGCAAAGAGAGTCTAAAGAAGAGACACATCAAGACGAACAAGAGAGCGAAGAATAATGCGTCGCATATGGTTAGATATTGAGACTACTGGTCTTGATATGGAGAAAGATGTAATTCTTGAGGTTGGTATAGTCCTAGCAGACACTTTTGATGTCAGAGCCCGAGCTTCCTGGTTGGTTACCCCAACCTTACAGGACTTATCTAATCTTCGTCCTCGCGTAAGGGAGATGCATACTAAGAATGGTCTACTGGAAGAGGTGATGGAGCCAGACACTCTTCCTCTATACGCGGTAGAAAATCAAATTATAGAATGGCTGAAAGATAACATGCCACCAGAAGACTCCTGGAAGTTGGCGGGCTCTTCTATTCATTTTGATCGTGCTTGCATAGCAAAGTACATGCCTAAGTTTGAAAATAGGCTTCACTACAGAATGCTCGATGTGTCAAGCATAAAAGAGAGTTTAATGGATTGGGCTCCAGATCTTGTGGAAGCTAGACCGGACGCGAAGGCTTTACATCGAGCCGTTCCAGACTGTCTAGACTCTCTGGAAGAGTGGCAATACTACAAAACAGTATTGCTTGGTGATTTTTAATTCATCTTTTGATACGATCTTTATGTGTTGAAAGAAAAGAAAAGTCTCGGAGTTAATCATACTTCCGTAGTTAGTAACTCAAACAAAGGTCCTATAAAATGGTGCAAAGGTAAATCAACCTCTGCACACAATCCATATTGGATAAAGAACAATGATTGGAGCGCCGACACTTGGCAGTTGAAGTGCCGATCGTGCGGCAGAACTCTTGGAACCAAACGGATAATTAACGGCGAAGATTCAATAAGTGTTAAGAAATTCAATGGTTATGAGAACTTCCTTGGAGGTCCTAAGTAGGACTATGCATACTAGGGAAGAAATACTTATTAGTTTCTTAGAGTTATCTAGTCGTCCTAATAGTTGTCCTGTTTTTGAACTGGAGCCTTTTATGTGGTACAGGAAGAAAGAAGAAGCAACGCATATTGCTAAAGCGTGTGGAGTGGAAGCTGAATTCCAAGCATTAGCTGGATACATCCATTATGATGATATGCAGTCCGTACAGTCGTTTTTAGGCGTCACCGACCATTGCATGACTCAATTATTTGAAGAGAATGTAAGGCTTCCTAGAGCTTAATAGATGAAAGTCGTCGTATACTCTCTTGACGAGACAGAATCAGATCCGACTCTCATGATGTCAGGAAATGTCGTACCTATCCGACATATAGAAACATGTAAGATATTGTGGGAGGGTAATTTGGACATAGATCCTGTAGAGGGTGATATTTTAACTTTGCCAAGTTCTGACACTGAGATTAAAAATATGTATGTAGTTACTCGTATATTTCAATTAGATTTAGAAGAGCCTACATTGGCATTGTTTATTTCTACAGATGATGACTCTGAATATTCTTAGTAGATTTTTATGTTTTATACACGCCCTAATGTGGATGCTGTTTTGGAGTGGGAGACAGAGCAGAAAACAGAACCAATCTCTTTTCGCGATCTAGGTGATTTTCCCCGAATACAGGACTCTCTGATAAAAGAGGGACAAGAGTGCTATTTTTGTGGTAGTGGTTATTTAGCAGTAACCAGAACTAGAGAGGGGCATCCTATCTGTGAAAAGTGTGTAGAAAATGGCATACCTGGTAGGTAGATTAATCGTTAATACTCACTCTTACCTGCTTGCACTCAGTAACACTTATCACACCATAGTGTCGGCCAAAAGTGGTGGCACCGTGATTAACATCTTTGCAAACCTTTAAAGTTTCTGTGCAAAATACACTTTCTACGTTTCGTGTTTTGAAAAGTGTAACACCTTGAAAACACCAACGTATTTTTTGTGGAACTTTAGGGGTTTTTGTGTTAATAGGAACTCTCGCGCAGTGCATACACAGTAGAGATAAAACTAATAATATTTTCATCACTTATATTGAAGCTTAATTATTTGATTTAGTCAATTCTGTGTAGAATGACCTTATTAGAGCAGCCGGTTTCTTTAGTTACAAAGAATGTATGTAAATATGCGTTTCTACTTACATTATAAAGATCACGAAGGGGTAGAGATTAAAGAGTACATTCCGTTGGGGAACGGGAAGGATGCCGTTTCATCCTACCGCAGAATTTTGATCCGAAAAGTTCAATTGGTAATAACTATAATACAATCTAAATTGGTGAACGACGAGTAGGAGTTTTATATGAAAAGAGTTTTAATTATTTATGAACTGGTGCCGTTTTCGACAAAAATATTTGATCTCGCAGTCACACCAGACCAATACGCAAAGATTTTGAAATGCCACGGTCACTACATCAATGGCGGGGATTGGATGAAAGAATGTGAATGGCTGACTGATTTTCTCAATGACTATCCTCCAGTATATCAATCAGACGATAAGATTGGGACGTTTCTGCCTTACAAACCAGAAAACAAGTTTGATTTGATCATCGTGACAGGATTGGTGGTATAAGTGGCGGAGAGGAATCCAATGCGGTCATCTCTCAAACTGTTTCCAGATACAGTTGAGAACCATAAAAAATACGACTGTAAATTCTATGAAAAGTGTCTGGATACTGCTTCGGAGAATAATTGGCCACAATTTCATTGTCGATCCTGTAAAGCCTATGAAAAGGAGGAGATAGTTCCAGACGTGTCTGGTTTTTCTATCATTTTAGATGAATGATAATAAGAAAAATAATGCAGAAGCACATTGGCGCAGTCAGCCTGAGTATGTAGAACATGTAGGAAAAATGAAGCAGATTATGCTTCCTGTATACAGGGACGCTACAGACAATACTGCATGTTTTGGATGGTTATGGATAGATGATGGTATTGTGTGTGATCAAGTGGACTGTGGTCTCCGTTCTTACTGTAAACAAACTTGGCAACTAGCTCAAGTGGCTAAAGCGGAGTCTGTGTCCTTTGAAAAGGAACTTACCTACACCGAAATATATAAAAAGGATCTTGTTAGCAAGACGCATTCTAAAAAGAAAAACTCCGTAAACAGAGGAAAGTATAAAAACTCTCCTTTATACAATAGAAAAGGTTATTGTGATCAGGGGCGTTTGGTGGATAGGTTAGTGACGCGCTTTAAAGAGACTATAGGAACCTATGAAACGCCTCCATCCGATTGGCGACCTGCTAAGAAAACTGTAGGTAAAGTAGCTATAAAAGCTACAGCCAGTTACCATTCTCTAATTGTCAATGGTGTGATAGTGGCGAGAATATGGACTGATTCTTCTAAAGTGGCGACTATAGATATTGTTCCAGAATTGGTTACATCTATGGTGCACTTGGTCAAAAGTATCAAATCTCTCAATGATTCGCAAAAAGATTCAATAAACATGCCAACTAAGATTCCAGACACTTGTTTAAATAAGACTAGGCCATGTACTCACAGAGTTTCAGTGACTACAGAAAGTTCAATTGTTAAGGTAGCGAACACTATAAAATATAGATTTCAATTTTAAGTGTAGAATGACCTTATACTATGGCGGGTAAAAATAGAAAAATCCAAATCTTTGAATCGTCCATCGAGCGTGTGGCTCGTATTTTGTCAAAGAAATGGAAGATTCGTGTTGTATTTCAAACAGATAGGTGTGAAACCTCTGGTTCTACCATTTATCTTCCAGTACTTCCAGATAACGCTAGTACAGATCTTACCAACGCCATGCAGGGCTATTTGGACCATGAGGCTGCACATGTCGTATACACAGACTTTAAAGCGCTCAACAGGGTCAAAAAGTTGCCTAAAACTATGACGGTGCTCAACGCCCTAGAAGATCCCAGAATTGAGAAGAAGTGGTGTGATCTCTATCCGGGTGCACGGATTAATCTAAAAAGAGCCCAAGAATGGGCTCTAAATAAAGTGGCCGAAGAAAAGGAAATGGTTGATCCTGAGGATGGGGTAAAGAAGAAGATGCGGTCCTGGAACGGGCTTACTGATCTTGGTAAGTTTCTCCACGCATCCATTACATATGCCTGCAATGCTTTTGATGATAGCCATTGGTTTCTGAAAGATATTGTTGAAGCTGACATTATGAATGATGTCAAAAAGTACTCTTCTTATTTTCAAAAAGCCCTTGCAGTTGACAGTACTACCGAGCTTGTTCCTATCGCTAAAGAATTGCTAGAAAAACTAGGACAAGATGATCCGGAACAGCCAGACCCAGAAGAGTCTGAAGAGGAGTCCGAAGAAGATGGTACCGGCACATCTGGAAGTCCGGCATCTAGCGGTGGAAGCTCTCCACAATCTCAAGTAATGAACAAACAACCAAAAAATCAAAAGCAGACAGGACCTAGTCAAGCTCAGGCTGTTCCAGGCATGTTTGCTGACAAAAATGCTAACAAGAGTAGGTACGACGTATCTGAAGAAGGCATTAAAAATGACCAAGATTTGACAAATCTTGCTGATCAGATTAAAGAAGCAGCCAAGCACGAACTAGTAAAAGAAGATTGCTATCTTGTATATACCACTGAAGGTGATTCAATTGAGCGCATCAAAGACGGAGATAGGATGCGTTATAAAGAATTCATGTTGGAATCTATTAGATTAGTAGCTCCAATGAAACGAAAAATGTCACGTAGTATGCTGGCTACCAAGCAATCTAATTGGGAGGGGGACAAGACCAGAGGTAAAATTAACCCGCGTAGGGTATACCAAGTGCCTATGGGAACGTCAAAAAGAGTGTTTCGCCAACGAGTAGAGTCTGAAGACTATGATACATGTGTGTTGATGATGGTTGACCACTCAGGATCAATGGCAGGCCCTTCGCTGGATTTGGCCGCTAAAACTTCTATTATTTTCGGAGAATTACTGAACCAAATTGGGGTACCTTTCTCTGTGTTGGGGTTCTCTACAGGTAGTGAATCCGTAGCCAGTGATCGTATTTCTAAAGCTTCAGATGAAGAGCGCACTTTGTATAGACGTTGGGGCAATCTATGGATTGGCGAATATAAAAACTTTGAAGAATCTTGGTCTAGTGCTGGTCCTAAGATCATTAATATGGTTAGAAATAGTAAAATCAATACTTACGATGGTGAGAGTCTTAGGTATGGTGCACAGGTTCTTTTGGCCCGTCCTGAGAAGCGCAAAATTCTATTTTGGCTAAATGATGGTTATCCGCAACCAAACTATGGTGATGATTATTCCGCACACACTAAGTATGCAAAAGACTGCGCTTTGGAAGTAGAAAAAGCTGTTGAGTTGTTTGCAATTGGTATCCGTACAGATGCAGTAAAACGTTTTTATAAAAATTGTGTGCAAGTCAATTCAGTTGAAGATCTTCCAAAAACGTGTTTGAGTGAACTTGACGCTCTGATTCGTAAAGGTAAAACTTATCATAGTAAGGGGTAAATAATGATTGAATTCAAGCACAATATTGATGTCCATCCCATTCAGAAAATGGGTGGAGACCACATGGTTGTAGCAGCCGCTAGGGTGTCTACACAAGGACAGGAGGCAGAAGACTTAGTCAATATGCCGGCTGATGAGCAATTTGGGTTGATCAATTATCTGATGAAGTTTCGCCACGGCACCCCTTTTGAACACAGTGCAATGACATTTTTCGTTAACGCACCAATTTTCGTTTGGCGAGAGTGGCATCGTCACAGGATTGGTTTTTGTATTGACGGCGAGACCAAGATTTGGACGCAAAGCTACGCAGCAAACTCAGGTTTAACTGTCAGAAAACAAAGCATCAAAGAGTTGTATAACAACTGGCATAACGGTGTTATAGATTCCATAGGTAGAGTTAGATATTTGGCATCTGTTAAAGCTCAAAAGTTACGGTGCCTGAATGAAGAAACAAAATTGTTCGAAGCAGCCTCGGCATTAGATATATTGTCCACTGGACAGAAGGAAGGTTTTTTACTAGAAACTGATCACGCTAAACACAACAATCTTATTGCGTCAAAAGATCATAGAATTCTAACTGTTGACGGTTGGGCAACTATTAGTGATTTGCGTGGCGGCGAATTAATTTATGTGAATGGAAAAAGAAGTGCCCATGTTGGTGAACCAAAAATGCCTCCAGCGCTTCGTGCAGGCATAGGTGTTTGGACCTCTATGATGCGGCGAGATTTGATCAAAAAAGTTGACCGTTGTTATATTTGTAACGATCAATTTAACGCGGAAGAGTTGGTTTTAGATCACGTAATTCCTGTAGTAAGTGATTTGACCAAAGCCTTGGATGTTAGAAATTTACAACCATGCTGTGTCAATTGCCACCAACGAAAATCGGATAGCGAGCAGAAATTTGCTACTCGTGACATTAGAGCAGGTGCCGTACTGTCACGAGTAGCACGAAAGCCCATTGCAGTTGGACCTCGTGATATGTATGACGTAGTTATGCCAGATCCGTGGCATAACTTTGTTGCAAACGGAATAGTAGTGCACAATTCGTATAATGAGGAGAGCGCAAGATATACACAGTTGAAGCCGGTGTTTTATATTCCACATCGTGAACGAGAAATGATGAAAGTAGACGGTTGGAAACCTGGTCGTCCAAAATTTGTCCGGTGTGAAGACAAATCTGTATATACCCAATTGTATTTCAATCTCGCGCATTCCTATACGGCTTCTTACGAAGCATATCAACGCAACCTTGCCCTTGGTATAGACCCAGGTTTGGCTCGCGATTGTTTACCTGTTGGTATTTATTCTAGTTGTTGGGTCACTTGCAATCCGCGTTCTCTGATGTCTTTCCTGTCTTTAAGAATTCATAACGAAGATGCGAAGTATGTTTCATACCCACTGTATGAGATTGAAATGGCTGCTAAAACTTGTGAGAAAATGTTCGAACAAGGTTGGCCACTTACTTATAAAGCATTTATTGAGAATGGTAGAGTCGGCCCGTGAGTGTATTACAAAAACTACCACCACCTGATGATCATGACCTTGGTCCGCTTCGCTACTTTCCTGAAGTGCAAGAAATGGTTGACTTGCATAAGGAGGCACAAGGCTGTCAAGCGTGCCCTCTTAGCCAGACCAGAAAGAACGTTGTGTGGGGCAAGGGACGAGTTGTCAGACCTTTGGTTTGTTTTGTTGGTGAGGCGCCTGGAGCTGATGAGGATGAACAGGCCCTGCCATTTGTAGGTGCGTCAGGTCGTAAACTTGATCAGTGGATTGAGTGGATGGGTCTAGGATCCAAGTCTGAGGGTACAGCCTACGACCAAGTATATATCATGAACACTGTGATGTGCCGTCCGCCCAAGAATCGGAATCCATACCCGGACGAAATAGCTTGTTGCAGTCACTACTTCTGGTCCCAGTTGAAAATTATCAAGCCGTCACACATCGTTGTTCTTGGAAAGATTGCGACTTTGACAGTGCTAGATCTTGGTTGGGATGGAGAAACTATTCGAGATCTTAGAGGAAAGTGGCATCATCATCCTATTGCACCTGTCCGAGTCACATACCATCCGGCCTATATCAAACGCAACCCGCCTGCTGAAAATTTGGTGTTGGAGGATCTAAAAGCCGTTAGAGAATCAATAGATAGATACACACAGTCATGTAATAATAAGTAATGAGGCTTATCATGGGAGCACGAGTTGAAATTCAACTTGCTGACGGCAACTGGTACCCTGGTGTGATCAAACATGCTGCACATACCTACTCAGCTCCGTTGTGGTTTATAAAATTGGATGATGGAAGGGAAGCTATTTGTTGTAGTGAAAAGTGTGTGCGAAAAATTAGTGTAGAATGACCTTATAGTAAGGAGCAACTTTTTATGACTATGAAAATGATGAGTGATTTTGTAATTGAACCCTGTGTTTTGGTCCGTGACCGCATTACCTTGGATAGGGGAGTTTCGTATTATCGTAGAGATGTCCAAGTTGTAGGTAATGAGGACGGCTCTGAAGATGCCACGTGGCATACTGAACGGCACTATAAGGACCGTACAGAGTCTAAGGATGCCGAGCGTATCTATGCCAAAGTTCGCCAAAATATCCGTCAAGTTTGTCTTTCGACGGATATTGGTTTTATCTGCCCAATTGCTAAGAAAGATGATTTGGAGAAAGTAATTCAATCATCTCGCGAACTTGTAGACGAATTTAATCTTAACGCTAAGTATTGTAAGGTTAATTTTTTGGTAGTTTGCACTAATATCGATCCCAATAATCAAGACGGGGTTACGCTGCTTAGGAACACTCTAGAAAAGAGTGTTGATACTATTAGAACTTCATTGGCAAATTTTGATGTTACGGCAGCCAGATCTGCTGTTAATGCTACTAAAAAAATGATTGATGTTATGGCTGACCCTGGCGCAAAGGACGTGCTTGCGCATACCAGAGATGAGGTCAGTACTTTGTGCAAAGAAGTAGCTAAATTGGTAAAACAGTTTGATGGCAACATTCAAAATGCTATTGTCTCTACAAATGGTCAAGAACTTCTGAAGCGCGCCAATGCCATCTGGAACTTTTAGATGTACGACTGCGTTGTATTTTACCGACGCCGAAGTTACTAATTCTAGTAGTATTCACTATTTTATTGGTGTTATACGTGAGCACGGTATAGAAGACTACTACACAGCAAAGTGCTGTAGAGGTAGAATGGATGAACTTCCAAGGACTGTAGTAGATGATAGTAGTTTCAGGCGGCGTATCTTTCAAAAAGAAAATGATGCGCTCGCCTATGTTGGAAAAATGTGTGGTATTTTGATCGAAAGAGGGTGCGTACAGAAAGACCTACATTGTGTAGGCACTATTAGTGTTCCTCCTTGGTGGCCTTCGGTGAATCCCATTAGTATGGAAGCCGCTATAAAAAAAGAAAAAACTATCATTAAACGTAAAAATGCTATTTGGAATTTTTAATGTCATCACGACTAGATAGAGCCATTGAAGACTTGGATTTGCAAGATTGGCTGTCTGATTATTCAGACGTGAAGATGTCTGGCAATGAGTTGCGAATTAAAGAATGTCCTATCTGTGGTAATGAAAAATACAAACTATACGTAAATGTAAGCAAACCGGCATGGAATTGCAAAGTGTGTGATTGGGGGCGCGGTTTGGGTGATGTAGTTGTGCTTATGTCAGGAATCTCCGGCAGAAGTCCTACAGATATCCGATTGGAATTAATGTCTTTTGTACCTCCTGCCCCGTCTGGAGACATAACGAGTATGTTATTGACTGCTTTTGATGGAACAGAAGATGAAGAGATACAAGGCATAGATTTTGAAGAAATAGAAGTTCCTGGAGAACCGAAATTCGATGGATTGACTACGCGCAAGGTATTGGAATATGCTTATGAACGCGGGTTGACGGAGGATGATGTAAAAAGGCTATGTTTGAGAGCTAGTGGAGGTTTGCAAACCTCAAAAGGAAGGGAAATTAGAGGGCCTTTCCTTGTGTTTCCCATTACTCTTGGAGATAAGTTTGTATCGTGGCAAGGGCGACGTTTGATCAATCAAGAACCAAAATATGTATCGTATGCCAATATTAAAAATTGGCTGTATCCTCTTAATCAAGAGTTTTTCAAACACTACAAAGGCACGGTGTACTTAGTTGAAGGTGTATTTGACGCGTTAGGAATGTTGAGGCTTGGAATTCCTGCGCTGTGCACGTTTGGAACTAGTATTTCCGCAAAGCAAATGAACCTACTTATTGAGTTAAGACCTAAAACTGTTTGTTTTGCATGGGATTTAGGTGCTGGCAAAGAAGTGATTAAAACTGTTAATAGGGTATCATTTCAATTCCCTGAAACTTACGTGGCTATGGCCGACGCGGCACTACAGGACAGAAAACTTGATGCAGGTGAAGCTCTTAGGAACAAGGATGCTGAGGAGTGGGTTAAGTTCAATACTGATCTTAGCAATGCCATTAATGTAAAAAGTCCGGAGTTTTTTAAATGGCAAATGATGAAAATATAAATAAAACTTGTCCTAAACACGGACCGCAGGAGGTAGTTGGTATTATGAGAGATCCAAAATCTGGGATCTCTCATATTAATTTTCAATGTGGGTGCATTGTAGAGGCGGTTGAAAAAATTCTCAATGTTGGTGACGCTGTTATGTGGAGCGGTGAGTTATATAGGCTTGATGATATAGACGGTACAATTGGTATCATATTAAATATTTATGGAGAAAAGCGTGTAGTTCTGAATTACTTGAAATATATTGGCAAAGATACCTTAACTAGTGCCAAGAAGATTGAAGTCATCAATACAGAAGTAAAGCGCAAAACTTCCCACAGACATTCTCAGTCGTGGGATCCTGATGAAGGATATAGTTATGAGAATGCGTCATGGCACGCACCCCCTCGCACTAAAAGTAGGCACGAAACGACAAGAGCAATTAAAAAGGACAGTATATCAACCTCTTCTTTGATTGAAAACGAGGTCAAGGAATTGAAAAAGGAAGAGGGCAGTCATACTCAATACAATGAATTTACTGGAGAAGCTGAGCACTCTGGAAACAGAGAGGAGAATAAAAATTCTCGCCCACTAAAAACTAAAGCTCCTACACAGAAGAGTAAGTCAAAGGAAGATGCCCCTACCCATGTGGTGACAAAGCGCAAGGGAGTATGGTAATGAGTGACCTTCTCAACGAAAGACCAAAACGTAAAATTTTAGGAAATCCTATTAGTAACAGCAGCGATGTAGTATATTTCGTGTCTACTTCCTTGTTCATGAAACGAGGAAAAAAGATGGAAGTAACAAATGAAATATCTACTGACACTATTTCTGCATTATCGACTCTTTATCCTAATAGTATTTTTCTAATCATGGCGCTGCCCGCTAATAAAGAGTTGGCAGAGCGTATCTACAGCAGCAAAGGATCCTTGGATATTAGGATTTTTAATGTAGATGAAACTAATATTAGGGACACCAATCTTAGGTTAAAGAAAGCACTAGAAGGGTTGGGTTTACAACTGTTTCATATTAAAAATCCTAGAACTGTGTCGTACCTAAACATACACAAATTTGTAGTAGATTCTAAACTAGTTCGTATAGAGCCTGATGATTATGCAAGTTTAAAAATTAGTCCGGAAAAAGAGGCTACGTTTGAAGACCTTGCACGTGTTAGGCGTAAAAAAGCCTGGATATGAAAACAGTGTAGAATGACCTAATAAGTATGGAAACTCAACTCGAAATGAAGAATGGTAACGGAATGTCTAAAAAGCCAGAACGCAAAGCGGCACATGTAGTTCAACCAGTTGAACGCCTTACTAAGAAGTTTGGTATCAGTGCAACTTTCGGAATTGATTTAGGCCCAGAATTAGATGACAACGACAATCCAATTCTGGACGCCTTTGGCAAGCCTGTTATGAAGGAACGGGAAGTCACAGGCTTCGTGGAGCCGGGACCAGAGACCCCTCAAATTGACCCCCACTACGTCTTCCCAGATGAAGATACCAAGATGATTCTTTTGGGTCTTGAACTTAGGGACCGAATTTTGCTGACGGGAATGACCGGTACTGGTAAAACTTCTATTCTAGAACAGATTGCAGCACGGCTTAATTACAACGTAATTAAAATCAATTTTGACGGTGCTATTACCAGACAAGACCTTATTGGAGAGTGGGTAGTTAAGCCTGGTACGCAGGGTTCCGGATCTATTATGGAATTTCAATACGGAATTTTGCCACACGCATTTCAAATGCCTGGAACTATTATTATTTTGGACGAGTGGGATACTATCAGTGGGGAGTGTTCTTTTGTTCTTCAGCGCCCATTGCAAAAGGACGATGGTAAGTTGTTGATTCTTGAGAATGGAGGGGAACTTATTCCTCTACACCCACAAAATACTATCATCGCTACGGCAAATACCTGTGGTATGGGTGACGACACTGGACTACATACACAAGGAACTAAAGTTCAGAACTATGCTCAACTAAATCGTTTTAGCATGACTGTCAAAATGCAGTATCTGAAAGCTGAAGATGAAGTTAAAATGATTCAGAAAAGGTTTCCAGACCTTAAGTCTATGGAATGCGAGGTTTTTGTAAAAGCTATCAATTTGATTCGCGAAGCGTACGTTAGCGGCCAAATTTCCGCTCCTCTATCATCTCGTGATTTAATTAATTGGGTTGAAAAGTTTGTACTACTGGGCGACCCTATGCGAGCTGCAACTTATTGTTTTCTTAATAGAATGCCGGCAGAGGATGCAGAAACCGCCTATTCAACCCTTCAACGAAATTTTAAGGATTCATAGATGTACGAATACAAAGCAAGATATATCAAAGTAGTAGACGGAGATACGCTGGATCTTGATGTAGACTTGGGTTTCCATACGAAGACATCCCTACGTTTCAGAATCCTTGGAATCAATACCCCAGAAAAGAATTCAAACGATCCAGAAGAAAAGAGGAAAGCCCTCGTGGCAACACAATACGTTCAGGACCTTCTGGCTAAAAATCCTCCGTTAACTATTAGAACTGAAAAATCAGACAGCTTTGGACGCTGGTTAGCGGAAGTTTGGATAACTAACGATGATAAAAAGATAAATTTAGGAGAAGAATTGTTGGCGAAAGGACTAGCAGTTCCTTATAAGAAATGAAAACTTTCACTGTATGGCTGTGTAAAGAATCCAATAACAAGGCACCAGAGTATGTATTTGTTGATAAAGACTATACATTCGCTGGAGAACTTGACGCGTCAAGCCCCAAAGAAGTTGTGAAATATATTGCATATACAAACCCTAAAGACTCAGAATTATTGGATCATAAGACACTAAGAACAGGAGATGTGCTGGAGGATGAAGTTGGCAACGGCTTCATTCTTACGCCTTTTGGGGTGTGGGCTACTGTAAAAATATTACGTACAGGTCACGATATCGTTGACGAGTAAAGGGTTATACGTCAATATGTAAGGGTGATAACAAGAAAATCAGCCCCGAAGACGGTAGCAAACAATCTTATTACAGAACATGGACGGGACGGCTTTCAGCGCCTTATTGACATGTTCAGAAACAACGAAAGTGGAACCAAAATTGGACAGCTCTTTGGCGTGTCTAGACAGCGTGTTTCCCAATGGAAAGCTGCACTTGGTAAAGAGTTAGTAACTTTTGAAATTCATCCTGATATCCAAGATCTTGTAGATCAGGCAGATCCAAAAGGTCTGAACAGAACTCTTATCTAGAGCAATTTTTGTGTTCATGGTAAGATTCGGAGTAATATAGGACAGTTATGAGTGAGTGTCCTCATTGCCATGATTTTCTTCCAACTGTAGGAACTACTATGGTTTTGTGTAGTTGCGCGGAGAGCCGTAAACTTGAAGCCGAACAAAGACAACAGCGCAAAATGTGGCGCGCAATGCGCACGGTAGCTATGGAAAAACAATTTGAAATTAGACGCATGTCGCGTCGTACTAAAACTAAGGACTAGGAGAATAAGACATCGTGTACAATCCCGTTAGATTCAATCAACCGTATAGAAACAACAACAAGCGACGAGCGCGCCAGCTTGATCCTAAAGCAGGTATCAAACACAGTGATATCATGCGCCGTCAAGGGCTAGGACAAACCATCCCTTTGATGGGTAGAATTTCAACACCATATGGGGTGTCTGCTGAAATTTTTGCTGGAGAAGATTTTACTGTTCGTTCTGAGTTTATCAATTCAGGTAATAACTTGGGGTATGGCGTAAACAAGAAAGCAGAACGCGTTTACCAAGTAGCTAAAGGCGTACTTTATGTTACTTACGATAATAATGGAGCTAGAAATATAATTCAAATTCAAGAAGGTGGCACTTTTAGGGCTCCTAAAGGATTGGCCCATAGTGTTTCTTCTTCCAATTCTGACGTTGAACTTATCGTCATTGAAAGTTCAGGCTATATGAAAGATTGGAAGGTGTTGATGGATGAGGAAGTGGTCACTTCTACCGTACCTAGCTTGTTGGCAACTACGCCTGACGTTCCAGCGACTCCGAGGAGAAAAGATCAATCCAAGGCTAAAGCAGCTGCTGAACAGCAAGCGCGCAAGAGGGCACGAAGTACTTCTCCAAACGTTGCCGCATCTGGTAAAATTGGAGTAAATAAAATTAGGTCTTCTAATTCGGCAAACGTAGTTGGTGTTAATCCACGGCCGGGCGGTCCAGGAGCTTATAGCGACGAATGAGTATCATAAAGCCAGCGTCTTTTATTAACCAGTGTGATTTGATTCGCTCTAATTCTAGTTTTGCTGACGAAAAGGCAAAACAAATGATGGGAGCGGCAAACCCGCTTATTGGTTCCGACATTCGCAAACCTGCTAGTACTTTTTGCAGTGGTTGTGGTCGCTGGCACCGACCTGGAAACATGTGCCCAGCAACTAATAAGTCACAGATTACTGAAGGTAAAAAAGCGCTACCTGGATCGTTGCATCAAGATAGTTTTTTAAGTTATCAATCAGAACCGCCTACACAAGAAAGTACAGAAGATCAACAGCAAAATTTTGTAGATTCAAGCGCGTATATGCAGAATCAACAAGAGAATTATTTGAACGCTTTAAGAGTTTGGCAGGCTAAATTTGGCGCATGAACGAAGAACTAAATAAAGAGATGATGGTGAGTGAGTCTGATCCTCAGTCTTTGGAGGAACATAGTCATCATGAGCCTGATTCTTTTATGTACATCTATCGTTCTATAGACATTAGTCGCGTGCAAGAAGATGTTGATTTTGTAGATAAATGCGTGCGAGCTGGGGTGATACCTTCTTCATTACGATATGGTGTAATGCAGCGTAATCAAATGGTAGCGTATCGGGGCATAGTTAAATCTACTACAGATAACTATTACTACTTCAATTGGGCTCCTCAAACTGATTTTAGATTAGTTCCAGCGGATGACGCCACTAAACAGTGGGAAGCTCAAAAACTTTTTAAGACTTGTTCTTTTGGTTGTGATATGCGCAAAGCAGAGGCTCCTCTTTCTCCTGGTGAGTCTATTGAAGGTTGCGAAGAGGAAGAAGTCAGTGAAGACGACGCGGACAAAGCAAACGCACCTAACATTTGGCCGGCCGGTAGCCCTTCTCGCGACGAAGACAAAGATATAAGAGAACAAGAATCTGATATTACAGATGCGCACCCTGGCGCCACGATAGCGCGCACTCCAGATGACCCCAATATTGGAAGGATATGGCATGAAAAAGCTCTATCTAGACCTGGGGATGGGGCCATGCCATTAGCCACTAACGATGGGGAACAGCATTGGAACACTGCGGATTTAATGAAAGCATGGGGAAAAAAGCTTCAAGAGTCCGCTCCGGTTGTACAGCCGCAAATTACTCCATTGGAGTCTAGGTATTTGCAAGAAGTAATGGGAATGTCTCAAGCTGATGTTAATAAAGGTTTGCGCATTCCAGCTCGCCACAGAATTTCTTTCGAACAATGGAAATCTGGTCAATTGCGTTCAAACATAGATAACTTAAAATCTTGGCTTAAAAAGTGAGTAGGCGGAAAAAACATAAAACTTCATCTGCCCCGATGGACATGAATCACATTGTTCGTGATGTAACTGCTATGCAACTAGCATCGCAGCATATTCCGGCTCTTGTTGCACAGGAAGTTAGAAAGGCGTGGAAACAACTTCCTAATGTTGACCCCAAACAAGGTCCAAAAAGTTGGTTTCATGATCCGTTGTCTTTACAGTACTCTCTAGGATATAAAGACAGGAGATTTAGCCTAACCTATGACACTCTGCGCAGAGTAGCAGGCCAACTTTCAATTATTAGCGCCATTATTAATACCAGAGCCGCTCAGGTCGCTGCTTTTGCACAACCATATAGGTGGACTAAAAGTTTAGGTTTTACTATTCGTCACAAGGACTCGGACAGACAAACTACTCCAGCTGAAGTTGAATTTATTAAAGAGTTGGAGCAGTTTATTCTTAATTGTGGGCGTTCAGAGCGTAACCCATTTAGTAGGGTTCCTCGTGATGATTTTGAAATGTTTTTGAGAAAAATGGTTCGTGACTCACTTACACTAGACCAGTGTTGTGCCGAAATCGTTCCAGATAAAGTTGGTTTGCCTTATGAATTTTATGCACTCGATGCGTCTACTGTAAGGATAGCGGCAGACGATCGCTATGTAGGAATAAATTCATCTTATCAAAATCGTACTGGATTTGTTCCTGATATGCCGTCACGTTTTCTTGGCTTGTGGGAAGGCAGAAAATACGGAGAGGAGAATGGAGAAAAACCAATCTCATTCGTCCAAGTAATTAATGGACAGATTGAAAATGTTTACTCGCGAGATGAATTGATGTTTGGGGTTAGAAACCCTAGAACTGATATTTGGATTCAAGGTTATGGATACAGTGAGCTTGAACAATTAATTACTATTGTTACCTCTCATCTGTACGCAGAGGAATACAACCGCCGATTTTTCTGCATGTGCGCAGAATCATTAGTAAATACAAAAAATGGCATGATACCAATTGTAGATTTGGTAGATAAAGAATTTGAGGTATGGAATGGCAAAGCATGGCGTCGCGCAACAGCTTTTGAGACAGGTAAGCGCAATGTACGCCGCACCAAACTATGGAACGGGCTTGAACTCAGAACCAGTCCAGACCATAAATTTCACGTAATTCCGCGTGATAGTTTAGATGGATCGGTGGAGTGGCGCACGCAAGACGCGCTAAAAACAGACGACTATGTACTAGTAAATTATACACGAACCGATTGTCCGCTAAATTTGGAAGCACTGTTAGTGGGGAAGACATATCAGAATACGCAAGGCAAGCCTTGGACAGTGACAGAAGAAACTGTTAAAGATGTTGAATTTTGGGAAATGATAGGTTTCGCGTTAGGGGACGGTTTGTGGCCTACTTTTTCTGATGGTCGCAGCTCCATGATGATTTACCCTCACCACACTAAAGATGCCAAATTATTTGAGAAATTTTTGAAAATATGCGACAGACATGGAATAAATGCTAAGCAAAAGCAAATAAATTTACACGTCACTAGAGTTTCTGATGGGGAGACTGGCTACCCATCAATCGCAATATTTCACACTACATTTTCTGAATGGTTGCGTGAGTTAGGCTTTCGACCGTCAAATCAATCTAGACAAATCCCCAGATTCCTATTTTCACAACCGGCATGGATGAGGGAAGCGGTGTTAAGAGGGTTGTTTAGTGCTGACGGGCACAGGCCCGCACATAAATCAGGTTACAATACACCAACCGTATTTTCTGCGTGTCCTAGTTTTCAGGCTGATATTGTGTCTTGTCTGTGGTCAGTTGGTGTGTCTGCAAATTTAGTCGGAAAGGGATGGAATCGTAATGGCAGTATTGACATACAAGATATAGATAAATTTGTAGAACATATAGGTTATCTACAAGATTATAAGAATGAAAATATAAAACGTGCGCCTGAGTCTAAACATAGGTGGGATAAGCTGCACCCCGTCTATTGTGTATCTTTAGCAAGAAAAATAAAAGACTCCCCAAATTGGGATCGTCTTTCTCGTAAAGACCGTGATCTAGTTTGTAAGGTGGCTCGCAATCAGTGTCAAATAAGCAGACCCAGGGCTATTTCAATATGTGCAAATCTCGGCATTGATGGAGGGGACGCTTTGAAGTATGTTCATGCACCGGTTGATGTGTTGGATCACAAATCTTACGGCACTGAAATGATGTATGATGTTGAAGTTTTTGATGATGAGCATATTTTTCTTGCTAATCACATGGCTGTACACAATAGCGCAGGCTCTTCTGCAAAGGGTATTTTGAACTTGAAAGGAGATAATTTTACTCCTGAGATGTTGGAGGGCTTCCGCAGACAGTGGCTAGCTCAAGTCTCCGGAGTAGAAAGTTCCTGGAAAACTCCTGTGCTACAGAGTGAAGGTCTTGAGTATATTGATCTCAATAAGACCAATCAAGAAATGGAGTTCGGTAAGTGGATGGAGTATCTACTTAAAGTAGCGGCTGGTGTCTACTTAATTGACCCTCAAGAAATCGGTTTTAATATGCAGGGCTCGACTCAGCATTCGCCAATGTTTGAATCTAGCCAAGAATGGAAGATTAAAGCTAGCAGAGATAGAGGTCTAAAACCTCTTTTGCGTTTTTTGGCTAAAATGATCAATACCAATATTATTGATAAAATTGATGATCATTTTACTCTTGAGTTTGTCGGTCTTGACGAATTGTCTGAGAATGAAAAGCATGAAATGCTCGTTGAGCAAATCAGTTCTTATATGACTCTTAATGAAGGTCGCAGGACGCTTGGATTAAATGATCTGCCTGGTGGTGATATTCCAATGAACCCAGTATACCAGCAGGCACTGCAGCTACAAGCTCAGCAAGGAATGGGTCAAGTCTCTGGAGCGGCACCTCCTGAGCAGACTTCAAATTTACCACCTGGTCCTGGTGGAGAAAGTGGAGTCAAACCTTCAAGCCCTCGTTACAGTGGTTTATTTGGCCATGATGATTCTGGAGAAAACTAACTTATGTCTTTTTTAGATAAATTGTTGAAAAGTATTGAACCTGATTTTGGCAAACCTCTTCCAAAAAAAGAACCACGAGAAGGGGAGACAAAATTTGAGCACAAAATTCGTCAATGGACTGATGAAGTAAAAGAGAGACCAGGTAGGTTTCCTGGCGGACAGAAGCAGGCCATTGCCATTGCTGCCCAACAGTCTGGTGTGTCTAAGGGGTCTGAAGGCGAAACTGAAAAACATAAAGAGAAGATGAGAGTTTTTATTGATGAAATGGCCGAAGAGTATGCTAAAGCCGGTGTAGGTAGTTCAGGAATCCGGCAAGCAGGCGGCACTGGTTTTAGTGTTGGACAAGGTATTGGTGCCGGTTTAGATAGACCAGGGGGTGCAGCTACTGGTGTTGCGAGTGGTGTTAATCCAACTGTTAGTGCTATTTCCGGCAGTGGCGGTAACTATAAACCTTCTGGTGGCCGTACAGCGCCTAAAGCAGCTACTGCTCCAAAAGCTCCTACTGCACCTGCTGCGCCTACCTCGCCGCCTACATCATATCCCACCGCAGGGATGGAGCTAGGACCGGCCGGTAGAGCTAGAATGTCTGTAAAATCACATGGTTGCGATAAATGTATGAAAGGTGAATGCCCACACGGTGGGGAGGAAGGGCACGAAGAAATAGAAAAAGCATTGACTTCGCGTGCCTTGTCCATTCCAGCTCATCTTAGACAGCCTGCTGCCTATGATTTTGATGCTATTAGGCGATCAGCGACTCAACAGACTTCTAGAATGTACACCTCTCTTTCCCCGGGTGCTGCAGAATCAATTTTGAATGCAGCTGAACAAGAGAACAAAGATCCTAGAGTTAAAGCTGTGAAATCACAGGAAGAATCTTCTAAAAAAGTACAGGAGATGCGAGATAAAATCGCAGCTGCTATGGTCCCCCGCACAGGAATTAAGTTCGTTAGGTAAAGGAGAGATAGGATGAGATTATACATAAATAAGCGTCCGAATCCGACTCTCTATTTAGGGACTTCGGGCGCTCCAGCACTGATTTTAAAATCAGACCAAATTGTAGATTTGGAAGAATTGACGCCTGAGGCTATGAAAGCGTTTCGCAGCCACTGGCTTAGGAAAGTAATAGAAGTAGAACCCTACTTGTATTTAGAAATAGACAAAGCTAATTCAGTTCGTGATCCTAGTCATGGGCAATATATTTCCGGTGGCGCCCATAAATCAAAACCAAAAGATATGTCTGAAGTTGTAAATGATCTTATGAGCAAACTTCCCGGAGAAAAGTTGGACAAGAAAGATGAGTAAAAACAATACATTTTCAAGAGTGCCTATTCACGTGCAAGACCCTAGTCTTGCAAAAGCTAATTCTCATAAAAATCCTTCTTATGAGAGTTTCCGGCCTCATCAGGTACACAACGTAGAATATAAGTACCAGGGTGAAGATCGTCCTAACACTCATATGATGAGCGTTATGCGACGCAATCCGGATGGTTCATTAGACTATGAATGGGCCAAGAATATGGTTGTGGATGCTATTCACGGAATGTCTTTTCCACACGCACTTCGTCCCATTCATCACGCACTGCTAACTGTGTGTTTTCCTGATAAATATCGAGGAATGATGCCACAGGAAGCTGACCTCAAAACCCAGCTTAGCGCTTCTGAAAAGGCTAGAGTTCGTGACATGGTTGAAGAGCATCTTCTTGAAGAGGAGAATTGGAACGTTGGTGGAGGCGGAGGGTCCGTCGCAGGACGCTCCAAAACTAGAGACGGTACCCCTTAATGGATTGTTTTGACCCAAACAAGAGAGCTGAAGAAAAACAAGATTCTCGCAATGAGGATACAGAGGATTTAGTTTCAGGAAAAAAGAGCAGAGAAGAACTTAGACAAGAAAATGGCATTTTTTCATTTCCTGATGCGAAAATAGACTGGTCAAGAGTAGGCAGGCTCTCTTAATAGGAGTTATTGATTATGGCAAAAAATACTAATAATTACGGTAGTAGGAAACCATTGAATTGGACTAAGAAAGAACTTTCTAATGGTCCTGTTAAGAAAGCTGTGTCTCATACAGAATTGATTGAAAAAGCACATAGACAAGGTACCCCTATCACTACCAGAGGTTCTTTTAATGGATACGTGTCTAAATTAGGACCCAATCCTAATATTGCTGAGATCAGACCTGCTCTTTTTTTAGACGTAAACAAAGCGGCGCCTGCTAGTTCTAGTGGAGAACTTCAAGAACAGCAATCTCTTCCTCAACAAGCTGCTGACACGAGAGAGGAACAGCAAGAAGGTCAAGAACGTAGGCAAGATTATTTGGTAGGAAGACGTGGTGGTAAGATTATTGGACACTCCCAAACGGGTCGTCCCATTTATGCAAAGAATAAGTCTTTGAAGGATGGTGTTGTAGATCGTGCTCTGGACAAAGCTTTTATGAACAAAGCACTTGGAGTTCCACAAGTGCCACTTCGTCCAGAACAACAGCAAGGTCAAATGCAGCAGGGCACCCCCTTGGCGCAACCAAAAATCCCTGGATTTAATCAAATGACCCAGCCAGTGATGGCTATGCAGCAACAGGGACAGCCTATGGGACAGACTCCTCAAGGTCAACCAACGTTTAATGATCCTTTCCATCCTGCACATCAGCAGTTTGGTAAAGAAGAACATGATGCTGCGTCTAGTCAACAGCAGGCGCAGGGAAATCAAATGGCTGCTAATGCCCATTCACAAATGGGTAAAGACGCACAAAGTCCAATGGAAAGAGCTGGTGACCGGTTTGGACAGGCTGGAGGCCAGCCTCCTCAAAAAGCTCCTGAAATGAAGGGTACGCAACAGCCTTATGGTATCCATCCTGATCAGGGAAAACCACAGGCGCCTCCACAAATTGGTCCTGATAGAAATGGTCCAAAACCTGGTATGCATGAAGTTGTCCCAACTGGACAACCAATTGGACAACCAGCAGGGCATATGGCACCCCCCGGTCAGCAGATGCATCAACAGCCTAATTCTCCTCCTCCTGGTCATATGGGCACGCCCGGTCAGCCAGGACAAACTAGTACTCAAGATTTGTTGAGATTGATTGAGTCTCTTAAACAATTAGTTATGCACGAGTCAGGAGAACAGCAACAAGGTCAAATGCAACCTCCAATGCCTCATATGCCTCCTGCACCTATGATGCAAAGCGCTCCACAATATCCTGGTCAGGATAAACAAGCAGGACCGTCAACCGGTCCAATGTCCAGTGGATCTTCGCCCCCAATGGGCGCCAGCAGTCACCAAGAGCCACTAGGCGCACCCAGACCACAGAAACAAACTGGTTCTAGTGCACCTCCTACGAATGCAGGGGATCAAAAGACTCCTATTGAGCCTACTGCTAGAAAGAGTATTTTCAAAAGTCTTGGATGGTAATGTATGGATACCCCAAAAATTCCATATGGGGTAATCCACCCAGATCCTTTTGATTACGACCCAGACGCGTTCAGTGATGAAGAAATTGATGACGGTTTAGAAGAACCGCCTGAGGAAGTGGTAAATGAACAAAACTGAGCCACTTCTACAAAGAGCTGCGCTACTCCAGGAAGCAGCTGCCGCATTATCAAAAGCGGCAAGACTAGTCACAGAAGAGGAAAGCGAATGTGGTACCTGCTGCTCTTCTTGTGAGATTGGAAAATCTTGTAGTGATACACCGGATGATGGTCTTTGTGTAGATGAATTTGCTCATGATTTATTGGCCATCGGCATTGCCCACGAACTGGAAAACACTACCAGTCAATCAGTTGCACAAGACCTTGCTATAGAAAATCTCAAAAAAGATAAGAATTACTATAGTAATACCGATAAAGTTAAAAAATCTAAAACCTTCAATTGGAAAGTTAAAAAGAATTTTAAACCAGTTAGAAAAATCAACTTTCAAGGGTTAGATATTTCCATTGAGCATGACACTGGAATGGTTCGCCATTGGAAAGACGAAGCTACTGGTGAAGAGGGTTTTAGAAAGATGCATTTTCCGTATGGCTACATTTGCAGAACAGATGGGGCCGATAACGAACAGCTCGATTGTGTGCATCCGTCTACAAAGATAACCATGTCAGACTTGTCTTTGAGAACTGCGAACGAGGTGTCGATAGGCGACTCAGTTTTAGCTTTTGATGAATTGCCACATGGTAGAGAAAATCCACGCCGGCTAAAACACAGCAAAATTACAAATATCAAAAAGGGAACAGCTAATTCGATAAAATTCACGTTTGAAGACGACTCAACATTAATAACCACTCTTGGTCATCAAAATTTGGTGTTTTCGGGTAAGGACGCTACGTGGAGAAGATCCGACAAAATTACTGTAGGTCAAGAGTTTTGTAAACTGTACGCAACAGTTGAAAATCAGATAACTAAAAAGTACGCGCAAGGTTACTTGTATGGCGCGTACTTGGGTGATGGATCTGTTAGATTGAACCATCCTACGCTCAATTATATCGACATATCAGTAGTCGTATCGGATCATGCCATCATAGAAAGAATTTCCCAATTTTGGAAATTACTGGGAGTGCAAACTGACACAGTTTCTAGAGTTTTTACCCCCAAGCAATCTACTGCAGAAATAGAGCCTGGACGTATAGTAAAATCGACACAGGATATGATTGGCTTATTTCTTCGTAAAAAGCGGGTTATTAGCGACTGCGCAGCAACATTACAGACAATTGAGGTGTCGAATGAGCAGTGGTGTAGGGGGTTTTTAGCTGGATTGTTCGACACCGACGGATGCTTGGTACGTGGACGAGAGGTTTGTTTTACACAAGTAAAAAAACAAGAAGAAACATTTTCACTAATTTCCAGTGCTTGTGAAAAATTAGGATATAAGACTTCTAAACGAAACTTACATCTTTTCGTTTTGACTAACAATCTTAACAATTTACATGCTTTAAGTTTTTTGAGCATTATTAATCCAGTGCTATTAAGAAAAAAAGATTTAACAGGAAAAGTGGTGCGTTTCGACGCTAGCAAAGTTCGAAAAATTGAGTATCTGAAGACAGAATTTGTAGCCATTGAAACGGACGCCCAAACATACATAGCTAATGGTTTAGCTACGCACAACTGCTTCGTTGGTCCAGACGACAAATCGGACAAAGTGTACGTTGTTCATCAGATGAAAAAACCTGATTTTAAGCAGTACGATGAGGATAAAGTAATAGTAGGCGCAGGCAGTGTTAGAGAAGCAAAAAACATTTATTTAATGCACTTTGACAGTCCAAAATTCCTTGGGTCTATGACGACTACCACAATGGCCGATTTTAAAAGAATGTTTATAAACAAAAGCGGACTTTTAAAAGAATATGAAGAGCTTCGTAGAAGTGTAAAAGATGAAAAAGACGCACGGCTTAAGGGCATGTGGACCAAGATTAAAGATGCCTTCTCCGAAGAGGAGATAAAACCCACCAAAACTTGGGTTAGAAACAGTAAAGACAAGTGTAAAACTGGGGTGTGTGAGCGTTTAGACGGTCAAAAAATATCTATTGATGATACGTTTGAAGCTATGAAAGGTATGCAGGTAGACGGTCCTCCTGCGCACACAGGTTGTAAATGTGGTTTATTTTTTGAAGTATCTAAATCTATAATGCCTGAAATGGGTACGAACGTACCTAATATGGGTATGCCAATGGTAAGGATGATTGATCCTCACGACGTAGAAACTTTTGAAGGAGTTCAATCACTTATAGGACGAATGGGTTCAGTAAAAGACCCAGAACTAATGGAAATAGCGAGTAAAATATGGGGAGACGGTTACAACTTCGAAGGAAAGCGACCAGATCAAGCGAGGGCAGAGATTCTTGGATTCCTGAGGGATCAGAGAGACCTACTAGGGGTGCAGTACGTAGAGACTTCGATACTAGAGTCACATCCTATGCTAAATTCACAGGACACGGCATCCCCTGGATCATCAGACTATTACAACGAATCTCCGAACTCGGAAAAGCAGGAGGCCCTGGGGCAACCAGAGGGCAACTCCTTAGGAGAGGAGTCTCAGGACACACAATCGACGAATTGGTCGGATCAGGACTCCTCAAAGAAACCAAAGACGGATTCATCAGAAAATACAGTGTTGTAGAAATATTGTAAAGTCACACCATTGACATGTAAATTTAAATATTGTTATAATTTACCTCTTTCTCGGGGTAAAAAACTATGTTAATTCCAAATCTTGACTTAGAAACCCTGATGAAGGCAGCGCAGCCTACTTCACCTCCACGTGGTGGAAAATACTTACATAGGGAGTGGGCGGGTGAAAGGTGGAGATATTATTATAATGATGATAAATCACCGGCGCATGGGTTCACTGCCGTAGGCAATATAAACGACACTACGTTTGCCCACAGCTTGTCCTCTGTAGCAGAGAATTTATCAGGAGATCCTGAAAAGGACTATAAATCTGCTTTAGAAAAACTTATAGCTAATCCTAATGTAAAACATCCCGTAGCTAACCCTCAAGGTGGGGATGATTTGATTTTGAGCACTATTGTCTCTAAATCAGGTACTAGGATACTGCGAATGTCAGACAAGTCTGGTAGTAAAATTAAAGACTTCAGTAGTAGGGGCGCTTACGAACTGTGGTACCTTGGAACATCTAACACTACGCAATTCCTAGATCACACTGGTATGCCGATGTTTGAAGTTCGTCCAAAAGTAGGCAGAGTGGTTGATGGAGAGTTTGTACCGAACACTACTAAGACAGTTAAAAAACTGGCTAGTGGAGTAGAAAAAGAATACGCCGCTAACAAATGGTGGGTTGAGTATTGTAAAGACTATCCTGCTGAAAAAAGACTAGGAAAAGTTGAAAAATGGCAAAAGTCATCTAGACAAAATGCTGAGATCTTTGTTCGTAAATTGATTAGAGATCAAGAATTGTCTGCCGGTGTTCCTCAAAAGAATTTTGAATTATCAAAAGACGAAACTATAGCAGTAGATGGAGCCAAAAAAGACACAGCTCACGCCTCTCCAGGTTCTGTCGCTGATAAAATTCAGAGCGGAGCCTTCAAATGGCGCATTAATAAAGAGACCGGTAAGCGTGAATTAGACTTAGACCAGAGTAAAAAAGACGCCCTTATTGCGCAAACAACTAAAGAATATTATAAAGTTGTAATGTCATTGGCTAACCAAATGGCTAGTAACGAATTGTTTACTAAAGACAATAGAACTAGTATGTATGGCAGTACTGGCAAGTGGGGATGGATTGAGCGATTTTTGGGGTCTGATGCTGTGGAGCGTTCTACTCCACCAGACTTCATATTTCCTTCTCCAGAGTCTCCCACGTATAAGGCAGCTAACCACGCGCTAAATACCTTCGATCCTGCTATGGGCGTCGGCTTTACTGGGTATTTTGCTGGGAAACAAGGTATTTTATATTGGAAAATGCGACTGTCGCAGGATGAATTTATAAATGAAATTAAAACCGAAAGCGACACGTCACGTAGCAAGGAAGGGGAGGAGTACCAGTCTGAATTGAGCGCAACGGATGAACAAAGAGAAACCAGTGCACATCTTCAAACTACTGAAAATTTATCTGAAGATAGTGATGTGGAAACTTGGACACAGTCTATTAAAAATTTGATAGATAAGTGGGAAGAAAGCGCACCAGACTACCAAAAAGATAAGAGAGAAAAGATTAAAGAGGTTTTAGCCTCATTTTTACAGCTTAAACCCATTGATCAACCTAAATACATGCCGCATGTGAATGAAATTCTTACAGAATTGGTAGATTGGCGGTCAATTTTAGGTAAGGCACTTGAACTTTCAGCAATGGACTTACTTAAAGCTGATATGGCACTCTTAACAAGAGATAAGAAAGTAGCGCCCGATCATGAGTATTCTCATATGGAAGGGGAAAAGGATAGTAATCCTAAATACTATTATAAAGATCCAGTAGGAAACGTTATCAGATATTCTAATGCACCTACGGGACACTCAGACAGATCACAGCAGTATGGAGAAGCTGCGCCACATTTTACAGAGCCACAATTTGACAGTAACCCGGAATATTTCACCCCGGATGGCCGAAAGTTGAGTAGGTGTCCTGACTGCGATCCTAATGCCGTAGAATGGAATTCTAATTACAGTCAATATGACCCGCAGAATCTGTGGGTGGGTCGTTGGATTGACCCTATTACTGGAAAGCAACAATATACTTATCTAGACGCAGATTTAAGAAATTTTCCTAGACTAAGAATTCATCAACAAAACGCCATTACTGATGTGCGACTACCTGCGCTTAGGGAGTATGCAACATCTTTGTTTGTTAGTGATCGTCTCAAAGACCAGTTAACAGCTTTGGCGCTAGTACTATTGGATCAGGGTCGCATGAGGGTAGTGGAACTAGCTACCTTAACACCTGCTCATATTGTATTTGAGGGTTCTATTGTAAATTTAGGAAATAGAAAAATATATGCAGATAATACGCTACGATCTGCTTTGGAAATTCTGAAGTTGAAAAAGAACCCTGATGAGCCTCTATTTGCAGTGCCTCTGCAAAAACAAGATGGGAGTATTGATACATCTCTTCAGAGGCTAATAGGTCCAAACTATTTATCATCTGTATTGGATCAATTGGGAATACCTCTTCTTGGATTGCAAACTTATCATGCAACTATGTGCTTCACAAGAAAACTGCAAAGACTAGTTTCTCAGTATGCGGTTCCGTGGGATCAAGCAGTTCAGCAAGCCCTACTAGCATCAGCATTAGAATGGGGACATGATTTTAGTCAAGAAGTAAGTGCACCAATGATTTTACAACTTACACAGTCTGTGTTGATTGATCCTGTTGTAGTAGACGCTTTGAAAAGATCTGCAAATGAACAAGGATTGCTATACAATATTCAGACTCAAGAACTTCCCGCAAGTTCTATCCCCATTCCTTATGTCTCTCTAGAAATGACTGGAAAAACTTCTGAAGAGATAGAGTTTAGTAAGTGGCTACATTCCACTCCAATTCACGAGTATGCATAATGAAAAAACTTCCAAGAGAACTATTAGGACTTACTAAAGAAACGCTAGAAGATACTTGCCACAGGTGTGGTTTGTGCTGCTATTCCTCTGTAAAATTTGACAAGGGAAATATTTTCCTGCCTGAGCTAAGATGTCGTCATCTGGAATTCGATGAAAATAAGAAATCTTGTTGTAATGTTTATGAGAACAGGCATGAAGTGACGAAGGGGTGGTGTTTACCTTTAGTAGATGCTATTGAGAAAGGTGTGTTCCCAGACAATTGTCCTTATGTTAAAGACGTAAAAGATTACGTTGGAACTGCAGTTCTTTCTGAAGAAGCGTATCAAATGGTACGCCCAACTATTCAAAAAGCGCTTGCTGAGGGTGGCAAGCCAGAATGGGTTAACGAGGACCATTGGAACGAATTTCTCAAGAAGTAATTCTTAGATGTACTTGCTCTGAGGTAGTCATGAAATCTCGTGAAGGCGAGGAGATTATCAGAGCTAAAGTATTGATTATAAAAGAGAATCAGGTTTACGCAGTGTGTAAAAAGTGTAATTCTGAAGTTGAATTACCGCTTAAAAAGTCTGAACACAGGTCTGACGACTACGGTCCGGAACTATATCTGGATAAGTAGGTTCATGTAAATAATTGTAATTTTTTGCTTGACGTGGCGTTGTCAACATCATACGCTCATATAAGCAATTACAATTATTTAGCATGATGCTCCAATAAAGGGAGGCTTGCCTAGCAGAGGTTTGCCTCCCTAATTTTTTATAATGAAGCTTACAGAAACCAACGGTAAAAAACTTTTAGTGAACGGAAATGATTTTCATTTCTTTGTTCCTATAGAAGTTGTCAAAAAAGCTGAAGGTAAGGATAGCGACAGAGTTATCCAGGGTATTGCTTCTACTGATGATAAGGATCTTCAGGGGGAGGTAGTTTACCAAAAGGGTATTGACTTCTCCTATTTCCTTGAAAATGGTTATATCAACGATGACCACAAAGAAGGCCCGGAGCATAAAGTTGGTGAGCCTTTAGATTGTAAAATGACTGCAGATGGTCTTTGGATTAAAGCCAAACTATATAAAGGAAAGGCGAGATCAGACTATTGGTGGGAGCACATTAACACTCTTGCTGCGAATGAGTCTAACAGGAAAGTTGGCTTTTCCATTCAAGGTAAAATTCTTAGACGAGAAGGTCACACTATTCTTAAGTGTTGGCTACAAGATGTGGCTATTACCGCCAGTCCAGTAAATACACATACTTGGGCAGAGATTGTTAAGTCTTTGTCAAAAGAAACCTGGTGCAAACATCCTTGGGAAGATAATTGTGTCGGTGGCTGCTGCGCTTGCAATGGTCCCCTCCATGAAGATGTAACTAAAGAAGAAAAAGCGCTTTCCGCTGGTGGAATGGGTAGAGTTATCACTCCCCAATCCCTGGAAGGCCGAATGAAAGTTCAAACGTTTAAAAGTAATAACGTTGAACGAATCTCCTTTGATGAGGCGATTCGATATATCCAAGAAAATAAAGGATATAACTATATCACGGCAAAAGCATTAGCTGATGCCATTTTTGTAACGCATGGAATCCACTAGGAGGATAAAATAATGTCGAGTATTGCAAAGTCTGACTTCCATGCTGCCCTCCAGAACCTGGAAAACATGGCTAAAGCACAGGGAGCAACCCAGCTTTACCACACTTCTAGTGATTCCGATCCGGGCAGCCATGCTGGGACTAACACCAGTGACTATCAAGATGAGCATGAGGATGGTATTGATGATAACGGCACCGATTATAATGGTGTGAAAAAGGCTCTTGCGGCCAAGGTTGAGAAGTCTCAGGCTCTCACCCCAGCTGAAGTTGCTATCGTCAAAGGCCAGGATCCTCGGCCATTTATTGCAGATAAGGTGGCCAAAGGTGCTACTCTAACTGCTGCTGAATCGTGGGTCACCAAGGGTGGCTACGATAAGATGACCAAAGGTAATGATAAGCCCCAACCGGCCGGCACCCCTGGTGAAAATAAGGACGCTAACAGCGTTCCAGATTCCCATGGTGGCGACAATGATGATGACGAAATTGAAGCTGACGCTAAGAAGTCACTTCAGGGTGCGATTGCAGAAAGCACCAACCTTCGCAAAGGTATTGAAATGAGCGCTATTCTTGCCGAGTTTGCTCGTGCAATGGGTACTGCTCTTCAAGGTACTGAAGCAAGGGTTGCTAAGAGCGTTCTTGCAGCTATTTCTCCGGTTGTGGAGAGGGTTGCTGCACTTGAAGCATCTCTTAGCAAGTCGGTTCGTTCTCAAAATGAATTCAACAAGGGTCTTGCTGAGACTGTTGTTGGTATTGGTCAGCACATTGCCGGTGGTTCTGAACTGGCGGCTAATCAAGCTTCTCAGCCCGCTGGTGGGCCCAAGAGCCAATTCCGAAGTGGAACTGGCAATGGCGTGCAAGCTGTTGAGAAATCCTTTGGTCCAGGTGGCGTCCCGAACGGACGTGAAGCACTTGCCAAATCGCAAATTGTCGATTCCATGTATGAGTTGGTGAAGAGCAATAAGCTCAATTCGCTTGAACTCTGCAAGTATGAGATGACTGGCGAAATTTCCCCAAATGTTCAACAACTGGTGATGGCCCACGTTAGTGGTCCTCGGCAGTCCTAACCCCGAATCTTAGTTAAGGAGATAAAATAAAATGACTATTAGTCTTTCACACTATAATCAGGGGGGTCTTAATGGATTCGGAACTGATCAGTCTGCTAGCGTTGCTGAACTTCAGAAAGCGCTAGAAGCTGGCTACCAAATCTCTAGTCAGACTGGTGGATCGGCACTTCGCGTTGAGTCTCTTGAGGGTTCCCTCAAGGTCGTGACGTATACTGCCCATCACATCAAGTTCTGGAAGAAGATCCCTAAGAGCCCCGCATACAGCACTGTTGAAGAATACAACCAACTGGTTGACTACGGCAGTGATGCAACGGCCTTTGTCCAGGAAGGCGAGCTTCCCCCGACTCAGGATACTACTTATGCTCGTAGGACCAGCCTCGTTAAGTACATTGGTACTACGCGAGAGGTTACGCATCCAATGACCGTGGTGCACCCCGCTCACGGCGATGTTATCGCTCTGGAAAACCAGAACGGTATCCTCTGGCTGCTTGAGCGTATGGAGAATGCACTCTTCCACGGCGACAGCTCTCTTGCTTTCGACGGTGAGAGTGAGTCCTGGGATGGTCTTGACGCTCTGATTGACCCAACCTCTTTTATCGATCTTGAAGGACAACCCCTTCAGGAGGCGGATATTGAGGAAGGTGCTAATCAGCTTGTTGAGAACTTTGCGTATCCAACGGACTTGTGGCTTGGTACTCGTGTTGCTAGTGACTTGGTCAAGACGTTCTATCCTAAAGAGCGCGTGCAGCTTCCTGCCCCGCAAAATGGGATGGTTGGTCTGTCCATCAATAGCGTCATGACTCAAGCTGGCGTTATGGAACTTAATCCTAACGTGTTCCTTAAGAGGAATCCTTCGCCTCCGGCTGCTGCTACTAGCGCCAGTGCTCCTGCGGCTCCTGCCACGGTTGCCAGTGCTCTTGCGGCTACCGGTGCTGGTGATTTCAATAAGGCTGCACCGGCCGGTACTAATGAGTATGCTTATGCAGTGACTGCGGCTAACCGTTTTGGTGAGTCGGCTCCGGTTCTTATCGGCGCTAATCAGTCAATCTCTCAAGCCCTCAAAGATGCTGGTAACCAGATTAACGTTACTATTACCAATCCTGGTGCCATTGGCCCATTCCCCCCGGAATTCTTCCGTGTTTACCGCACCCGTCCCTTGGCTGTCGGTGCTGGTGTCCCGGCAGACCTTAGTCAATACTCATTGATCATGCAACTTCCTGCGGCTTCGCAGGCGGCTGCTGGTGCTACGGTAGCGATGGATGTTAACTTCATCCTTCCGTTCACTGAGGTGGCGTATATGGGTGAGATGACTCCATCGGTGCTTACGTTCCGACAACTGCTGCCCATGCTCCGCATGGACCTTGCAGTGTTGGCTCCGGCGTTCCGTTGGATGATCTTGCTGTACGGTACTCCCTTGCTGTTTGCGAGCAAAAAGTTCCTGCGTTTTGTTAACGTGGGCCGACTTGAACGCGCGTAAACTAAGTAATTAGTTAAAAGCAACAAGCCCGCACATCAAATAAATCGCTTATTGATGTGCGGGCATTTTAGCTAAATACGTAAAATTTATAGAAAAGTAGTACTAAAAATTAGCTTAGCTTAATTTTCTATTTAACCTTATAATATTATTCGGTATATCTTTTTGGACTCAGAGCATAAACAACGCAAGGCCATTAAACGAAGTAGTACCCAGCCAAAAGGGCTTCATGACTTAATGCGACAACTTGCTACAGCACAACACAAGCAGCCAATGAATAAAGAACCAATTAAAGGTAAAGTTTTACAGGCATCGTCTAAAAGACTAGCAGGACGAACTATTGTTGTTGGTAATACTAATTTTTCTTTTGACAAAAACGGTATTTGCACTAATAAACCGAACGGTCGCGCAAGCCGAGGTGCTGATTTTATTACTCTTTGTAAAATGCACGGAGTTGCTGATATCTCTGAACAAACGACAGAATTGGCATTTGAACAAGAACAACCTGCTTCCCCACTAACCGTGGCTGAGGAAAAGTTTGTTGAAGAGTTCATGGAAGAGAATAAAGAACTGATGCAAAGTTTAGCTTCTCAAGAAGCAGAACAAGCCGTAGAAAGTGTTCCTGAGGGGCATATTGACTCTCAAATTAAATGGCTTGAAAATACAGAAAAGAAACGCGCAAAGCGCACTAAAAAGGAGAATGAATAATGGCTCTTGGAAATCCCCATAAAATTGTTGAAGACGATCCGTCAGAAGTTGTCCGTTTGTCGCGCAAGGAGCTTAACAAACTCCTAGACGCGTTTTCGGCTCTTGTTGATGCTTCGCAACTTGCTACGTTTGCCGCTTTTCAAACCGCAGTCGCGGCTATTGACATGACGGCCCTTCGTAAGGTTTTGATGACGTTTGAACGTCCGCCTGCCCCCGAGTCAAGACTTACTCCGTAATTTAACTGACGACTACTGGTGTTTATTGTAAACACCAGTGTTTTGTCACAATGGAGGACGGGTATGCAATCTCAAAACGCACATCATTTTAATGGAACTGCTACGACTACGCCTGCAAAGGTTGAGCTTGGTCGTCTAATGCAGCATTTAAATATTAGAAATCTTGACACTACTGATGGGCTTGAAGTGTCTTTTAATGGCGGACAGAGTTTTTATACTATTCCAGCAGGCCAGTTTCTATCAGAATCTGTGCGTAAGCATGAGTTTTGGGTAAGGGCCACTGCCGGTACGGTTGATTACTGCGCTATTGTATTAGGATAAAATAATATGGAAGCCATAGTTACAGCACTCCTGGAACATGGTCTTCTTGGAATGGCTGTTATTGTTTTAGGCGTAGTTATTAGGACCCTATACAAGCGCAATCAAGAAATGGTGGAGGAAAAGGAACAACTTCACCTAACTTATCAGAAAAAATTAGACGAACTCTCAGAGAGGTACGTCACTAAGATTGAAGCATGGGCTGAAAAGAATAGAGAAATGGCAGCCGGCTCTAATGCCATTTTGGATGCGTTAATCCATAGGAAAGGTGATTAGTGTCTGCTAAGCGTAAGTATAAAAACGGCGCAAATGGTGTTAATCATTCACCAATTCTAAAAACGGAGCTACTTGAACACGCAGACGGCAAAGCAGACGCGTGTATTGAAGAATTGGGAGAATTAGGTGCCCAACTCATTGCAATTGCTGCTATTCTTAAAGACAAAGACACTGAAGATATGTTTAAGGATTGTAAAAACTTGAGTGAGTGTATAGAAAGAGCCCGAGAGATTTATAATCGAGACCACTAATGAGCTGTCAACAAGTAACACAAAACATTGCGGATGATATTATTGTATTACTCACTAATGGAAGTGTGGCGGTTACTGGTTTGACCTTTTCAGATGTTACTGCACAGTTCCGTAAAGAAGGTGGTGCATTTCAATCTAAAACTCTCACTGCTTTAAATTTTACAGAAGTGGGAAATGGATTTTATGAAATCGATTTCACAGCGTCTGAACTTAATACACTAGGGCAATTTTTAGTAGTAGTGGACGGCGTTGCAATTGACCAATCCAACACTATGGTAGAAGTTGTTGGTTCTTCTCAACCTACTACTTCAACATCTCTTTCTACTTGCGTAGTGTATGGTCATTTATTTGACGCTGGTGGTGATCCTTTAGTTGGGGCAGCAGTTAGTGCCAGACCTGTTGGATTGCCGGCAATTGAGCAAAGTGCAGCCGCGATTTCCGATGATTTAGTGACAGCAGTTACCGATAGTAATGGTGAATTTTTTCTAACACTCATTAGATTGGCGGATATGGAAGTATTCATTCCTGCGGTTGGTCTTAGAAAGCGCATAGTTGTCCCTAACGCGTCTACAGCTCGGCTGTACGACATTCCATAAAAGATGGCGGCACCTACTTCCATAACGGTCGAAGTCGATAGGACCGAATACGCAAGACAGGAGCCAGGGAGAAACATTGTTCTTGTAACAATAGCTGTTGAAGGCAGCAGCTTATCTGGTGAGCAAATACAAGTTCAGTTAATTAAAGCCAGATACAATAGAGATGTTGTGGTTACGTCAAAACTAGTGACTTTGACTACTAACGGTCCTCACTTTGTTCAAGTGTCCTGGGATTTGTGCGAGATTATTGATGAGAAAGCTGTTCCCAAAGTTAGGAGGGGAAAATACTTTGTTAGAGCAACTAGCGTAGCTAATCCACTAGTAACTGCTGATTCTGCTAATTTTCGTGTATCTCTTATCACTGTAGAAGCTCTTAAAGCTTCATTTTTGCATGGCGCCATTCTCTCTTCTGCTGAAGTGTTATTTGTTGTGAATCAACCACAATTTATAACTGGCGTGCATATTGATGAAGTTTCTTTTGGGCACCCTAAAGGTGCACATACGCTGGCTTACAATTACGTAATTGATCAAGCGCCAGAGGTATTGGGGGTAACCACAGAGCCGTTTGCACTAGTAGACGGCCAAACACTAGTTCTTAGATTGAATGGGGGACCTGCATTAACAGCAACTTTTAATACTGCTGAATTTGCTGCAATTGGAGCAGCGACCGCTGCTGAAGTAGCTGCTGTTATAAATGCAGAAATTCCTGGTGTGATTGCAAGTGATGACGGTACTGGAAAAGTAAAAATTGTTGGAGATTTAGTAGCCGGTACAAGATCTATTTTTGTAGACTCTTCCGGAACCGCAACCACTACTTTAGGTCTGTTAAATCAAAGTTCTACTGCTAATGTCGTTAGGACGTTGTCATGGTGTGGAGGTCCTACGCAAACTATTGAAGCAGGGGTTAAAACTTATATTCTACGAAGAGGCACTACAGCAGCATATATAAAAGTTAGAATATCTTCTATAGCTGAACTACCATCTCAGTCACATGCAGAGATTATTATAGTTGATAGAAAACCGTTGGATGATGCTGCGATTCAAGGAATTATAGATCAAGCTATCTCATGGGTGGAAGATGTTGCAATTTCTGTGTTTCTTGAGCCAACTCGTATTGTCACCGAAATCGATCCAGATGCCATTGTGTTTCCTCCGGATGAAAGTACGCCGATTCTGGTTGGTGCTGATTGGGATAAAGTTGTGGATGCTCTCACATATACAACCCCATCGGCGGGTCACTGGATCAACTTCAGATGCCCCTATTACCCCCTCATCTGTTTTGAAGAACTCTACGGAAAACTGTCAAACACCAGAATCGTTGATGTTGCCCTAGAGTGGATCGAAGCACATGAAAAGACTGGATTTGTAGAACTGGTTCCCTTTAACCAAGAAGTTGCTTTTAATTTTATTGGCCTCATGTGGGTGGAGTCTCTTCGTGGTCCCGTGCCTTTGCCTAATTTTTGGAACTTTACTGCATTAGTAGGTTTTAGAAAAACTCCGGCTGTTCTTATTGAATTGGCAATGAAAAAAGCCATCATGGATCTTTTAACTATTGCTGGACAGGCGTACAGAGGTGGAATTGCCAGTACAGCACTCAGCAGAGACGGAGTTTCCGAAAGTGTATCTTTTACAGCAGCCGGCATGTGGGGCATTTATTCAGCTGCGATTGAGAATTATAGAAAATGGATTGAATCTGAATTAATTAGGATTCGAGGGGCTTTTAGAGGCCCTAACATGGTGGTTTTATAAAGAATTTTTTATTCTTGAACAATTAAAAACTATTGTGCAAGAATACGGGTCCTATGATCAGAGTGAAAATTCCAGTAGAACTTGAAATTACCTACGACCCGGAAGTGGATATGTGCAATATCTATTTCACACCTCCTGAAAAATGGCCTGTATTTGAAAAGAATAAAGGCTGGGATGACGCTGTGCCTTGTATTACTCGTACCGGCAGAACCTTTGCCGTCTGTGACTTCAGGAGAGAGGCACTTGTAGGTATTGAAGTATTTGGTTTTCGTAGACTGCCTCGTGAAATTAAAAGTTATCTCTATAATAACAACTACTTACTTGAATCTAATATGGACGCTTTGGAAAATTTGACGACAAAGAATAAAAAGATTGTTGACGAGTAAAACAGATTCCTGTAGTGTCTTTTTCAGACAGTAGTGAAGAGGTCGGTTACTTCATATGGTTGAAACTCCCCGCTCTCATTAGTTCTCTGTCTTTTTACAATTTATGTTTTCCGGAAGTGAGATGTTCGGTTACTTCTTACTTGAATTGAGAGAAGGTGGGAGCTTTTGCTCTCCATCTAAAACTACCCGAATACAGTATTCTCCGGATCTTTTCTAATAAAAAGGGGTAATTAGAATGGCAACGCCGAATAAAAAGAAAGTCTCCAAGACCGAAACTACGAAGCATTTGAATTGGATGGGAGGTGCTTCATACTTCTCTAGTAATCCAGTTCAATCCCTTAGATTGATTGCCTCTAGTTGTTTTTTTGGAGAGCCTCAATATTATCATAAAGATTCATCTGTAGTAGGTTCGCGCCTTACAGAGCGACAATTGACAAGTTTGCGTGAGAGGCTTAATGCACTGGACCCCCAAGAGTGGAGAAGTAAGTCTCCTCAAGAATGTATGATTAACGCTATTGATGATGCGTTAAATCATAGTGTTGAGCAAACACTGCAGGAGGCTGTTCGTCTTCGTCAAGAAGACAATATTCGCACCACACCCCAAGTTATCCTTGTACGTGCTGCCCACCACAAAAATGCAAAAGGTACGGGACTAGTTGGAAAATACGGTAAGGATATTGTGATTCGTACTGACGAACCTTCCGTTGGATTGGCCTATCATATTGAAACATATGGAAAAGATGCGCCCATTCCCAACAGCTTGAAGAAGGTGTGGGCACGCTATTTGGAAAAGAGGTCTGAAAAGGACCTCGCTAAATACAAGATGGATACTCGTGGTGTGAAGACTGTTGATGTGGTCAACCTAGTTCATCCCAAGAGAACGCCGGCTATACACAAGCTTGTTAGAGGTGAACTTAAACTTGAGGCTAGTACTTGGGAATCTTTGATTTCCTCAAACGGTTCTAATTGTAATACTTGGACGCAAGCTGTTGACATTATGGGTCATATGGCACTTTTGCGCAATGTTAGGAATTTACTAGACAATAAAGTCGAGCAAAGATTGTTTTTGTCTAAACTTGTAGACGGTGCAAAGACAGGTAAGCAACTTCCGTTTCGATACTATTCCGCATTTAGAGCTATTCCCGATGCGCCCGGCACGGTCAAAGATGCTATTGAACAGTGTATGGAAATCACTATGGAAAATGTTCCTAACTTTTCCGGACGTGTAATGTCCCTATGCGATAATAGCGGCTCCGCTCAGGGAACTACTACTTCTTCTATGGGAACTATGAAAGTTTCTACTATAGCTAATCTCACTGGTTGCATTGTCGGTGCTAAGGCAGACGAGGGTTATGTAGGAGTGTTTGGTGATCGTCTAGATGTTATGAGCATTCGCAAAAAGTCTTCTATTTTTGACAATTTGGAAAAGGCAGAAACACTTGCTGAGCGCGTAGGTCAAGAAACTGAAAATGGTATTTGGTTATTCTGGGATAAGGCTATTCGTGAGAAAGAGCATTGGGATCATGTGTTTGTTTTTTCCGACCTGCAGGCTGGACACGGTGGCCTATACGGTATAAACGCACAGTCTTACAAAGACTACGCGTGGGATAATGGAAGACACATTGATGTTTCTAAACTCATCAATGCCTATAGGTCTAAAGTCAACCCACTTGTTAACGTGTATTTGGTACAAGTTGCGGGCTATAAAGATACTATTCTTCCTGAGTTCTACGATAGAACTTTCATTCTCAGTGGATGGGGTGAGGGTGTACTGAAGTTCGCGGGTCAAATGACCAGTGTTATGAACCAAGTTTCACAGAAAAAAGCTGTTTGACTAATGGATGATGATAAGATCTACATAGAGTGTAGTTGCAGCTCTAAAGATCATGTTATTTGTGTATCTTTGTGCACCTGGGAATGGAAAGGTGTTAAGGAAACTGATCTTTCTATAGACACACAAATGCGACCATGGCAAAGTTTTCTAAACAGAGTCAGAACTGCATTTAAATACATTTTTAGTTCAACCCCATGTAAATATGGGTATTGGAACAACACAATCCTGTCAATCGAAGACGCAAAACGCATTGCTGGGTTGTGTAATAGATGCATTTCCATGCGTACTGAAGAATTAAAACAAATTGAATACAAAGCAAAGCAAACAGCATTGCAAAAGGAATCCTGTGTTTGAATGTGTTTTGAGTGAGGACGAATGGGCAAATTTACGATGTAAGAATTGTGGAGTGGAGTTTACCGTAGATGCTTGTTTTGAAGAAAATTTAGTCTTCTGTATTAATGCCAAAAGATTGAAACCTCGTTGTCCTAGTTGTGGTATTACAGAAGCTTTGTTACAAATTGAAACTCCTCCGATGCCGGAATTTCCTTTAACAGAGCCATTAGAGGTCACCGAACACGACGGACCAGTCAAGATTACAGGTAAATTTGAAGATAGAAATGAAGGACTCTACTACAACGACGAGTCTACTGTTTGGGGCAATTATAAGAAAAGATCAAAGAACTAATGAGCAAGTTCGTAATCATCGATCCTCCAGAACTGAGAACGGCAATAGAACTTCTTAGTCGTATTGATGAAAAGGATTGGGGATCTTAGACCTGATATGCGGTTAAAGAAAAACAGTAGTAATTACCACGCGTCTAGCCTAAAAGTTAAGGATGCGAGAAATGACAAATCTTTTGACGGAGCTACTGGAGGCGCAAAAAAGAAAAAGAATACCAAAAAATGGTGTTTAGGCATTGAAGGTAGGCACCACGTACCTATATGGACAGAAGCTGTTAAATTACGCGGGTGTAGCGGTATATTAAGAACAAGACCACCTATTATGCAAGTTTCTTGTGAGAATTGTGATAAGGTTTTTGAAACAGATTTCGGATTTTGGGGTCGTCCCAAACTCGGCAGAGATGTACTGTTGGAAAAATGGCGAAAGAAACTAGGAATCGATAAAGATAAGTGAAAATATGTCTATCATTGTAGAAGTAAGAGCCGGCGAAGGTGGCACAGATGCTAAACTACTGGTAAAAGACCAGTTTGTGATTTACTCGAAGATGGGAGCCCGGAGGGGTCTTTGAGGTTGAATTACTAGATGACAGACCAGGGTTGCTTATCTTCAAAGTGACTGGTAAAACAGCCGCTGAAGCGTTTAAAAATGAACCAGGCGGTCATAGAGTTCAAAGAATTCCACCCACTGAACGGAGTGGAAGGGTGCATACATCAACAATAACTGTATGCGTCTTACCTGAACCCACAGAAACTCAAATTAAACTAGATGATCAAGATCTAGAGTGGCAGTTTTGTAGGGGCTCAGGAGCAGGTGGTCAAAATCGTAACAAACGGTCAACTGCCGTACAGCTAACCTATAAACCTACCGGCTTAATGGTGCGTTGTGAGTCTGAGCGGGCTCAGGATGCTAATAGGCGCGGAGCTTTGTCTATTCTTAGGGCAAAGCTTTGGGAGGCTAAAAACAGCGCTAACGCTGCTACAAGGGCGTTTGACCGCAAGTCTCAAATAGGGTCAGGACAACGTGCTGATAAGATTAGAACTATAAGATACCAGGATGGAGTGGTTACGGACCATAGATTGAACAAACGTTGGAATCTTAAGGATTATTTGCGTGGGAATTTCTAACACTCATCCTATGTACGTGAATGTATGTAATTATTGAATCTTCGATATTAAGTTCTTGAAGAACCATACGTAAAGCTTGATTAGCAGTATACGAAGATTCCACAACTTCAATATCTCTTTCAATATCTCTAAGGTAGTCGTTTGACGCTTCTGGACTTGGTAACCATTTGACAGCAACACACCAATCTGATTTCTCTACTTTCTTCATGCTTATTAGGTCATTCTACACTGCCTTTACATGTAACAAATAAAGTCTCTTGTCGTGGAAAGTACGATGAATCTTTAGCTTGACTTACGCGCGCCTACAGCAGAAACTTGGTAGGTGGCATCACTGTTTGGCAACAGTCTAGGCGTAGATTGGGTAGTTGGGCTTCAAGAGGGTCTGATTACAGATCGTGGATCTTTTATGGTTCATGAAATGGGTCTAGCGTGCCCTCACTGCCGTACCTCTGATGTTCACGCCAACATGCTTAGGGACGGACAGTCACAGACGCGATCTCCCAATTGTTCAAAATGTGGAGGGGATGGATTTTTGTTTCGCAGTCCAGACCTTATACGCGGTCTAGCTGTGTCAATCAGACAGCAAAGAAATGTTCATGACGTAGGAGAATCCCAACCTGGTGATATGCAATTTTCTATAGCACCCGACTTCGGCGGTTGTGGTTCTAATGGGTTCAGGCGCATCTCACGAGACGATAAATTTACTGCTACATGGGATCAGCCCTTACACGAAGGACAAACTATTGTTCGTGGTGCAGCTACCATGAATGAAAATTTGCGTCTATCGAATAATGTTTCTCTAAATGAAGACCGGCTTTGGTATGAACCATCGGATTCTTTGTGGTGTGAGGACCAAAATGGCGTCGTATATCATAAAGACGCAGATTTTGTACTAGGACCTGGAAAGGTTATTAGATGGGTGGGTAATCAACCAGTTAAAGGCACTAAATACGTAATTAAATACACTGCTTTTTTTGAATGGATTGTTTGGGCGCCTCCTATGGATCGAGTAGATCGGGATAATAGAGATCTTGGCCCACTGGTATTTTTACGCAAAAGACACATTGCTTACGTAAATGACTCTCCAACAATTACAGATTTGGATCGTGTGCCATTGTCTACACGAATTACTTGCTAATGTCATCGGACACTAAATCAATAGGAATTCCATCAGTTAACACGCAATTTGGACCTGAAGTTCCGAATGTAAATTGGAATACTGTTCGTAAAGACTTTGATCAAGAAGTCGATGCAATGATGCAAGAGTTTAGTGCCGAACTTGAAAGACAATGGACAGACATGGCTAAAGTCTCTATGGCTAGCTCTGCTGATCGATATATGGAAGGTGTTTCGTTTAATGTACGCGGCGACAATGTGGATGTGACTATAGAAGGTTGGTTGCCGGTAGCGTTAGAGAGTGGTTCTGATGCTTTCGATATGAAACCCGGTCATTTGAAAACTCGAAGTTTAAGAGTGATTAGACTAGAAAAAACCGGAGAATTCAGAACTATGTCTACTAGGTCCGCTCCTTGGAGTTGGTGGCACCCTGGCATTCAAGCACGCAGTATTGCCAATAGAATGGAATCTGAAGTGGACAACATTATTGAGAAGACAGTAACTCCGCGTGTTGAGGACTTCTTCGCCAGACAGGAAATATGAGTTTAATGCCTGAATTTATATTTCGTGCTGTAATCGCTCGCGGCATGAGGACTATTCGTCAAGATACTAGATTTCTTGATCAGTTGTTTAGAAACCTTGATCAACAAAGCGCGGCAGATATGAGAAATTTTATTCTTAATAGTAAAATTTCTATTGATGTTAATTACCCCAGAGACATTCTAAAACTACCTGCAATTATTATTCTTCTAAAATCTGAGAATGAATCACAAGCGTTTTTGAACGACCAAATGGGCATAGATTCAGTGCCAGATGAAATGACTTATGATGATTTTAGTGGGTCTGGATATGATGTATTGGGCGGTGCGGCTTCTGCTTCTGGTATGACAGGTCTTGGGCTCCTAAAGTCTGGTCCGCACCAAGTAGCAGCAGCCACGAATAACACTATTAGGATTGCAGATTCTCCATGGCGAATTGATCAATGGAAAGTTGGAAAACATACTGCTGCAATTCTTAGTGGCACTGGGGTTGGACAAAGGCGAGAAATTGTTGCAAACGGCCAAAACAATTTGATGGTATCACCTAATTGGACAGTGAATCCAAACACTACCTCTGTGTTTGAAATTAGAGGAGCTGCTGGAGAAATTATAGGCGAGCCTAGAAGTATTTATACAAGAGAGTCTGCGCATCACATTGAAAGATTGGGTGGATACTACAACATGTCTTACCAAATTCAAATAGTGGCGCAAAACCCAGAATTAGCAATTTATTTGCACGCTATTATTAAATCAATTTTTACACTATCCAGAGTTTTTCTAGAAAGCCAGGGCATCATAAATATGAAAATGGGTGCTACTGATTTTATTCCACGCACCGAATATCAGCCGGATCACGCATATATGCGCGCTCTAAATATTGATTTTATACATCCGTTTGACGTGTTTGTTGAACTGCAAGGACTTGCTGAGAATTTAAGACTCGTACTAGAAGATTCTATTGAAACAATTCTCAGCGATGTTGAATTTTAAAGGAGGATGGAAATGGCAAAACAGAAAAAAGATGAAAATATGAATGAAGGTGTTAAAGAAAAAGCAGTTGTGGAAATGAAAACCTCACCTGAGGTTAAACCTTCCAATGGTACTAAATCACAAGATGACCCTAAACCACAAGATGCCCCTAAAACACAGGAACTAGTTTTTACATTTGATCGTTATTTTTCGTCTCTAAATAAACCTCTTCACCACAAATCTGGAATGAAGGCATTTCTTAAGGGACGTGTGGCTAATAGTAAGAAAACGGTTGCCGAATGGAACCGATTGTTTGAAAGATATTAAAGCAGGAATTTCGGAGGAATAAATTATGTCGAGATCAGTATCGTTTAATGGAGTTACGGCTTTCCGTCCAGGAGGGCTAACTCGTATAAATGCCAACGCGTTGACTCCTATTGGATTGTCAGCTACTGGTATTGTTCATTTGCTTGGTGAGGCGGACGGAGGTGCTCCTGGTACTGGTGGGGTAGCAATCATTGATGATCCTGCTTTGGCTAGGGAAATTTTCAGAAGTGGTCCACTGGCGGATGCAATCAGAGCTGCTTTTAATCCTAGCGGCGATGTTCGTATTCCCGGTGGTGCTTTCCGAGTAGTTGCTTATAAAACTAATGCTTCAGTTCAGAGCGGTACACAACTACCTGGAGACGAAGCTGAACTCGCAGGAACCGCAGCTGCCGGGTCAACTACTACAGTGATTAATTGGACTGGTGGTGGTTTGGTAGTTAACGCACACACTGGGCGGTGGTTGCAGCATGATAACCTTTCTGAAAAGAGGCGTATTGTGTCCAATACCGCAACTGCCATCACTGTTTCTCCAGGTTTCTCGGCTGTACCTGCGGCTGGAAATCCCCTATCCATTCTTGCTAGCCAACTAATCCTCACCTCCAAGGATTATGGTGCACATACTAATCAACTTTCTGTTGAACTTGAACCAGGCACTGGTGAAGGTGTAGTTGTTACACTAGCGTTTGAAGACACTGTTGAACAGTCCGGTGAGTTGGGTGGAAATTCTCTTTTGAACCTTAAATACATCGGCGGGCCAGTGTTCGACACTGGTATTGTAGACGTTCTAACTGCCACTACTTTGAATCTGGACGTAGCTGTTGCACCCGTTCTTAACTCATACGCAGGCATGATTATTCGATTCTCAGACGGCACGCAAAGACTGGTGTTGTCCAATTCAGCTGCGGATCCTTCATTAGTAACGTTGGCAGTAGGACATGGTCTCAGTACAGAAGATCAATTGGCCCTAGAAGGTACTACCGCTCAGATTATCAATGTAACGTCTGCTACTGCAAGTATTACAGGCTCTAATGGAGTATCTACAAACCTTACCTCCGTAGTTGCACCTACGGCAGATAACTTGGCAATTAGTTTTTCTACTCTTGAAATTACTACACTTCGTCAGTTGGTTGACTATATCAATGGTAATACTAATTACGAAGCTAGTATTCCAGATGGAGTAAATCCAGATACTACGCTAGCGTCTGAGTATGATTTCGGAGATAGAAACACGGCAGTTGATGTTAGGTTCGATGATGAGATTGATCCAGACAATAAAGGATCTTTTCGTCAAGATCTTCAAGCAGTTGTAGATTGGTTTAATGACTTTAGCCAACTTGCTGCTGCTGCCAAAGCAACTACTGGAACTGATGAGGGTTCTGAGCTTCCTTCATTTACTGGTGGTGTTTCAGGAACCGTTCGTGATCTGCCTGTGTTCTTTGTAGGCGGGTCTCGGGGAACTTCCAGCAATTCCTCATTCCAGGCCGGTTTTGACCAGCTACTTCAACTACGCGGTAACCACATCGTTCCTTTGATTTCAGAAAATCTAGAAAATGAAGGTAATGGTTCTAACGCTACTTTTGCTTCAGTAGCCGCACAGCTTAAAGAGCATGTTAAAAAAGCCAGGACTACTGATAAAAATGAAATGGGTGGATATATAGGTTTTAAAGGTACTAAAACTCAGATTATTGCCCAGGCAGCTGCGTTTAACGACACTGATGTTCAACTCATCCCTCAACAGATGAGTTTCTTGAATGTTGATGGTGACCTTACTACCTTCCCAGAGTGGGGTTCTGCTGTGGCAGCTGCTGGAATGCGGTCTGGTACGGTTGAAGTAGGTGAACCACTTACATTCAAAACTATCAACACTTCAACACTGCTTCAGGATTCTAGTTGGAGTCCTACTAGCAGAACAGACGCAAATCAGCTTATTCAAGCAGGTGTAATGTTTGCAGAAGTTACTAATTCTGGTGTTGTTCGTTGGGTTCGTGACATTACTACCCATATTCAAGATGACAACATTGCCTTTATTGACGGCAATACCCGTGAAGCGGTGCGCTTTGTCGCCTTTGATCTTCGACAATTCTTGGAAGACCGATTCACTGGTGTGAAGGCTACTCCAGCCAATGCAGCATCTATTAGAGACTCTGTAATGGCTAAAATGGCAGAGTTTTTGGACAACAACATTATCGTACAATCCTTGGATCCGGAAACTCAGTCCAAGGTGTTGCCAGGCTATAGGAATCTTCGTGTTTTCATCGAAGGTAACGTAGCCACTATTAGAGTTGAAATCTTCCCAGTTACTGGAATTGTGTTTCAACTCACGGATATTTTTCTTAGTCTTCCCAGAATTGCTGCGTAATTTATCCGTGAGAAAACTACAACTAGCGGGCCAAACGTTTGGAAAATGGCTTGTAATAGAAAGCACAGACAAACGCGTTAACGGACGCGTGATTTGGTCATGTATATGTAGTTGTGGGCGCACCGGATTGGTTATCAGTAGTAATTTAGTGAATGGTACATCTACACAGTGTGTTCATTGTGCTGCTGTTGAACGCGGCAGTATCAGCCGGCATGGGCATACGAAAAATAGACGCGCTACGCCTGAGTATGTTATTTGGCGTGGCATAAAACTAAGATGCTACAATAAAAAACATTCAAGTTTTTTGGATTATGGTGCGCGCGGCATTTATATGTGCGATCAGTGGAAAGTTAGTTTTGAGACATTTCTCTCAGACATGGGTCCACGCCCATCACCAACACACCAAATTGATCGAATAAATAATTATTTAGGCTACACCCCAAGTAATTGCAGGTGGGTATTGCCTAAAGATAATCAACGTAATCGTAGAAATAACAAATTAATTACCTTTAAAGGAGTTACAAAACCGCTATCGGAATGGGCGGAATCATGTGGAATAAAATATAGCACATTTCGTGCGCGCATAAGGGTAGGTTGGGATATGGACAAAGCTCTTAACACGTCCGTAAAAATACTTGGTATACCAATTGCCTAGAATTGCTGCATAATAAAAACTTGCATATATTTAATGCTTGAGTTTAATATTAATGACTACTAGTAGAAACAATAACTTAACCACTAATTAGAGGAATAAAAAACAATGGCTAATCTAACTGATGCCCTTCGGGGCGCCCTAAGTCCGGAAAGTCTTTCCGAACTAAATAACGCGGCAACGCGTAATTCGGAAGCGTCTCAAATTGAGACTAAGACTTCCGGTGCCTGCAGTCCAGCTGTAGGTCTTACCCTTGTGAGTGTTACTGGCACTCAAGCTTATACCTTGGCAGCTGGTGCTCGCGCTGGTCAACGGAAACAGTTCCGCGTGACCGTGGCGGCTTCGACGCCAGCCGGCACCCTTACTCCAGCCAGTTTCGCAGATGGTACTAGCATTAGTCTAGACGCCGTGAACGAATACTGTGAGCTTATGTGGACTGGCACTCAGTGGCGTCTTGTTTGTATTGTTGGCGCGACTGTCACTCCGTAATAATTAATAATTACTAAAACTTAGGCACCTAGGAGGTTTTCTTAGGTGCTTATTTTTTTATTTGACCTTTGTAGGTATTTAAGCTAATTTATAAGTGTCTGTACGGCAATGCGCCGCAGCAATTAGCAACTCGCGATCTCCGTCCCGTAGTTGTCCCTTTTAAAAAAGTGATAGTTAAATTCTTAATATATTAGGGATTTTTAGGTTTGACGGAGGTAATTTAGATGGCGAGTAATGTGTTTTCCGGCAGTAGGGCAAGATTCAAAGTTAATGGATCTGTAGTTGCCTTTGCTGGTGGTGTTTCAGGTTCTGAGTCGGTTGACTATGAACCTGTAGATGTTTTGGATCTACTTGAAGTTAGGGAGTTCGTACCGGTGGCGTATCGGGCAACCCTTAATGCCCAAGTTTTCCGAGTTATTGGTTCTTCGTTGAAACAGCTCGGTATCTTTCCGGTTGAGGAGAATATTCTCACTAGTGGAGATCTTGACTGCTCTATTGAAGACCGAATTACTGGTTTGACTATGGCTACATTCCAGAACTGTAAGGCCCAAGAGCATTCTTGGGACGTTACAGCTCGCGGGATTGTTAGCGAAAACGTAACCTTTGTAACCATCAGAGTTCGTGATGAGAGCGAAGTATAGGTAATTATTAAGTTCACATCTTCTTAGTTGAGTAGTATTCTTGTTTACATGACACAATCATGTAAACCTAAAAATTGTAAAGTGTGCTCTATGGAATTCCAACCTATATCCAGAAACCAAATGCGGTGTCAAACATGTATTGTTAATAATGTACATAGTTTGACACCTCCTCTTTGCAAATGTGGTTGTGGAACTCCTCTAATCTATAATCGCGGTCGAAAAGGTTACGGTGAATATTCCTGGGGACATCGTTTAAAGCATGATCTAGAAATCAATAGACAAGAAACTATTGACTCAATGTCACACGCCAATCCTCGCAAAGGAAATATTACTTATTACGAACACAATTGTGACATGTGCAGTGCTTTTTTTAGAAATCAATTCAAAGAAGCAAAATATTGTTCTCAGAACTGCTATCACGCAGAATACCGTGGTGAAAAACATCCTTTTTACAAACATGGAAAAGGACGAACTAAATACAAGTATTACACAGAAAATGGAGTATTAAAAAGAGTGCATAGACGCGTAATGGAAGGAATGATTGGTAGACCTTTGCGCTTTGCAGAAGAAGTACACCATATTGATGAAGATGGATTGAATAATGAACCTAACAACTTGCACCTATTCCACTGTCGTGGATGTCACATGTTTCACCACAGTAGAAAGGCCCCATTACAGTATGAATATACTGAAGCGCATGAAATTCCCAGTAACTAACAACAACAGAAAGAAAATATATCTATGATTGGCAAGAATACAAAGACATTTACTATAACTTATAAAGATGACAATGGAATAGAGCAAACTGGTCAATTTACGACTAAGCGCCTTTCCATTAAAGATCGTGCAAAAATTGGTGTTCGCAAAAGTCAACTAACTGGCGGTCAGTACTGCGTTAAAGATGATGCAGGAAATCCAACAGGTCAGGGGATTGATGAAGATACTGATTATTTGAATGCAATGATTGCTCATCTTGAAATCAGTTTAGTTCAAAAACCAACTTGGTTTAACTTGGATGAAGTTGCTGAAATAAAAGTAGTCCAGGATGTTTACCAGGAGGTGATGGACTTCGAAATGTCCTTCTTTCGTGACAAAATCAGGGAAAATAATCCAGGGGAACATGACAGAGTGGGCCAAGGAAACAGCGGCACAGAATCTTCGGGAACCGGACCTGGAAACACTCCTACGCCGGTGGTGGACCAAAAAGTACAAGCTGCCTTGGACGCATAATAGCGTACAAGGATCAACTCTCGAAGATCTTTTAGTCGAGTACTATGAAGACTACTTTGAGAAATATCCAAATGAAGCAAGAAAAGCACTGTCCGGAGATGATGGATTTTTCTTCTCTAACACTGGAGATCCACTAATCGATAAGTGGGAAGAGGAGCTAGCCAAAGGAATACAACCTGACCTTGAAGAAGGTCTTAACCAACAGACTAGAGAACAGCTTAAAAAAGAAAGATCAAAATATAGTCAAACAAATACAATACTATCAGAAATAGAAAAGCCACACCAAAACCCACCCCAAGACGCGATGTATGCTAGTAAATTTGTTACACCAGGAAGCCAAGAAGAAAAAAGACTTCTCAAACACAAAGAACAGCAGAAATTCCTTGGGGTGGGTAAATCTTCAAACGATTGGGTTGATCTTTTAGGCGACGAATAAATGCCAAATACTCCTAAATCCATTACTTCATCCTTTAATGCAAAACTTAAACCTATCAAGGACATGTTTAAGTTGTATGAGGGTTTAGGGTCTAAAACCTGGAAAGAAACGCAAAAGCGGACAAAGTTAGAAAAACAACGATACAAAGAACAACAAAAAGAATTAAAAGATTCTCATAAACTACGCCTAACTCAAATTAAAGAGGAAGTTAAGGCAGATACTGCTGCGCATAAAAATAAAGTAAAAGGATTCAAAGAGCAGGAAAATCTTCAAACTAAGCAAGACAGATCTTCTAAAAGACAAAGACGAGAAGAGGCAGAGCACCTAGACGGAATAAATAGAAGATTGTCCAGAGGACCTCTTGGACGAGCCGGAAACTTCTTAGGACGTACTGCTGCTTTTGCCGGTGGTGGTCTTGCTGGCTTGGTTGTTGGTGCTGCATTGCGCGGTTACCAAAACTACACAGCATACCAACAAGCGCTTGGTCCTACTATAGGGTTGGGCGGCAGAGGTGGACGTGAAGCAGCGCGCGCCGGAAGAGGAAAGGGCGGAAATCTAGGTTTTAATATTATGGAACGTGCCCAACTCATACCTGCCATGGCCAGATCTACTGGAGTTGTAAGTCCTCGGGCCATGATGCAAGGTATGCGTGCTACGGGTATGGAAGCCGGAGAAGTAGCCGAAATTTTTGGAGCTATTAGACAGGGAGGCACTCAGTTTGCAGGCACTGCTGATGTTTTTGGAGGAAAAAAAGACAGAACTGTACAACTAAAAGGGCAAGGTTCCCGAGAATTTTCAAAAATGATTGCTGCTGGGATGTTCTCTGGTCTTGAAAAAGCGCGCCTTCCTGAGTTCATGTCAGGAATAGCACAATTGATGAAAGTACAAGGTACGATGGCAGCGGGTACCGTCACCGGAGGAGATTTTGCAAAATTAGGAGCTGTTTTTGGAAGAACTGGATTAGAAGGTATGAAGGGCGCTCGCGGCATGGAATTAATGAGCAAACTTCAACAAGGAATTCTTGCTCCTGGTGGTGGCGAGAGTGGTATGGCCTTTATGAGACAGGCTATGGGTTTTGGTAAACCAGGTGGCGGTGCGTCTTTTTATGAGGCAGAAAAACGACGAGAAAAAGGCTTATCTGGTGAAAACTTTGGAAGGGTGATGGGAGAATTGAAATCTCAATATGGAGGAGGACAAGACGCAGCATTAAAAATGAGAGAACTTTTTGGCGTTTCACTGAAACAAGCAGAAACATTAATGAAAATTTATGATTCTGACAAAACTATGGAAGAGAAAGAAAAAGAAGCGCAAAAAGTTATGGAAGAGTCCAAATCTTTAGAACAAAAATCTTATGAAGAAATGAAAAAAGCAGGGACCAATTTAACTAAACAAGCAGCATTATTTGATGATTCTGTTAAAATTGGGTCTGAAACGAAAGGCTATATCGAAGGGATAGAAAAAGCGATAATGGATTTGACTAAGTTTTTAATTAAACATATTCCTGACATACTTGCAGTTTTAAAAATTATAGCCAGAACGGCCATCATAGCATATAACAAATCAGTAGGATGGGTATTTGGTAAGCAGATACCGATGCCGGATGTTTTGAGAGAGCCTTGGGAAAAAATTTACGGGACAGAGGAAGAGCAGACTAAGTCAATACAGGACTATATACAAAATGTTTTGGGCAATACTAGAAACGATGCTATGGCACAAACCTTCGCCAGAAAAGAATTACAAGCAGCCATTGCTGGTGACACAAAATCTTCAACACTAGATACTCTATTCAAAATAGGGCCGCAAATAGAAAAATTGGAACGAAATGTTGCGTTACGCCCAAAATTCGGAACTTTTAAAAGTGATGAGGAAAAAGAATTAGAAGAAATGAGAAGAGTGCAAGGTATTTTGGAAGAGGCTGTGGCTGCTGAGCAGGACGCTGCTGCCCGTAAAAAATTCTTTAAAGATTTGAAAGAAGGTGGAGATAAAGACGCACCACCAACAGAACTTATTTTAGATCCTTATGGCAAGCCTATGCTGATAAGTGGAACTTTAGACGTTAAAAATGGAGTAGGTTCAAAAACGCAAAAAGTTCCTGTTGGTAACACAAAACAAAGAGAAGACAGCGATGGCAACTAATAGGCAACGTACCCGTGTGATTGCGATAGTTCATTCACACGTAAATTTTGAGAAAAGCGGTCCTACAGGACGTGTAGTAGACCTTTCAAGAGATTTAGTGTCGTTGCAAACTTCAAAAACTACTACAGCAACTGGTAGGTTTCAATTTCAGTTAGTGCCGCGACGAAATTATTTAAACCTTATATTTCCTAATGATGTAGTGAATATTTATATCGATCCTGGGGACGGAAAACGCGGCTTTGTACGCACACTATTTGGGTATGTAGACCGAGTGGACAGGTCCATTACCACTGATCAAGATGGGTCTACTACAACTACGTTTACAGTAATAGGATCTGATTTTCAAAAAGCAATAGATAAAACTAGTTTGTACTTCAACGCTTATATGCGACAAAACCTAGATGAAAGATTTGCTCGTACAAGTGAAGGCGCTGTAAGAGGTTCTTTTAGAAATGACGCAGAAGGGTCTATTTTAAGAAACGCAGGTGTTACTGCGTACGGCAGTCCGGCTGATTTTATAGAAAACTTCTTGTTAGTATTACTAGGATTTGGACAACAATGGAGACTTCCAGATGTATATCCAAAACATGTAGATTTAATTAATCAAAATCAAGCAACTAGAAAACAAAGAGCATTCGCTAAAATACCCCAAAACTTGGTTAATTTAATTGACAGTCTTGGAATGCGACGAGAATTAATCGATGCAAATGTGGAAGCAATCAACAACAAATTTTTTGAAATTGGAATAGATGTAGCAACGCCCACTGAGAAAAGTGTAAATTCTGCGCTGAATAGACTTAAAGCAGCGACTTTGTTTATCAACAGTCCAGAACTATTAGCATACAGAGCATCTTTACCAAAAACAGATGCGTCACAGCCTATTAGTATATTAGATCTTATTACATTTGATTTTATTGAATCTTTATGTATTGACGGTTTTCAGTCTAACGCCGCTATAACACAAACCGGATCAGCTACTCTTGGTCAATTTCTTTATGGAAATTGTAATGATTTTATAAATGAACTAATTTTTGACCTTCGTCCAGTGTCAATGGGGCCTAATGGTAAAGATGGAGGACTGCAAGGAAGCCATGGTATAGCCGGGTATTCTACACAACCAGATGAATTAAGAGTAAACGCAGAAGGAACTGTTGATATGCCACCGTCTGCGCAGGCGATCAAATATGTTCCTGCAGTTGTGTTTAGAGAATACCCATATTCTGTAGTACCTGGTCTTGATTTAACGGGACTAATGATTCTTCCAGCTGGAATTGATCCTAAAGGTAGTACATATTCTGGAACAGTGCCATTCGGACCTATATTTTCAGTAGGCGTAGAACAGCCCGGTAGGCATATATTTAACTATGGAGAACCTATATCAGTAGTGTCGTGTCAATACCATAAAGAAGCAAAGCCATATAAACATTTAGACGTACTAACCATAGAAAATTCTGACGTTATATCTGAGTCTTTGGGTCGAAGTGATGAAGACACTTTCAATGTTATGCAATTGACGCCACAAAGCATCACAAACGCAAGCGACCAATATAGATCTGTATTGACTAATTTTTCTCCAATTTTAAATCAAGTTTCTATTGCAAGACATGGTTTGCGTGTTTGGGAGGGGACCACTCAGTTTGCAAATTACAGCTCAGACCTCCAATGCCATAAAGTAGGAGGCGCAATAGACAACGCTCAAATTAGAAGAAATTTGGTGCGTTGGTCACTGTTGATGGATCACTGGTATCAGCATAACATTGAATATTTGAGCGGTACTATCACCCTTAGAGGAATGCCAGAAATCCGCGTAGGCTATAGACTAGATTGGAAAGGTAGAAATGAAAGTTATTATGTAGAAGGTGTTTCACATAGTTGGCAATATCCTAATGCCCTACAAACTACTGTTTCTGTAGCTCGCGGCCAGCGAAATGACCCATTTCCGGTGTACATACCTCCTAAATTTTTAAATCCTTCTAATGAGGTTGTACAAGCCTCCGGAGATCGTTCTGAGACTGGAAGATTGGGAAGATTTTTTCTAATTAAAGATACCCAAGCTACTACACACTCTACCCAGAAAGAAGGTCCTTTTAGTTTAGGGGAAAACTTCATAGATAAGATATCTGACACTACTGGTATCCGTATAAAAGCAGGAGAAGGGCATCCCTTGATAAGTTCTATTAATGATGCGGTTGCTTTAGGTTTGCCTGCTCCTGGAGCGTTCATTGCAAACAGCAAAAAACTAGAAAATAGTAAGAAATTAAAATGAGAATTCGTAGATCAGGATCGGTAATGCAAGGCGGTTTGAGTTTTCAACCCGCTGATTACGGACATTTGAATATGTCTAATCCTGTTATGGGTGTAATTTTAAATGTGTTCTCTGCTGATGATTCTTTGAATGAGGCTGCGAAGGCTTTTCACGACCATAAAGGATCATTCTGTGCGGCCAAAGTATTAGTACTACAAGACGGCACAGACTCTCCAATTCTTCTTCCTAATGTAATTATTTTACCTCCATCAGGATCCGGACACGATGATTACGCTGAAGAAACTCCACGAGGAACTACAGGTACTATTGATGGAAGTGTACTAAAGACCGGTTACAGAGATGTACCTCCGTGGAAGTTAAATGGGGATTGGTGCGTAAGTCCTGAAACCAAAATTTTATGCAGTGATTTAACTTGGAAGAAGGCGTGTGACGTAACTGTTGGACAAGAACTTGTAGGGTTTAATGAAGATTTAAAAGATAAAAAACTTAAAGGGAGTGTTGTTGAAGCAGTAAAAAAATTAATAAAACCGTGTGTTAAAATAACCACTACCAAGGGTAGTATTGTTTGTAGTAAAGACCACATGTGGGTAATTCGAAAACCATATGGAAACGTAAAAAACCAAGCTGGTAAATGTGGGTGGGTAAAAGCAGAAGACGCTAAAGAAGGAGATCAAATTTCATATTTTACGGATCCTTGGGAAGTGGAAAATTCACATGATGCAGGTTATTTAGCTGGATTTTTTGATGGAGAAGGATGGATAAGTCCAAAAAAATGGAGATCTGGAATAGGATTTGGACAAAATCCAGGACCAGTGTTAGATAAAATACTAGCTTTATTGTCTGAAAGAGGATTTAACTTTACTAAAAAAGAGACTAGAGACTATACATCGTTCAATCCAGCCACATATAGGTGTGAAAAATTTAAAATTACTGGACTAAGTAGACCTTCATTGCGGTTTCTAGGCAGTATTAGACCTACTAGACTTTTGACACATAGCCGATTTCAATGGGAAGGAGCGTCATGGAAGGGACCTAGAAAAGATATAGTTAAAATATTAAGTGTTGAAGACGTGGGCGACCAAGAAGTAATTGCTATTCAAACTAGCACTAGGACCTTTATTGCGGACGGGTACCTTTCTCATAATTGTGTGTGCTTGTTTTTAGGCGGAAGCATACACATGCCTATTATGATTAATTATTTTCCACATCCAGGTAATAGAAAAGATCCTTGTACTAATGGAACATCTCCAGATTCGTTGATTCAAGGAAGGCGCATTGCCAAAAGATTTCAGGGAACTAGGGCGGTTCTTACCTCTAAAGGAAGCTTGCTATTAGATACGTCAAAAGCGGGCCACGCTCTTGAGGATAATCGACTAGATAGAAAAGAAACAAACGAAGGTGGAGACATAAAATTAACCGTAAAAACAGACAGAGAATTAGAGGTTAATTTTAATAAACCTGTATTCGATGAAAATGAACCTGATTTCCTTTGGGATCGTAGAGAAATCAATTCTAAGGAAGATAGGGACGACACAGCCACTAGGCTTCTTATGAACAAAGACTTCATACGAGCACTAGCTGGGCAGGTTGTAGAGATAGCTTCCGCCCAAAATATTTATTTAGGAACGCAGGCTACCGCAACGGAAAATTTTGTATTAGGACAAGAACTTAAATCATTACTTATAACAATTCTTAATGCTTTGATTTCTCATAAACATCCAACTGGAGTAGGACCATCTGGTCCGCCACTGCCTCCTGAACTCAGTGATTTTACCTCCGCTTTATCTGATGTAAATGCTGAGACTATTCTAAGTACTTGGATTTATGGACAAAAGGACCCACCATAATGGCTATGTCAGAAACACTGTTAGCGAGTCAATTATTGAATCTTTCTTCTAATCCAACCGACGTGGAAGCAGACGCTATTACACGCTTTCTAAGCGCATACGGCACGTTTTTAGTAGGTACGGGGGTGGGTGACGGAGCTACCGCAAATGGAGTCCCTATAAGCCCAGCAGCTGTCACCGCAGCAGCAGCCGCAGCAGGTCCAACTCTAGTAGGAATGTCTGCTCCTGGTCCATTTAACATGTATCATCAAGCACTTACAAAAATCCCACAAGCCGTATCCCAAGGCGCAGCATCGTTCTGGGGAGCCCTAGCAGCTAACCCAAGTGCGGCCTTTCCAGGAGCAATTGCAATGACCCCACCTCCTCATGCTGGATTATATTCACAATTTCCAGTAGTTATGGCTGATAATACATCAAATGCAGCCACTGCTCAAGAGGCAGCGGATAATACAGCAGCGTTGCTGTACGCAGAAGCAGTAGTTGGTGGTACAGTAACCTTCCCAGGACCCGCAGTATTTCCTATAATTTAGTGTAGTTATGAGTAGTGACAAAGGCAGCACAATAACTAGTTTAGAATCTGTTAGAGCTAATTGGAACATTTCCACTAGATCTAATAGTAATAAACTTTATAGACTGGCGCTGCTAAATGCAGAAGAGTTGGATGTAGTTTCTCCTCATCTAGCACCCGGTGTTTCTTCTAGATTTTTAGAAGGGGAACCTGTTGAGTTTGTCTTTGATGTCAATCCTAAGTCTATTGATGTGGAAGAGCCGGCTGCAGTGCAGATTATTCCCACACAGGATGGGTCACAATTTGTAGAACATCAAGGAAATATTTACAAAAATATCCTTATTGCGGGAACAACAGGGCTTCGACCTAACAAAAGGAATACAGGATTAATTCCCATACTGGGTATTCCTAATCCTTTTGCTGCGCCAAACACTATTGAAAATGCAAATTCAGGGTTGCCACCTGGAGAAGTTAGTGGTTTTGAATCACTACTTAAACTTAGAAATTTGTTTAGAGCGTACAACGACATAAAAAGAGATCCTAATTTTGCATCTAAAGTAGTGATGATGTGGGAAAACGGAAAAGAAGGAGAATTTTATGTCGTAGAACCTGTATCTTTTAAAACTCGCCGTGACTCTAGTTCTCCGGTAACGGCCATGTACGAGATTCAGCTAAGAACTATAGGAAAGTTAAATTATTTTATTTTTCCAAGGGAAACAGACTCTAGATTGAACCTTACAGGAGTATTAAGTATTCCAGCGCAGTTTAATGAAATTGCAAGAAAATTAAATTTTGCGCTTTCTACACTAGCATCAATCCCAGACAATCTTGTTGGTGTTACTCAGGCAGCGTTGTCAACTGTCATTATTCCAGCAACGAGAGTATTCAATAATATTACCAGTGTTTCAAACGCTGTGGGCAGGGCTTTTACGGTACCAAGAAATGCTGTGTCTCTTTTGTCAACTAGTTCTTTAGATTTGATGGTTTCCTTGCAAAGAATAGAAGCAGAAAGGAATGCCGGTAATCAAAGAGGAACTACTACACTGCACAGCACAGCATGGAAAGCTGCTAAAGATATTTTCAGAGCTGCGGCACAATCATTTTCAATAGATTCTTTGTACGCAGAAGGTGCTGGAGAAAAATTTAATACAAGAAATTCTGCTTATTTTGATCCTGTAACTGGGGCGCCTAGAACAGGCGGTAGTCCAACAAATCTTTCTGAAGTAGCGACGCCGGGCGGTACGGAAATTGCAACAGTATACAATCATGATACTATTTTTACTTTAGCGTTGCGATTGTTAGGCGACGCTGCTAGATGGAAAGAATTGGTAATTCTTAACAATTTGAAATATCCGTACGTAGATGTTACTGGTGATGGAAAAGACATACTTCGTCCAACTGACCAAATACTTTTTCCTTCAAATTTTACAGGAGGAACGTCTGCGGTAGTTCAAGACATCAATAAGGACGAAACTCCACTCACCAAACGACTAGGAAGAGATTTAAAATTACAATCTATACAGGAATTAAGTGGGATAGAAACCTTTGATCTATCTATAAATACTAAAGGAGATTTAGAGCTGATAGATGGTGTAGAAAACCTTAAACAAGCGGTTAGGATTAAATTCTCTACAGAAAAAGGAAGTTTGCCTACGCATCCTAGATTCGGTTTGTCCGCTCCAATAGGAAGAAAAATCAGTATTCGTTCAATTATTGGATTTCAAGTTGACACAAGAACGTCCTTGTTACAAGACTCACGAATATCAACTGTAAATGGTTTAAACTTTAGTGTAGACGGTAATGTCCTATTTATTAAAGCCAGTCTGGGCGTAGTTGGAACTGATAATTCAGTTGGCGTGGTCTTAGAGGCGAGGAGATAGACAATGGCTTTTGTACCACGCGGTTATCAACAAATTCGGGATGACATGTTGGCATTTATTAGAATGCAAACTGAGCTTACGGATTTTGAAATCGGTTCAGTAATTCGAACTATTGTAGAAGCAGCTGCCCTAGAGGATGATGAGCAGTATTTTCAAATGGTTCAACTGCTGGATGCCTTCAGGCTGTCCTCAGCATCTGGGCAAGACCTTAATGACCGTGTTGAAGAATTTGGACTTATTAGACTGCAGCCCGCATCGTCGTCAGGAACGATAGTAATAACTGACGGTACATTAGTAACAGACACACTTGCTTTCAACTCTCCAGCAGGCTCCGCTACTGTTACATTGGATGATAGTACAGACTTTCCGACCACCCCTTTTGTTTTAAGAATTGGCGAAGGTACCGTAGTAGTTGAAGACGTGTCTATCGCTAGTAACAACACTGGAACAGGTGTATTAACTCTGGTGGGGTTGACTGCAAATGCGCACGACGCTGGAGAACGCGCTTCTGTAGTTTCTGGCGCTGCTGATAAACTACTTTCCTCTGGCATTAGGGTGCAGGTTCCTGCTACAGGAGATGAAGAGGCCATAACGTTTGTTACTGTGGAAGAAGGAACATTAGTTAATGGCAATTTTGACAGCACATCTATAAGAACCAGAGCAGAAGTTCCAGGGTCTGTTGGTAATATTGGCGTTGGTAAAATAGAAGAATTTATATCCAGTCCTCCATTCGATGGAGCCAGTGTTACAAATAGAGTCAATTTTGGTGGTGGTCGCGACCTAGAAACAGATGCACAACTCAGGGATCGTGCTAGATCTGCAATCCAATCGTTGTCGCGAGGAACTGTTCTTGCTTTAAAAGAAGGCGTAATCGGTGTTGCAGATGAGGTCACTGGTCAAAGTGTCACAACGTCTAATCTTTTAGAATCATTTGTAACTAATGAAGTGACTGTTTTTATTGATGACGGAACAGGTTTTGTACCAGACCAAGTTCAATTGGCGCGTACTGAACTTGCAGTGGCTACATTAATCGGCGCCACTATGTTTACTGTGGTAGATGCTACAGACTTTCCTGAAGAGGGAACTTTAATTGTAAGTACAGAAGACCCTGGTCAAATAGAAATCCTTGATTTTTCTGGAGTAAACTATACCACTAATATTATTTCATTAGTTAGTCCTACTACAGCTGTTCATGACATTGCTGATGAAGTTTCTGTAGTTGATTTAATTGAAGATGATTCTGAAGCTGGTCGAAACTTTTTCCAAACCAGCAATTTTCCTATAGTAGAAAATTCTCAACGCATCTGGTTAGACAGTGGCGGTGGCGGGTCTCCAGTTTTACAAGCAGAGAATACGGATTACAATTTCAATCGTGGAACTGGACAAATTGAATTTATTGGAGCTGGAGTAGCCCAAGATTCCATTATAGTAGCGCACTACAACTACTACACTGGCTTGTTAGCTACTGTTCAAAAAGTAATAGACGGAGACCCAGACGATCCTGTTAATTTTCCAGGAATTCGCGCAGCAGGTATTAGAGTTTTTGCGGAAACTCCCATTATCAGAAGAATTACAGTTCGTGCCTCTATTGTAGCTATTCCAGGAATCCAAGAAAATGATCTGATTCCTTTGGTGCAAGAGGCATTGGAAAGCTACATAAATGGTTTAGGAATTGGCGAAGATGTTATTGTTGCTGAATTAATTGAACGTGCTATGCGCGTTGATGGGATGTTGGACGTTACTATATCTTTGCCAACCGGCAATGTCGTTATTCTAGAAAATGAACTTCCTCGTGCTTTTGATACAAATGGCAACTCATTGGTGGATGTCGCTTAATGAGAAATAAAGTACAAAGCGCCATTAGAGAGTGTCGAGACCAACTTTTTCTTGATACGGCGGATGACATTAGACTTGATGTCGTTTCCAGTAATCTTGGAATGGACAGATCTAATGTTAATTTCAGTGATGACGAATGGCGATATGCAGTAAAGGAAATAGCACTTCAAGGCAAACAAGTTAGAAACATATTTTATAGGGCTCTAGAGGTCATATTAGGACCACAAAAGACTAGAATCGCAAATCTTGACATTGCTCCATTTGTAGATGAGGAAATAGTTCATTTTGAAGATTCCAGTAATTTACTTCAACTAGGAACGCTAATATTCGATCCAGGACTCACTACAGAAGAGACGGTAGCATTTTGTTTTCGAGATTTGGAAACTAACAAAGTATTTTTAGAGTCTGCGTTGTTGTTTGATCATGCTGCGTTAGACCCTGCGTCTAACTTGTTAGAAAGTGATCACTCTGCAGGAGTAACAACGTTAAACTTAGTAAATTCAAACAGTTTTCCAACTACCGGGTTTCCTTATCCAATTATTGTAGATAGAGGTACAGAGTTTGAAGAAACATTAGTGGTAACTGCTAATAATACTATTTCAGATACACTAACCCTTCAAAATCCAACAATGTTTGACCACGCTGGTCCGAAGTCTACCTTTGTTAGAAAGCCCCTCAACGCAGCGGCACCGGACGGACGGACATTTTTACAATTGGACAACGAAGATACCAGATCCTTTCCAGCTGCCGGTTATGTGCGATTGGCTTTTGGTGATCCTGGAGAAGAGACTATTGAATTCATTGAAAATTCCATAGAAGATGATGTTCTATATCTTAGGACACCTCTCATATTTTCACACGTTGCAGGAGAGTCAGTAGAACTAGTTACTCCAGGAGCTGAAGTAGAAACATGCTCAGTAATTCAACAAGGTGTTGATTGGAGTATCCATGAAACTACTCCTAATAAAATTATTATTGTAGTTCCTGCAGGGTCTCTAACTATAACTCTCAGAGATGCTTCTTATCTACATGACGCTGTTTTGCCTCCTTACGCCACTGCACTGTCATCAAATCTTATGTCAACAGATGTTGTTATTGAGGTTGTTGACTCTAGTGGATTGCCTGTTGCTGGAATTGTAGAAATAAATGGAACGCATATTTTTTACATAGACAAAGACGACACTACAGATACGCTTTTTCTTCCTAGGGACGCAGGAATTGCCGCACTAGCTGGATCAACTGTAAATTTAGTGAGACCTGTATACTCAGGCACAGACTTAGAAGAAGGAAATCTCAGGGATGCTTTTGGAAACATACAAGCAGACCAATTTTCTGGACCTTATTTATTTGATATAACACAACAAGCACCAACTATAGTATCTTCAAGATTGAATGAAACACTACCAACTCCTACCAGAGTTGCATTCGCGCAAAGTACAGGAAACACGGCTATAGAGGTTAAAGATGTTTTTGATTGGCCTGCACCACCGTTCACTCCTTTTCCCGTTAGAATAGGACTGGGCACAGGTTTTGAAGAGACTACTACCTGCATTGATAGAACCCTTAGAGTTGGCACAACCACCTCAGTTCTAGGTGTGCACCCTCCAACTACTACCATTCAAGCTTCTGATACCACAGCTTTTCCTCAATCAAATGGAGTAGATCCAGCAGGATATAGAATAATTATTAATCAAGGAGGACCTGCCGAAGAGATTGTAATTGTTTCTAGTGTAATATCTGGAGCGCCCGGATTCTTTAATCTTGTCAATGCTACTGTTTTTCCCCACACCACAGGGCAATCTATTAGACTTTTAAACGACGTATTGTCAGTTGACCCATTAACACAACCACACGCTGCTGATCAAATAAATCCTAGTGTTTTTGGACACTTAGTTGAAAAACTTGTCGAAACTTTAGAATTGGAACCTGGCGGAGGTACACAATTTCCTGATAATGGAACTGTTTATCTTAATTTTGGTAAAGAGAGGTTAACTGTAAGACAGAAAATTGTAAGTGCAACTCCTACAATTCTTACCATGTCAAACACTTCTATATTCCCAACTACTGATTTTCCCTATAAAATAGTGGTGGGACAAGGTTTGCCGCAAGAGGAAATAACGTCAGTTACAGCAAACAACACTGGGCTTAATCAATTAACTGTAAGTCCAGCTTTGGTAGGCAGTTTTGCAGCAGGAGATTATGTAGTGTTTGCAGCAGGTTTACCGACTACAGTAGACTACAACAATAAGGTGGTAGATGTATTAGAATTGTCTACACCAACCGGTTTTACTTCTGGCTATACTAATGGTGAAAATGTAGTGCTTACTGGAGGAGCTAGCGAACCAGATATATCTGGCAATTCTTTTTCTTTTAAATTACCTCCAAATCCTGCTGATAGAATAAATTTTCTTTTCGATTTGATCCGGGCTGCCGGTGTTGAAATTGTTTTTGTGGAAGACAGGTGATAGATGCCTAAAGACGTAATACTGCGCCCTAATATGCGAATTGATATCCCCGATTTCGAGGATAAGACTAGTGTATTTTCAAGGGAGAGTGACAAGTTAGAACTTGAGCGCTTTATTCTAGATAATCAATCTGTTGCAACTGAAGGTTTTCGTGTAGAAATTGCTAACCAAGGCACAGACCCAGGTCTTTTTACTATTGTTAATGGGACTGCTTTTAACCGAGCTGGACAACTAGTTAATAATGAAATTGATACTATAGCTACAAGATCAGCTACTTTATCAGTAAACGCTACTTATTTTGTTGAAATAGAGTTCATTGAAACAGAAAGTGATACAGATGCCAGAGCGCACTGGGATCCTACTTACAACAATGGCACAGATCCTAGCGGTGACGTTCGTCCCGACGGCAGAGAATTTAGCAGAGCGGTTGCGACTAGACGCACTCCAGATTGGCAAATTGTAACACCTATATCAACTTCAGGCTTTGCCCGGACTACTAACCCAAACAGTACTAGGGTTCCGATTGCAGTATTAACTTTGTCTGGAGGTGTGATTACAGGAGGCACTACCACACCGCTCCGCAGTGTAATTACCACTTCTATTCCAATATCAAGTTCTGTGGTCCGTCTTTTTAATACTAAGGAAATGCCTGATAGTTTCACAATCAGACTTAATCCTGGTGGCGCTACACAAGAAGATGTTGGTGTGATTACTAATGACAGAGACAACCATATCTTGACATTAGGGAGTAATACTTTATTTGCTCACAGTGCCGGGGAAAGGGTTGTCGTAGCCGGTGTTACTCCTGCGGAATACTTAATTGAAAGGACTACTCCTGATTTGCCTATAGCAGGCACGGCAGATGCTAGGCCACGGTTTTTTCAGGGCGACGCGGCCAGGGGTTCTTATATAGCAATAGATCCTGCTGGTTCAGGATCAGACAGATCTGATAATCAAATTATAACTCTAAAACGCTATGTTGATTTCTTGGCAGGTCAACTTAGAGAATTGAAATTTGGTGGAGGAACTTCTACTACTGTTGGTAATACCGCGCCACCTTCTGCATTTACTAATGCTACCGACTATTTTGACTTTTCAGGATCGGTTGTAGGTGCTCGTACCAATACTGTTTCGGTTGGCGATGGAATTACTTCTTTTGGTGATTTTAATACAACCACTTCAGGAAGCGCCGCAGCGGCCATAAACGCTGCACTGGATGTTTTAGGAGGCTCTTCCGGAAGCGGTGTTTTATATATCAAGAGGGGTACGTATCTACTTAGTTCCACTATAACTGTTGATCATCATGTTAAAATTATGGGAGACGGACTAGGTAATGCTGGAACGATACTGCGGGGAAACAGCACTGGCGCTGTCTTTAACATAAATATTCCAACGCTTGGTGGCGCAACAGCTACTGTAGTGTTTGAAAGTTTACAAATGGATATGCCAGGAACGGGGCCATTTTGTTTGACCATTACTGCTATCCAAGCAAACAGTAAAATCACTATCAACAATTGTCAAATAGCTGGAATGCACCTGACTGACAATATGTTGATTCAAGACTCAATTATTGGAACAACCAGCAATTCAGATATTGCAATTACACATAAAACAGGAAGCACGGCCGTAGCGTTAGTAGCGTTCAGAAATTGTTATTTGTTTAATCCTACTACAGGAGCTTCAAAACGCATTGTTCAATTAAACACTGCAGACAGTATAGAGTTTGACAACTGCAAAATCATACAATTTGGGACGGCTACATATTTGATAGAGTTTCAAGGAGTGGCAACTAATATACGAGCAGTGGCATGTTCAATTGACACTACTGGCGTTAACGCAACCGCAGTATTTCAATTTACAGGAACACCAGTCAATATAATGTTGGGACCAAATAATCTTAATACGGCTGGGCCTCTTAGCAACGTATTCTCCGGCAGTGAGACACTGTCCATTGTAGGCAACATTGCGCTAGCATCTGGCGTACGGATGAGGGAGGATTTTGTAAACGGCACACAGTATGTTGGGATAAAGCCGCCTTCGTCCATTGCGTCAAGTTTTGATCTTGAATTACCCAGCGCACTACCATCTCAAACTTCATTTTTGAAAGTTACTGCAGCCGGTGTGTGGACGTACAGTGCAGACATCACTCACGGTGATCGTTTACTAATGATCACCCCACATGCAGGATCAAAAGTAGAACAGCTTCTTGGTGGTGGTGTAAGAGACTCAGGTGGTAGGTGGGTTTCTCAAGGTTCTAGTCATGTTTGCCAACTTGATGTTGGTCTTTTTGTAGGATGTAGAATCAAGCGCTTCAGATGTTTCATAAATGGTGCAAGTGCTGGGTTGAAAAGGATGAATCTAGTCTCATTGTCTAATGGAGGGCTGGCCGGAACACCTGAAGAATTCACTAGCACAGCAACAGGGGATACGGTCATAGATAGTGGAGTGTTGCCGACTCCATACACAGTCGTAGCAGATCCAATATATTTTGTTTCATTTAGAGCTGCTGTGTCTGGAGATGAATGCTACGGTTTTGAAGTTACTTATGACTTACCATAAAGTGGAATATAAATGCCAATTCTAGAATACAACAATAACAACTTACAAAACGGTGTCGATGATCCTGGCAAACTGTTGGAAGAGCTGAATAAGCTACAGTTGGCCAAAACCACCATACAACAAGTCGGGTTTTCTCGTACTAATAATATAATTAGTATCTTTGTAGATAAAGATCCAACTGATTCAGACAGAAGTTTGATTGACACCGCAGTTAATGAACATACTGGTGGCGTAGTACTTTCCGAGTACAAAACACAAGCTATTATGAGTGTAGATGCAGCAACTAGACTACTTATAGCAAATGGTTTCGACTATAGGAGCAAAAAATTTAGTTTATCAGCAGAAGCTCAACTTAAAATGAATGGAGCATTAGTTGCAAAAGATATTTTGTCTTACCCAGTGGTGTGGAGCAACTTGGATAATACAGATACAATTACTATTAGCAATAAAGAGGAAATGGAATCGTTTTGTGCAACCGCATTAAACACAATACGACAACATTTGGACAAAGGTACCGAGTTAAAAAGTTCTATTAGATCCGCAACAACAAAAGAAAACGTGGACATTATAGCAGCCAAAAGATAAAAGGAATAAAAAATGAAGAAAATTAATTATATTATTGTACTGTTTGTATTGCTTATGACTTCTAGTGTGGCATTTGCACAGAGTGAAGGAGCGTCCGATCCGGCTGCATTCACTCTTCTCAATCATGCACTGGAGATTGCAGGAGCGCTTCTTATGCTCCTAGCAACTTGGGCTACGCACAAAGTTAGTGGACTTTTGAAAAGCAAAACTGGTGTAGAAGTTGATTCTTTGTTGGAGTCATTTGCTACCAAAGCAGTACATTTTGCAGAAGAGAAGGCGCATCAGCAACTGTCTTCTAAGAAGAAAGCACTTAAAGGTCCTGAGAAGATGGAAGTAGCTCTTGGATTCGCTCTTGCTCTTGCAGAGCAGAACAAGCTTCCTGCTAAAGCCAAGGAGAAGATGGCAAATTATATTGAAGCCAAACTTGGCGAAACACGATATACTAAATTTTAATTAAATCAATAGCTTAACAATTAAAGATGGCCACTACTCCAATTATACAGAGTACTGGCTCTGTTTCAGGAGCCGGAACCCCTGGTCAAGGTCGAAAAGACCTTGATATCGGGGAGACTGTAACTTTAAGTGACACCGAAGCTGCAAACTCTGGTGCATCATATGTGTGGACATTTTTAGACATACCGATTGGCTCTTCGTCAGTGTTAATAGGTCCTACTACTGCAACTCCAACTTTTATTCCAGACGTTACCGGGTCATACAATGTACAAGCAGTTGTAAATGGGCTATATACCTCTGAAGAGGTTTTAGCCGTTCCTCTCCCTATTACCGGAGCTAGAATTCCATCATTTGAAGAAAGATTGGAATATGATGGTGGGGGAAATACAAAAGGTTGGCATGAAGCAATGACTGAATTCATGCGGCAGGCTGATTCTTTACTCGGAACTACTAGCACTACAGATCTATTCTCCCCACCTGAAATGTGGGCACAAACAGACATACCAGCAGGGCAATCCTCTACAATGCTAACTACTGGTGTGTCTCAATTATTTAATGATTTTCAGGTGATACGAGCTGGCTCTATTGTTGGTATTAACTTAAGATTTAATGGCAATCTTACCGGCGGGTCTGCTACTGCCACTGTTGCTGTTAACGGGTCTCCTGGAACATTGGCTACCACTGTAAATTCTGGATCTTCTTCAGGGAGAAACACTCAGGGAACAGGTATTGACGTGGTTAGCCCAGGAGATACTGTTAGTATTTTTCTATCCACTACAGGGGGTTTTGGACCTACCACCTTAGACGCAGAAGCAGCTCTGGAAATACAAAGGAGTGGAGCAGGAACGGCTGATATATATTCACTACCTGAAGTGTGGACACAGAATGATGTTCCAGCGTCCCAAGCAGCTACTCCTTTATTCAGCAATACGTCTCAACTATATGACGATATTCAAGTAGTTCGTGCAGGCTCTATTGTCGGGTTAAATGTTAGATTTACAGGAAACTTAACTGCAGGATCGGCTACAGCAACCGTGACAATAAATGGTATTCCTGCTACACTGTCGGTAATTGTAAGTTCTGGGTCTTCTAGCGGAAGATCGATTCAAGTAGCTGGAATAGATACGTTAATTGCTGGAGATAGAATTGGCGTACAATTGTCAACAAATGGAAGTTTTGCACCTACAACTCTAGATGTAGATGCATGGTTAGAAATACAGAAATCCTAATATATTTAGAATAAATTATTAATTAATAAAGGAGATTAGAATAACATGAGTAGTATTGTAAGGAGAGCGAGTTCTAAGCTCGCAAAGTTCCTGGAAAGGGCTGCCGATCCAGGTGGTGTAACAGATACTGTACAAGTTTACGGTAAAGA